GTGGTGTTATTTTTTTCAGCAAAACATTTTTTCAGCAAAATGAAAACAAAAAAAATCTCCGTTCATGTCGAACTTTCCCAACGTGCCAACAAAGACGGCTCTTATGCGCTTTACCTGCGTTGTCACTACAATGGCCAGCTTAAACGCGAACAAGTTCCCTTCACCATACGGCAATCCGACTGGAATATAAAACGACAGAATGGCAAACCTGTGCTTACCAGTTCGGGAAAACCCAAACCTGCCGGGACACTGGAAAAAGCCAACTGGGTTAAATCTTCTCATCCGCAACACGAATCGATTAACGAGTACATTTCTGAACGGATACAGCAAATACAAAACGAATACAAGGCCGCCATCGAATCTCAAAACAATCCCGATCCTTCTCAATTAATGAGAACCAAGGATTTTTACGAGTATTCCCTATCCTATGTCAATAACATGGATAATGGCTATAGCCGAAATTCAAGATTGTTCCACTGTAAGATGTTAGTAGCCTTTGCTGAGAAAAGTAAACACTCCTTGCAAATCAATAAGATAGACCTTCCGTTTGCCAGGGCGTTTGCTACTTTCCTCGCCAGTGAACCTACCCGTTGGGGGCATAAACGCAAAGTCTCCAGCACAAACATTATCCTTTCCTTTTTTCGAGCGGTAATGGAGCATGCTATTGAAGAAGGTGTTTACCATAAAGAAAACCCATTCAAAAAAGCAATGCTGCCCCAAATCAAATTAAAGCAAAAGAAAAAGAAATTAAGCATTGAACAAGTCAATTACCTGTTAGAGCAGCATCAAATGAAAGCCCATGGAAAAACATGGGACGCAGTACATTCGTTTTTACTATGCTTTTTTGCCAGGGGAATGCGAATCAAAGATTGCCAGGATCTCAAATGGGAAAATGTAAAAGAGGATCATATCTTATACAACCCATCCAAAGGAAAGCGTTTTCAAAAGCGTCTGGTAGTTCCCATCGCGCCTCCCCTGCGCAAAATACTGGATAGATACAAACAAGCTACTGGCGAGGGTGAATATGTCACGCTTACACGTATATTATATCCATTGCCGGGAGTGGAAGAAGTCGAGGCCACGTTACGAAGAACGAACCTGATCAATGACAAGCTGCGAACCGTTTCCAAGAAACTAGAATGGGGGGTACAACTTACCACGCACTCGGCCCGGCACTCCTTCATTGACTTTGTATACCGGTCTACCGGGGATATCTACAAAGCTTCCAATGCTGCCGGCCACTCATCTACCCGGATGACTGAGAATTACGTGGATGACCTTTCGGCCAACGAAATCAAGGAAACACTTGAAAAACTATTCAATTAACTGCTTACAAAAATCGCCCAAAACTTTTACTGCAGTCGCCCTGGCAACTACTCCACTTGCACCATTTGGCGAAACGTTTTTTAGTATATTAAATTCATTCTTTATTCTATTGTGAAACACAACCAAATAAGCTGTTTTAATATCCGTTGTGCGAACACCTCGAAAATGGTGCCAACGGATATCCTGAATTTTTACAGAATCATGATTGGGTTGATCTGGCTGGAACACATCTGCCAAATCTTTTTCAGTTAAAAACAATAGGGTTTTCATAAAATTGAGGCTAGAGTGAACAATGGATAAAAAAACAAGTCTACCTCAGAGAAGTAGACTTGTTTGAAAATAGTATCATGAATTGATTCAAATTGCTATGACCTGCAATTTGAGCAGGTGGTAGGACTCGAACCTACATTGCTCCAGGGAGTCTATAACCGGCATGGTCACCGGCGCGTCTATCCAGTTCCGCCACACCTGCTTTTATTTGCCAAAATCGTTTCTAATGTAACTGATATGGTATTTTGGCCCACCATAATTCAAGCTTTTGCCAGACAGATAATCAATTACAAAACAGCCATTGCGATCAGTATAACGTCTGATTTCAATATCCTGATTCTGGGGCTCAGATTTTAAAGACAAATTGTTTGATACGAATTCGTTTTTCATAAAACACCTGCTTTTATTATCTTTCTAATTCCTTGAATGATGTAATAGTATCTTTTTCAGAGATTTCCTTTACTTGTTCGTAAACCATAAATGTTGCCCCTATATGATGTTTAACCAGGTATTTCTTACCCGTATTCATATCTGTCAACACAACTCCATCTACTTTTTTGTAACTATCGTTGCAGGAACAAAGTAACAAAGCCAGAAATAGTATCTTTTTCATAATATGGATGGTTTTACCTTTTCGCTTGAAAGAATGTCTTTTACCGCAAAATGCCTTACTTCTTTTTTATCTATATCATAAGAAGTAAGTAGCCATTGCTTTTCCTTGTGATACTCATTGCTGGTGTACTCAAGCCTATTGGCCATGATAAGACGCCTCCCCTGTTCTCCTCGCCAGTTGATGTAGTCTATACTGTGAATTCCGCACAAATACTTTAAAGCACTCTTTTTCAAAAGCAAATCAATCACAACAAACAACAATAGAGCAATCACAATTATTGCCAAATAAAACTTCCAGTTATCCGAATGGGTATAATATAAGGATACTGCCAAACCCCCGCTGATCATACAGCACAAGCGAATCAAAAGCCACTTGACTTCTTTCAGCGTATTATAAGTGTCGGTAGTAAATTTCATGGTTCAAAAATCTGGGTGGACAAATAAAAATGCGGCTCGAACACTTCCGGCTCCCGTATTTACGGTACTCTGTCCGATATTTAAGCACACCGCATTTGTTTCTTAACGTTCGTGTTCCTCTGTAGCCGTAGCTGCCTTCACTGCCCACATTGCCGCTTCTTCATACGAAGTCGAAGCCAATGCAATCAACCGGCTTTTTTCACTTGGGCCTACTTTTACCGGCAAAGAATTTACCAGATTGATCAACTCAGCCGTTTTCTGTTTGATTTCGGAAACCTTGTCATTGGCTCCAGGATTGAAGCTTGCACGAACACGTTTTTCGCCTAATGATTCCATGAAAGAAATTGGATTGTGTGAATAGATAAGAATAAAAAACACGGCCATCATCGACGGCCGTGAAAAAATCCCCAATTTTTGCTATTCCACAAATATCAATCAATTTTCTTATATTGTCAATAATCCAAACGACTTTCTTTGAATTTTTTAGGATTATTTTTTTTGGCTTCACTTTTGAGATCTTCCATGTTATCTTCTATATACAGTTTCAATCCTTCGGGCATATACTTGAAGTTGTGATACGCATACAAGAGATAGTCTGCCGGCACATTGGCCAGCTTTTTCCCGCTGTGAAGACCAAAGCTCATTACGTGCTGATCGGTAAAAGACTTTACTACGCTTCCCATATTATTTTTCCTGGATTAAGTACCCAAGCATCTGATAATGCTTTTTGAAGTATTCAGCATTATCGTTGCCCTGAAAATAGATTGTTTTTCCGTCTACTTTTAGACTATATGCAAACTCGCCATTAGTAATTGTGCAGACCTTTGAAGTAGGTCCTCCAGGTACAAATGCAAAATCAGCCAATCCCAGACACGCCATCAGTATGTCAAAACGTTCATCGGTAGGGATACCGGTTGCGCAAATCATGGTCTGGTGATGTATTTCAATCGAATCCATACTAATACCCCAACCTTCGTTTTCGTTGTATTTCAGTTCGAGTTCTACGTACTCATTGTAAAAACCAAATACATTATCCCTGCCGCTGTCTTTTTCAAGGATCATGCCGCGTTTGGCAAAGTAATTGGCAATATGTTCGGGCAGCTCCACTTTGGCGGGCTCGGGAAACAAGTTATCAAATTCTGACATTGTGTTTTTTCTTTGAGTGAAACAAGTGTAAAAATTCCTACATTGGTAAATTGAAATAGCTGCAGAATCTGAGATTTAAGATACCATAGTTTCCATTCTTTAAATTCTGATTCGTCGTAGGTTATCTCATTGGCTCTGCTACCAATCCCTTCGTAGGCCAAATAATACAAACCAGTCTCAGTAGCTACCGCGTATTCTTTTTCCCCTACAAACATTCCTTTGGTCTTGTGCTGTATCTTGTACAGTTCGTTTAATGCGCTGTCAAAAGCATTTCTTTGCTGAAACGGCATTTTGATAGGCACTGACAAGACTTCCTTTATTTGTGGATACATCGAATCGGCAACCTCTGATTCTACAACTATAACACATTTTTGCATATCAATCAGTTTTCTTATTAATGATTAAAGCCAAGCATAACCGGCATTATCAAATACATAAACTTCTCTCCGCTTTCCCCTATTCCTCTGACAATGGCCGCCCGGTTGGGAGCTGAGCAAGCCATTTCAATGTCATTCACCTTGATGTTGCTCATAATCTCAATCAAAAATCTACTGTTGAATCCGATCTTGAAAGGAAGCATGGGAACCTGATCGGTGCCTAAGACTTTGGATTTTATCTTTTCATCGTACTGGTAGCTAAAATCCAAATCTTCCGAGGAAACCTTGACGTACTCCGGATACAGATGCAATGCAACCTGGTGAGTAGCGCGGTTTGCAAACAGCTTGGCCCTGCGAAACGCAGTCAAAGCCCTTTTCCGGTCTACCTGCCAGCGAATGCTTAAAATAGTATCTTCCGGAATCGCTGCTTGGTAATCGGGGAATTTCTCGTCAACCAAACGGGCGATCAGTTTGGTTTCTGCAAAGTCTCCGGAAAGAACCTCAATGCTCATCAGTGGCGTGTATTTTTCCACTTTGATGCGAATGGTTCTGTTTGATTTCCTGGAAAGGGTTGCCATCAGCTTTTTAAGCGTTTTCCGGGCTATGATAAAAGCAAATTCCGATTGTACTTCCTGGTCTATTTGCTGGCCATCGACAGAAGAATACTTTTCTCCTATTTTATCAGCCAGGGTAGTGCATTTTACCAGCCGGTGGCCATCGGTCGCCACAAACGTAAGATTTCTTCTTTCTGCTTTTACGTACAATCCGCACATTGCCGGCCGCAATTCGTCGTAGCTGGTAAATGGCAATGTACCGCTGACAATATCAAAGAACTCCGATTCGGAGAGTTCGATTGTGTAGTGATCGCGTTCTACGTCTTTGATCTTTGGAAAATCAAGGTAGCTGTCACCGCTTACATCCACTTTGAATTCATCACCCAGAATCGTAACGTTGTTTTCGTTTGCTTCTATCACCAAAGGTTGTTCTTCGATGTGTATGAGCAAATCCCAAAGCATTCTGCATTCGACGCAGAAAGAAAAATCCTTCTTTCCGATATTGTCTACAAATGCAGTGGTAACAAAGGTGTTGCTCAAATCAGAAACACAAATCGTTAATTCCTCGCCAGTCAATCTAAACAAATAGTTTTCCAGGACCGGTATAACAGGGTTTGTTTCGGTTTTCCCTATTTTCTTTAATGCAGCAATCAATGCCGCCGATGATACGATAAATCTCATGGTGTAAAAAGGAATAGCAAGCCGTTACAGCTTGCTACATAGTTTTTAATGTGAATGGATTAATTGACAAATGTTATTTGGCTCAACTCCTGGGGCTTGTAATCGAGAACATCTACGACTTTGGTTTTGATCGAACTTACAATTTCGTAGTCCTGAACCTGACCCAACTCTTGCTTGAGTCTTTCAATGGCTTGCTTGGGATCGTCAGCATTGATATACATTGTATAAGGAACCCGCTTTTCCTTCTGGGTTTTTTCATCAAAGGTCAGATACTCAACCCTTAGCTTGAAAAACGATTCCCCATCCAATGCGTCCTTTCCTTCCACAATGGTCAGTATCTTGAAAACCTCGCTGACTTTGGCCACGGCAATCTTTTTGACTTTCCATTCCTGCGCATCTGGCCTTTCCTCAATCAGCTTATGCATGCGTGTTTCGGCTTCCCCGTAGGTAATGGCATCAACCAGCAGTTCCTCGGAAACTTTCAACAATTTTCCTTTGGGCCCCGGTATTTTGTAGGAAAGCCCGCACTGATAATAAATTGGCATTGGTATTCGGCTTATTGGTTAGAAAAAAAATAGCCCTACTGAGATAGTCAGCAAGGCTATTGTGTAAATTAGAATGGCAAATCGTCATCGCCGCCGCCCTGGGTAGCAAGGCTCATTGCTAGCAAATCTTCTGTATCTACTTTCACATCAGGATTAGGCGCAGTCCCGTTCAGGGCCGCCCGGGATGCCGCTGCATCCGTCGCCTTCTGCTTGAATGGTGCCGGGTCAACTCTGCGGAAAGTCCATTCGGTAGGGTTGAACTGCTCACCGGTAAAGCCGTAGAAATACGTTCCTTTGGCATTTTTCAGGTAATCAACAACCTCTTTCTGTACTTTCTGCATATCTCCATCACCTGCATACCGGTGCAAAGCATCTCTCCATACGGTTTGATATACCTTGCCTTCGTCCGATACCTGAATGCCCAGGAGCAATTTGACAAAGAAACGGGCCTTGCCTTCACTACCGGAAATAATGTTTCCGATGGATCTGTAGTTGTCAGACAAGATTTCGTTGAAGTCGATTTTACCGGGGAGCTTTTCGCTAGGCTTGGTACCGGTAACCAGCTTGAGCAACTTTATCATGGATTCCTCGCCAACGAAAGCCCTGCGGTACGGCTTTTTAAACCAGACTTCCGCAGAATCTTTCTTTGTCAGTTCGGTTTGCTCGTCAATCTCTTTCTGAGTGGCCCAAGCTGTTTTGTGCTCAGCATTGACTACCTGGTACTTTTGCGTGTTTGCGCTTATTGCCCGCGGCTCGTTCCAAACCACAATGGGAAGCTTGACAAATGTGTCTTTGGAAAGCCCTTCTTGCTCCAGCTTAAACCAGAAATCCAACCGGTATTTTTTGTTTGCTTCATCCTTGTAGGAAAAGCCACTGGCGCGTTTGTCTTCCAACCGCTTCTCTCCTTCTTCATCAATGATGCCCAGGTTACGCATTTCGCGCGGGCTCGGATTCAACCCTACCAAAATGGCTCGGGCTACTCCTGTGTAAAAATCAAAGCTAATTTCTTGTTCTTGGGACTGGGGTGTTTGTGAAAAATCCATAAAATTTAGTTTTAAAAATGAAAATTATTAAAAAAGGAAAATTGATTAAAGAACAATATTAATTAATTATCTTATTGCAAGGTACATAAATATTGCTGCAAACAGTACTGAAAATCATATTCTTCCCAATTACAGCGATAATCAATGTAATGCATGAAGGAACACCACATCTGGTATTGGTATTCCATCCATTCAAGTTCGTTTCTAGGCATTGGCGGCGACTTCCGTCTGAACCTCCGGAAAGGTTTTGTTTTCGATTTTGTAATATCTCTCCATGTACTGCACGACTTTCTTCACATCGTTGTCAATGAGAAATTCTTCCTCCTCCTTGAACATTCCAAAAGGAGTCTTGGCCGGAAGCTTGCCATCAGTGTTAGTGATGAATTTGTATTCAACACCGCGACCGGAAGGCTTTTTAATCGTATGGGAGAAGAACACACAGGTTGCATGCTTTTCAATCATGCCTTCGTTTTCTTTGCCCTTCACTTTGATACGAAAAATCTGGTCACCATCCGCATTTTGCAGGATTTCGGTATGGCCAATGAGAAAAACGTATTTGTTCTTCATCGTTTTGAGCCTAGTAAAAAGCTGCTGGATTTTCGAGTTGTACTCATTCCACACATCAAAACCTTTCAGGGTTTGTTTGCACTCAAGCAGCAAAATATCAATCCACTCGGAAAATGAATCGATCACAATGATCCGGTATTCTTCGTTGTCTGCCAGACGGTTCAACGCTTCAAACAACTTTGGTGTATTGCCAATGGCAATGTTTGTCACCCCGTTGTCTGCAAACGGAAGCATTTTGCGCTCTACATTCAGTACTACCGTTTCTTTGCCCAGGTGACGCAGGGAGCTCGTTTTCCCGGTACCGGAATTGCCGCCGATAATACTCAGCACATTAAAGGTTTTCTGTTCGCTCATTTTTTTTGGAGAAAATTAAGGTTAATAAAAAATAATTTAACAAGAAGGTTATCATAAAAAAGAGAGTTTTTAGGTATTAAAAATAGTATTTTTTCGCGTAATATCAAACAGTTTTCTTATGTTTTTGCGTTAAAAAATACTCTTTTTTGGTATGAACCCTCGGATTTTCCAATACAGAAACAAGGCCTCCATAATTGAGGTTTTTTCTTATGAATTGATTTTTTCCTTTCTTGGAATGGTTGAGGCAACTGGCTACGGTATAGCCCTTTTTGAGTACATAAACGATTACTTTGATTTCTCCTTTGGTAAATGACACGTAGGACGTTTGGTAGTTTAATGACTCAAAATTGTATCCGTATTTGCTCGCCAGTACAACCAGGTATTTCGCTTTGGCTTCGGATAGTAAAAAACTCATGACAACAAACAAGACAAAAAGAGCCACACATATAAAAAAATAAAACGTAGCTTCAGAGAAACTACGTTTTACAATCATAACACTCAATTAACTACGTTTTTAATAATCGTGGTGATGACCAAGCCTGCGCAAATCAGAAGTATCTTCGGTTTCTTCTTCTAACTCTTGTTCTAATCCTTCTTCTAACCCTTCTTCTAACTCCTGTTCAATATCGAATCCTTCTTCTTCGTCATCATACAGTTCCTCCATTTCCTCGGGTTCGATAATTGCCTTGCTTTCCTCTGTTTCCTGGCCTTCCAACTCCTCTGTTTCCAATTGTTCCTCTACTGGTTCAGGATTGCTTTCTTCTGGCTGCTGTTGCTCTGATTTGGGGTTGGAATCGGCTTCTTCTTTGCTGTCAACTTTAGGCTCCTTCTTTTTCTTTTCTTTCTTGGGCTTTTCCTCTTTCTTCTGCTCTTTGTCATCTATGCCCACACTCTTAGCCTTTTCAATCCGATCCTGTGCCATCTGGAAGAAGCTTTCCTTGTTACCCGGAACTCCGGTATACTCAGCAAGCTTGTAAACCGTATTCTCGTTTGAAATACTATCACGAGTAGCCATAAAATGCAGCCAGATATTTAGCTTCATTGCCGGCTGAGGAATACTATTTATGTTCAAGTGCATCCATTTCTCTCTTGCCGAATGATCCGTTTCGTTTCCGGTATAGGCAGTGAACTTAAAGTTTTCCTGCAACCATTTGATTTGATCCTTGAACGGCCAGCCTTTGGTCAGTGCGCTTGACATTGATTCGACAATATAGTAGTCCAGAAGCTTCGTGTTATTGTTGCCAAAACCGTTTTTGATTTCATCCAAGCAAATCATACGCGCTTCCTTGTGAACTTTGTTGATTTGCATTTGCTCTTTGCGATCCACTACCGGTTTGGTTTCAATCTGCTGCTGAGTGAAGGTTTTCAGCCGGATATAAGTCATTCGGCCGGCATAGTTGCCCATCACATACACGGCACGGTGTACATCTTCCTCCTCGGCCCGGCTTTCGTCCACATTGTCAAACGATTCATGGCCCAGAATTACCTCAGTATCGGAAACCTTCACATTGCGGTATCCATCGGTAACTTGAACGATATCGGGATACTTGTCGTAAATGGCCTTGAGAATCGAATCCAGATGCGCTTTCTTCTTATCGGTAAAGCACTCCGAATCCAAGCAGTAATCTGTATCTTTAATGTCAGGAAACAATTCGTTGCCCCCGGTGCGCTTGGTACAACTCAAGCAGGATATTCCGCATGCGCCAAAAGGATTTTCCAGCGAAAAGCCGCCATCTTTCAAAATCAGCATGATCTTGTTTCGGATCAGCGTTTCGATATCCTTTGTCTTGAGTACTTCACCGTCCACGATTGAATTGCGTAGCTTCTCCTGGCCTACCTTTGGCAAACGGGCGATCAGGATTGCGGCTGCCAGTTCGATCTTTGCCGATTTGAGCAGGTTCATCCAAAACTCATCCAGTTCGCAAAGGGCAATACGCAAGGAAATGTGACTGACGCTTTTGCCTAGCCGCGCAGAGATTTCGTTTACCGTCATTTTCTTGGACAGCTTCTTGAAAGCAATCGCTTCTTCCCATGGCGTTACGTCTTTGCGCTGTACGTTTTCAATCAGTCGCAAAGAAAGAATCTCGTCTTCTGTCAGATTTTCCTTTACGGTGGCCGGGATGCTTACCAGACCGGCTTTCTTTGCCGCCAGAAGCCTTCTTTGTCCGAAAACAACATGATAGGTGTCCAGGTCGATTTGATTGAGCATGATCGGTTGTATTACGCCGTTCACTCTGATTGATTCGGCAAGTTCATCAATGGATTTCTGATCAATGGTTTCACGGTAGTTTTCGTTAACCTTGATTTTGCTGAGCATTATATTCACATTCATAAAAAAAGGGGATTTTTATTGTTATCAATTGATTTTCTTATTTTTTCTGGTATTTTTTAAGATACCCGGATTTGGTGCAGGAACCTCAAATTTCCATGACCAAGCCGTATTGATCTTTTCTATTATTTCCGGAGTGATTTCTTCTTTGCCGTACATAAGTTTGCCGGCAAGCAAAGCGGAGCCCACTACCTCCTCCAATGAAAAAACGGTCTTAGAAAAACCTTCCATCAGCAATCTCAAATGAGAATCGGCGCTTTCAAATGGGGGCTTGGGCGATTTCAAGAACCGTTGAATTGAAAAAATCTCGTTTCTAAGTTCACTGATTCGTTCATCGAGCGGATTCTTTGTAAAAAGCTTGTCATGTTCCTCTAGCTTATCCAAAAAACTGTCCATTGGAAAAAGGTGGCGACCGGTTTTTTCAAAGATTTCATTTACTCGTTCATCGGTGATCGGAAAGCCGTTTTTCGAGTTCTTTATCCACGCCCTGGCGCAAGTCTTGCCACACATAAAGAAAGAGAAATAGCCTAATTCGATGCTATCCGCAAAAATCGGAAAACACATATCATGGCCTTTCTTCTTATGATCTCCGCAGAACTCGCAAGCAACCTTGCCTCTTTCTCCTTTGTAATCGAAGAATTTGACTTTGGTGGCATCGTACTTGGCCATCCGGAAAGGCCGGGAAAGCATCTTGTTGATGCGCTGAACTTCTTCTTCCGTTGGCGGTGGAGCCATTACGCTTTCCTGCATAATTTCATCCATATGATTGCTCAGTTCTTTTTCCATGGCTTTTGTTCTTTTTGAGGTAGATAGGGTTTTGCTTCGATTTTGATTTTTGCCCGGATCTCGTTGTTGATCCACAAGTCTTTTACCTTTTCCATGAAAGCAGGAAACTCCTCAATGGAAACAGGGCCAATCGGAAGATTAGGCAACTTGGTTCTGAGAACCCTGAAATGCGTATCATCTGCATACATGATCAGTTCATAAGTACTGTAAACCTCATGTGTGATCGCGGGAAAATCTTTTACGGCTACGTCTTTGCATAGCTTTGAACGGGAAATACTGTCACCGTGCACAAGAAACATTATATTCATCTGACTTTGGTTGGGGTTTAGTGTCGTTCAGGATTCGTTGCAACTGAGCAAAAGCCAGCTGATAAACCCTGTGACGAGCATCGTTATAAGAAGTATAAGAATCTCCCTTAGTAAGCCCTTTATAATGGAAATACAAATCCTTCCGATGCAACTCAATTCCAGTGTTGAAATGGAGACCAATAACAAAATAGTGGTTTAAATAACCGTCTACTGCTCGCCAGTCTTCGCGAGTCAATGCTTCAACGGCTTCTTCACCTTCGGGTGCTTTCCAGTCCGGTGAGGTTTGCGCAAAATACCATCTGGCAAAAGCGGCAAACGAATCGGGATAGTTTTGTTCAAGGAATGCCCAAGGTAAAATGTAATCTTCGCTGTTTTCAGGTATAATATCCATCATTTTTCTTATATGATTTTCGTTTAATGGTTTCGTTGTGTTCTTTACTAAATAAGCTGAGTTGATCCATGGCCAGGTCACAAACATGGCTGATTCTTCGCGCCAGCGTAGAAGGGTATATTTCTTGAATCACCTTTAAAACGTTGTCTTGAAAAAACTCTTCAAACGAAGGCTTTTTGAAAAAAACGCCTCCAAGAAGTTCAAGCCTTACCGGAGTTTGTTTTTCAAAAAGCATAAAGACCTTATGCCTTATTTCCAGTTTTTGCTTTTCGCCCAACTGATGAGTTTCATCATAAAGAATATCGTATACAGCAACAACGTGCAAACTTCCTTGCCTATCTTTCATCATAAAAAGAATGAAAGGCCCGTAAAAGCTTCCGGTTTTCAACATGTAGCCAGCAAAAGATCCTTTGAGGTCATGATTGTATTCATAAAAAAACAGAGTGTTTTTAAAATAAAGTCTTAGCATTTCAGAAAACACTTCCCTGCTGGTCAGCACATGAAATTGATCCTCTTCTTTTCTAAAGAAGTTGTACGGGTGATCATAACACAAATTTCTTATCTGATCCCTAACACGTGGATAGATTAAGTCAAGTTGTTTTTTTGTAAGCTTCATAACACAAGTAAAACAACCAACACCAGACTTACGGGTCTGGTGTTGATAGGGAGTGAAAAGTATATATAAAGGGCTGTAAAGGGACTCAAATATAAAATCAATGATTAATAACTCCAAATTATTAATCAATTTTCTTATAATGCATCTCCAAATTGATTTGGTGTTGCTCTTTGGTAACCGGATCAATCAATGTTACAACTCCGTTTAGAATATTAATCCAGATCACTTGTTTACCGGCTGCAATGGCTTTTTTCACCGTGTCATGCGTTCCTGACTTTTCATCGCCACTGTAAAAAGCTACGATTATATCAGAATCGGCTACAATCTTGGTGTTCCGGTTTGGTCCTGCCAATACATTGTATTTATCACCAAATTTGTTTGTTCTGATTTTTACAGGATTTTCGGGAGTTTCGACAAAATTGCTCCATTCGGCCGGATGCCCTTTGTAGGGAATGTTGTTGTTTTTGGCATATATCTTTGCCAATGTGTCTATTCCTCCGGCTTCTCCGGAAATAATTTCGGTGATATTTGGAATCTTGTCTAAATATTTCTGCACATACTGGTAATGATTGTAGGATCTGGTGCCTACTACTGCATATTTCATAAGGTTTTGAATTAAAGATTAAACGTAAAACAAACACGAAAGCCCAACAAAGCAAGCAAACAAAAAGAGCAACAATCAATAATTCATCCAAATGCACTCCTTTACAGGGGTAGAGCGAAGGTTGTTGCATTTGACTGGCAACTCTACCATGTTCCAGTGGCGGTACAAGTCGCGGTACATCTTGCAGTCATATCCGGATATCATTACCTTTCCTTCCAGGGTTTGGTTAATTTCAGCCAGTTCGTAATGATCGTTGTTTTTGAAATCAAAGTCATAATCATTTTTGCTGGCTCTGGATTCTTCGGTATAGGGCGGGTCCTGGTAAAAGAACGCACCTTTGAAGTCCAGCTTGGGAATCAACTGCCGAAAGTCCTGATTGTCTATCTGAATGTCCTGCAGTCGGTCAATGATAGGACCAAGCTTGTCAATGGCATTGTGCCACTTGGATACCGTTTCAGGAGCATGTGACCGGGAAATGGTCTTTACTAAATGCCAGCCTTTGTTTTTTCGCTGGCTTCCCAATCCGCAAAAAGACTGGCGAGTGCGAACAAAGAACCTGCGGGCTCTTTCCACATCGTCAATGTCTTTCCAGTATTCGGGCTGGGAACCTACCCAACAGTTATTGTATTCTTCCCTGGCAATAGGGGTAAGCAGCAGCTTTGAAATAAGTTCGTCCGGCCTATCGCGAAGTACACGAAAGAAATTTACCACATTCCCGTTCTTGTCGTTGGCAGTATCTATCTGGCTAGGCCTTTTGTTAAGAATAACCGCCATTGATCCGCAAAATACATCTACAAAATGGATGTGCTGAGGAAATCGCTCAACGAGCTTGTCTACGATGGTAAACTTTCCTCCGAAATAATTTAGTGCTATTAACTTTTCTGAATTTCCACTCATGACGCAAATCGAATCTTTTATGTGGTGTTGAATTGATTTTTTGTTCTGTCTCGTCGTAACCGTATCCCTTTGCGACTGAAAACTCTTGCAAAAGTATATTGGCCGTTATGTCGGTTTTTCCAGATGCCCCGTAAGCGGCAACAATCAGATAGGGAGGCGGCTCACTAATGATAATGATATCTTTGTCTGCCATTTCCCGTATTGCGGCACTCAGTTCCATATCAAGCGTGCTTTCCAAATAAGAATCTGTTTCCGTTTCCGGCTCCGGATCAGTGTTCATTGGCAATACAAACAATGGAATCTCATGTTTACTGGTAACAATTTCCAAAGCCGAATGCAAAGCATCGTTGGAAGCTAAGTGACCGATAAACATTGGCGAAGCAAATGCAAGCTTTCTCATGGTTTTTCAAAAGTTTCTTTGACTACCTTCTCGATCATTTCCGGCGAAGTTCCCTGATCTTGCAGGTAAGCCCTTACATCGGCTTCGGTGACATTTTCGGTTATAGAGTCCGAAATAGATTTTTCGTATTCAAGAATAGTCTTGTTAAGCTGTTCGACTTCATCGCCTTCGGGTGTACCTGGCTGGGCAAAAAAGATTTCTCCCATTCGCTCCAAAGCCTTTTGATATTCGGTTTCGTTTTTGATTTTCATAATTGATCTTTAATAATTGTCCAAAACATTGAAGTTGCTTTCTCCCATATTTATTGAGCAATTGCAAACCGCTTCGCTATCCATTTCCTTGTTGTACTGGTAGTCATCGGTATAGGACTTTATGGAAGGATCGGCAGCCATTTCGATCAACTGGCGAGTAGAAAGATTGCCCTGGTGGAAATAATAGTATTCACCAGTTGTTTCGTCATAGGCGTACTCATCTTCCATGTCAACCCACGCGGTAGCAATCCAAGGCTTTTCCCGAATAAGTGTAACCTTCTTGCGAATAGACTTTTTCCAGCACAAATCACAATTGCCTTCGTGCCGCTTGAGCCCCAGGTCAAAATCTTCTTCTCGCCAGTAGTCCAGTACATTGCGCTCTACAACCCATTTTTCAAGCAAAGGACTGATTACGTCCGGCCCATGGGAAAGCAACCGCTTTTGTTCGTCCAAACGTATGCCTATGGCAGTCAGATAGCCTTTGATGCCAAGGCTTTTCATGTACGAAGCAATAGGCCTTAACTTGAGCTCCCGGGTACAATGAGGAAATGCCTTGTTGCTGATACCATACTTTTTGATCATATCGACAAACAAAGCATTGCCCCTGGTGGCCGTTTCAAAAGATACTATTTTGTGAGTAGTGCCTTTTCCGTGTTCAGGATTGATAACAGCCTCTACCCAGACGACTCCCAAGCCCCAACGCTTATCACATTCATTGACAAATTGCAGGGTTTCCTCGCGTTCGCGTCCTGTATTGGCAAATACAATATGAATCTTGTAGTCGGAATACTTAGGGTCGTCCAGGATCATTCTACACATCAGAGCGGATGATCGACCGCCGCTGAAACTGACTAATAGGTTTTTTTGCATTGGTTTTTGGTTTTGAATACAATTTATTGGCCATTGCTTCGGCCCAAGCCTTTGCAAACGTTGCCTCCACGCTATTGCCAATCCATTTCTTTTTCTGCTCGTCTGATCCTTGCAGCTTGTAATCTTTGGGAAAGCCCTGTATCTGCAAAAGTTCCTCCACGTACAGCATTCGCATTTTTATATCGACAATCCCGTTATCTGCCATAAACCTTTTGATAACCTTTGTCATGTAGCTGTCATCGGGATAGACCTCAATGGCGAATTGCCCTGACTCGGTAGTGATCAGGTATGGCGGCTTTTTGCCCATCATGGCAATAAGGGTTTGTGCGGGTTTGTCGATGCTTCTGCCTTTGTTGTTGAACTGGCAATCAACAATGTAGTGGTGGTGACGATCCGCGGTAACTACGGGTGCAGGACTATCAAGCGAAACGGGTTTGTTATTGAAGTTGGTAGGCATCAGAAATTGACTTTCTACCAGACTCAGTTTCGGATTGACAGTGACAGTGCCGGCAGGATTCTCTACCGATTGGTGATTGAACTCACTGCCATACTGCTTATCGAGATAAAACGCACTGGCCAGATTCAATTTGGGATTGGTAAGCACTGCACTACCAGGTTCCTCTATGCTTTTTTCTTTCTGGCCCGAACCGTAATACAAATCCATCCATTGCGCTTCAACCAGTTTCATCCGGTCTTTGGTGCATACCGTTGCTGCGCTGTCCTCAATGTCACGTATGACCGATCCTTTGTTGTAGGTGGCAATAAAGTGCGCTGAGGCCATGTTAGGCTGGCGTTGGCAAGCAACCGTAGGCGCGGGCTCTTCCAATGAAGGCGAACTTACTTTCCCGGTCTTCTGGTTGCGGCTGTTAAGCTTTACCAGAAACTCACTACTTACCAGCGTATGATGATCGGAAGTAGTAACTGTATGCCCTGGCTCCTCCAAAGAGAAATTCTTATGCTCAGGACTGCCCCCGTAATTCATCATCATGAACTGGTTTATCTTGGGCTGCACGTGCTTGATAAGACCGGCATAGATTCGTTCAAGGGTAGTATCGCGGATATCCTGTTTGCGTCCTTTGGGCATATCCGGATTGCGGCTACGGTTCAGAACCGAATAACCATGATCGTCCAGCTTGAGAATATCCCGCACCGGCAGCCAGGGCTTCAAACCTGTCTTTTTCGGATACTTGCTATGGGTCGATTCTGGCCAAGCGTAAGGCAAACGGAAGCCTTCGCCTACTTTCCTGCTGAAAATGCCAAACAACCGCGTCCTGCTGGTTCTGGCTCCAAAATCGGCCGCGCACTGCATACGCCATTCATCGGTATACCCAAAATGGCTTTTGATGAAGTTGCGCCAGCGTTCGAAATGGATGCCTTTCAGGTGTTTGACTGGTCTTTTGTTTTCGTCCAGCGGTCCCCAACCTTTGAATTCACGCACATTCTCAATCATAATGTAGTCAGGATCAAGAATACGGATATACCGGTACAAGTGAGCGGCCAGGGTACGGCTGTCGGCTTCTCTGGGCTGACCTCCCTTGGCGCCACTATGGTGCGTACAATCGGGAGAAGCCCAAAGAATCACCTTAGCCTTCGGATACTTCTTTCGCCAGAAATTAAGTGTGTTTAACAGCCTTGTCAGATTTAGTGTGCGAATATCCTCCTCGTAATGCTCTACGTCCGGATGGTTTGCCCAATGGGAATGAATGGCAACAGGATCATGGTTTACGGCCGCTATGATTTTGTAGGGCTTGTAATCACCAATCCGTGCGTTTTCAAATCCAAGGGTAGTACCTCCGCATCCGCAAAAGAGGTCGATCAACAGGAACATTGGCGGTTTCTCAGAAATATCAATCATTTTTCTTATCAGTATTAAAAGGTGAACCGGGTCTTTTTGCAATCATTCTGCCAAGCTGCATCATGGTTATTTCCTGGGCTCCTAATGCAATGGCTTTCTTTTTCATTGTGAGCGATACATCAAAATGCTCCTGCCATGTGCCTTCGTCTTGAATCCATTTTGTATTCAAACCGATATTGCGAGCCATCTGCAGCAATTCTTCTTTGCTATCTGCTACCATGTGGCACATGATCATACCACGATACGGGTGATTCATGTTATCTATGTAGACTGCCATTTTTAATTATTTAATTCGTTTGCTTGGTTTTTAAACAATATCATTTTCCACACATTTTCGTAGTAAAAAATGTAATAGCCGTTTCTGTCTTTTAGATAAATAGGATTGTCAATGCCGTATCTGTAGTCAATCAAAAGTAGAACTACGGCTGTAATAACTCTCGCAGGAATTTTAATACTCATATGCAATACAATCACAATATATTTTATCATAGCGATCCAGCTTTTTGATGTTTGTAAGCGCCTTGCGGCAATGTCCAATTTTCGACAATAATTGGAGAAACGAAGGTGTTCAATGCTTCTGCTCCCCAACGTTGCAAGTTTTCGTAAAGCAGAAAACTTTTCCCTTTGGCGGCAAACTGGTAGATATTCTCCTTGTCATGCAATGTGAAATTGAGTTCTTTTTCCAGTTTGTAGATATAGTCCAGCTTCCAGGGTGCCAGATGTTCAATGGATGCCCAAACGTCAGGATCACCAAAGATGCAGGTCATGCAGGAGCATCTACTCCAGCCCAAACAATAGCACGGATGAGGCTGTACCTTGTATTTCTTAAACAAGGCCCATACATCGCTCTCAAGCAACTCAATGACCGGACGCCAATGCAATACCAACCTGCTTTTTGTGTTTGTCCTATGCCACTCTATGACCTCGTATTTGGCACGTGCTGAACTTTCTTCCCTTCTCTCGCCAGTACATACAATCAGGTTCTTCCCTTTGTAGCGTTCGGTATTGGTAATCACACGGCTCATTACATCAATCTTGACGCATGATGAGCACCAGCGCGTTCTAAGGTCGGCAGATATGGCCGGAAACTTCATTCGTGTATCATTGCCCGGAAGCGAAGCCAGCCTATGAAACGATCCGCACGAATGCTGTTGAAAATACACATCCTGCAATCCCTCGTTCTTACGCTTTATCTCCCGTTCGATACCGCCATAGCGATAGGAAAAGTAAATGGGCAGGTCAAAGGCCTTAGCAAATGCCTTGCAGTAGCTTTCGGTACACTGCCAATCCCACAACTTTTCGCTACTGCCATCTACGTCATGGTGATGAAGTTCTATCTGGCTTTTGAGTACACCCATTTCCAGCAGGGAAAGGACAGTAGCAATACTATCCTTCCCTCCCGAAAATCCTACCAGATACAGCGTATCCGGATGGTAAAAAATCTTGTCAAATACCTCTTTCATTCTCTGGGTTCGGCAGGTGTGACCAGAAGTATGTTTCGATAATCGGTTAAAACACCTTTGCCTATCCCCTGCACCTTGAAATGATAGGTAGAATCCTTTTTGATACGATAAAAGGTGTTAGACGCATCGAAATGCCATTTCAGGTAAGACTTTTCGCATACAAAGGTTTCTTTGTCGGTTATCACCAAATAACGGTATTCGGTGCCGGATTTTTGGATTTTTTGCTGATCTTCAACGGCAATCACTTTGGCCGTTACGTAGTCGGTTTTGAATGCTGAGTAGGTTTCCATCACAGGGCATCCAACCAATAAAATAACAAGAAGAAATATTACAGATTTGGAAAATAAGCTAAGACGTTTCATAAATCGGGATTTTTGGGTTGATTAATCGGAGATCAAAAAATCGGCTACTAACGTTTGTTAATAGCCGATTTTTAATGTGTGTTCAAAAACGGATTGGGTTTGGATTCAACTACTCTCGTTTGAAAAACGCTTTATCGGTTTTACAATAGATCGGTTTAGTTAGAATAGAATCCTTGATTGCCTCAGATTTATAAATAGTATTTTTTAGTTGAAGGTATCTGTCAGCATAATTTCCCTGCATCGGAGGCTTTTCTATTCGCTCCTTTGCGATGAAGTTTACCGGTGATTGGAAATAAGGCTTTTGATTTTTTTCAACGTAGCATTTTTCATGGTACTTGTATGTGCCAATGATGGCGGCACTTTCTACCTTGACATTTTCTACAAGCACTACTGGCGAGAAAAGGTCAACAACGGCAGATTTAAATACGGCTTTCGATTCAACAGGAACCGGGTCTTTCGGTCGCGGAGCCGCAAGCGACAGGTTTGAGAATGCCAGGAACAATGCCAGCAATCCAAACAGTAGGAACTTTGCGTTTTTCAATTGGTTAAAAATTAAGGGTTAAACATAAATGAATCACTAATATCAATCAATTTTCTTATACAAGCAAGAAAACTAAGTTTTTTGCAGATACTTTTTTTCGGAAGCTTCTTTGATTATGGCAGCCAGTTCGTCGTAAACCTTCAAACCAGCTCTGTCAACGGCAGGTATTCCCCGTTCTTTGGCTTTGGCTACTGGCCAGTAAGCAGCCGAAAGAACTACCAGATTTTTCACATCGGGATATTTGTTTTCCTGCCATGTGAGCCCCGAGCAAAGCACCAGGTCATACTCAGAAGTATCCTCCGGAATCTGATCGTGCAAATGATGGTATTGCACATCAATGCCAGTCATGATTGACAGAACTTCGGCGGTACCGCTATCGTCCTGGTCCTTGTAGTAATGGATATACAATACATTGATTTCTTGTTTCATACCAGTTCTTCTACGGATTTTTCGGTTTCTACAAACGTTTCAATAAACTCTTGCACATCAAAGGAGAATCTTTGAATGCGATACCCGGCATACGGGGGATCTGGCTGCACTTCTTCCAATTTGAAGAACTGATCACCAGATAGCGGATTGCGATACAGCTTTACGGCCGTATATTCCTGCCCTTTCTTAATCCAGTTCTTCAACTGTACTTCATTCGGGCGGTGGGTGTCATCGATGCAAACTACTTTCATCTTATTTGACTACTTGAATTATTTCCATGTACAAGGTTTTTATCATTTCCCTTTCTTCGTTCTCTTTTTTGGTGTTGGCCATATCTGTTGAACACATCAGCTTTTGGCTTACTTCTTCAACTTTCCAGTGTTGGGTAGAGACTTTGAAAGTGGCTACAACATAAAAATTACGATAATCAATCTCGGTTTCGATTTTTATGTCTTTGTAGTCATAACCTTTGCCAATGGCATAGTCAATTCGCTGAACAAGCTTCTTTTTTGTTTCCTGATCCAACTCAAAAAAAATATCAATGAGTTTTCTTCTTTTGACATTGGCCTCTTTCAAACACGCATCAAGCTTTTCCTCGTCACTGAATGGTATTGGCATACCTTCCTGCAATTCATTGTAAATTTGATCTACTTCGTTCATCCGATTTTCCAGGTTAAGTGTCCTTTTTCAAACGCTTTTGCAATAACTATCCGTTGTTTTCGAAACGGTAACGAACGTAAATGGGCTTGGTTCTTCTCATTCAACGCTGAGCAAAGCAACTCAATGGATTTGCGTTTTTGTATAACCTCACGCCTAAGAATCCAAACGGTACACCTTTGGCAGTTGTGGCCTTCAATGTCCTGCTCTTTCCATTCCTTGTACACTCCTCCGCAGCAGGAGCAAGTTCTGTTGCGTCCTATTGCGGTAGTTCTACTTATATTATTCATCTTTTTCGTTTTTAGTAGTTATTAATTTTTCCCATCCCGGGCTATGTCTGTTTAGCCATTCATTGAAAACGCTAAAAGAATCGGTAAACTCTCCCCAATTTTTTGAGTAGTTTGTAAAGTTTACAATTGCCCTAAATCCGTCGCTAGATACTTTTGAATCTTTCTTTCTGGAAAGCGTCAAAAATTTTGAAACTTGCTTAAAAGGATATTCAAGTCCAGAAAAATCATCCGGATTTGATATTTGCAAAGTTTTAGCACAGTCAAGACCAACTTGGAAAACAGTATTGCTTGAGTTTTTTATTTCAGCTATATTGGAAATGACCTTTCCGCAATTTTCGCAAGTAGTACCGTTGCCAGATAAAAAATCTCCCCTGTAAATGGAAAGAACCTCGTATTTCTGATCCAAAAGCAAAGCTCTTTGAACAACTTTTTTGCTTTTTGTCATAATAATACGTTGGTACTTACAGGTTCAATTACAAATTCACCTTCACCAGAATATCCTTGCGTTTGTTTCAGGTTTTGCAAGTTCCAAAACTGCTCTTCCGAGATTTCTTCGCTTTCTTTCTTTGATTGCAAACGACAAATCTCTAATGCATACGAAAAATCGGTAGCCACGCCAATTATGTCGCGGCTGGCATACGAATGGTGTACATCGGTTTTGTACACTAAATAAATTTCATCCATGTAAATCGTGGTAGTCTAAATGGTCGTATGGGTCAGAATCCGGATTTTCCGGATCTCGTTGATCAATCACAATCTGCTCGATCCTGGTGGTATCCCCTACCTTTTCGTTCAGGTACGCCCAGGTATCTTGCGTATGTGCGCCTTTTATCTCATTGTCAAACATCCAGTAATAGAACGAATCTGGTACTTTGTCGTAGGCAGTTCCCTTGTAAGGGCCCCACGAAATAGTATCTTTTGGATTTTGGTTTTCAAAGATCATTACCAGTCTAAGATGTTATCGGTTGAGAATTCGATTGATTGGCCTTTCTTGGGTTCTATCATTGGCTCTACCGGATTGTATATCATTACTGGCGAATAGGAAAGCATTGTACGCTCAGTCACCAATTCCATTTCCTTTTTTCCGCTTGCTATGGGCACATCTGGTATTTTGCAATAATCAATGGCCTTGCCAATGCCGGCAGCCAATCCAGCCACATGAATGAATGAAAAGCCTTCTTCTTTCATGTAGTCATCCAGCGTTTCATTAGGCTTGAATTTCCTGCTCGCCAGTACCAGCAAATGAGTTCCGTAAAACTTTTGTATCGGCTCCGGCCATGGGTCTTTATCCATTTCCCAAGCAAAGAAGGCTTGCTCATGCTCCTGTATCTTGTTTTTGCTCACGGCAATAACCAGTTTCAGGTTAGGAGTTACATGCTCCTGGTATTCGGTAATCTGATATTTAATTTCCATTGAGTTTTTCAGCTTCTAAGCGTTTTTCTTTGGATACCCTGTCACACCAATCATTTACCCAATTGCGTTTCGTCTTGGTGTGTTTATGGGCTTTTACATGGCGAAAACGGGTATGTTCTACTTGCAGATGGTACTCAACTGCTTCCAATGCTTGAAAAGCTTTTTCTGCATTGGATCCTTTTTTTGGCTTTTGAATGGCAAACATGGCAGACTTTGAATCGCTATTGATAACCAGCCAGGGTGAACGAATAAACTGGCCTTCTTTTGACAGCTTTTCCAATGCCATTCTGATAGCAATAATTTCGGCTTCGTGACACGATTTCAAATTGAATCCATATCCGCTACCGAAAAACCGCTTATTTTCGCCATAGGTAATCCAGAAAGCGTATCCGTAGGTACCTTCCTTGTAGCTGGCGTCTGTATTAATGGTAACACAGCCAGCGGTATAAACCTGTTCCATATTGATTAATTTTCTTATAGGATTGGACATAAAAAACACCGGGGAACTTCTACCTAACCCGGTGTTTTCCGCACATTACATTTGCATTAGGCTCCTTGAGCTGCTTGCAATAAATTAATTAGATATCCATATAGATTCATATTTGGTGAAAGAAAGGGACAAACCCAAACCACAAACAAGCAACAAAACCAAAAAAGCAACAAACTTACAATTGGATTTTTGGTACTAGAATGTGGGCAAACCACACACAATATTAATCAATTTTCTTATTGATTAAATAAAGCCGTAGGAATTTCTTTGCCTTTCGTACCAGAATGTATTACCCAATGTATCTGTTTCGTACATCTTATGATTATACCTAAACATTCTTTCCATGCAAACCTCCCTGTTTGTTTCAAAGTAATGCTTATAAGAATATCGCAATACCTGCAATCGCCAGAAAAGAACGTGATGCTTTATATCCATAAACCAAATCTTATCCCCTTGCTTATGGTAAATGGGCTTCTCCAAAGGGCTGTAATATCTATCGGTTATGATTGCTCGCATCCTGCGTTGGTCTTCTGCCTTTCTTTTTTCCTCAAAATGATTTTTTCTGAATTCCTTTAATCCAGACGGATCAAAAAATATTCTGTACAATTCAATCTCAGTTGGAGTTTCATCTTCAAAACGCATATACATCTTTCGATGGTCACCGTCAGCCATTACTATGTAGTGAATAGCATTGTCGTCATCAAAAAGCTGCAAGCCGGCATTTAGATGAATACCGGTTTGAATCATATCCTGATCATCGGCAAACAACTGGCGAAGCAGATTAAGCTTCATCTGGGCAATTTCCTCATGATTTTCCATAATGCTCCAAAATGTAATCCTGCATCCATTGAATGCGTTTTTCAAAAGATTCAAAAAGCTTATCCCAATGAATTTCTTGCCAATTCACGTGCATATCATATGGGCAATCAAAAACGTAGCCTTGGTAATTTTTTTGTTTTTGTAATGCCAAATCAATGACTGTGTACACTTCCGCAGATTTGCTTTTTCTGTGAATATGGTAACAAATTCCGTGTTGCATTGCGTTGTTTTCCAAAAACTTTTCAACAACACTTCCTGACACTTCATTTTGTTGAAACCATTTTAGGTTTTCGTAAGCATTCTGGTAATCAGCCAAAGCCATGCGCATATAATCTATGAGCTCCAATTTTTTTTCTTGTTTTTCAAGACTGAGTTGGTTATCTATTTGGGTGTCTTTAATTTCCATCGGTTTTTTGTTTTTCGAGTAATGGGCCGCCATACAATAGTAAATTTTCGCGTTCGGCAAGCTCCCTGGCTTTCCTTAGCGCATCCTTTTCGCAATCGGTTGTAAACCGGTGCCAGACAAGCGTACCTGGCCCCGGTTTTTGTTTGAATGCCGCTACGTATTTTTGCATTATCCTGTGCGGTTGTGAAAACATTCTTCCAGCATTTCTAATCTTTCCGGATCAATCGTTTCCAATTTGACCAGTTCGCAAAGCTTATCGACCAAATCCAATTGCTCCTCTTCGGGCAGCTGCAGAAAGTTCCATACGATTCTGTTTGCTTCTTCGCTCATATCGAGTAGGTAAACTCAATTTTTTTGACTTTGCGCCATTGCAGATGCTTCTCATTGTTGAGCGCATCTACGATTGCTGTACCGTTCTCAAAACAGCTTTCTATGTTGTTTCCGGAAGAATTCAGGGAAAGAATAGAAGCATTGGTCAGCGAAACCAAAGAGTAATACTCTCCGGTGTTATTGCTAAAGTCTTCCTGGAAATACACAACCATGTACAAATCTATTTCATCGTGTCTTATCACTTCCACAAGATCAGAGGTCAGCAGTTTTGTGACTTCTTCCTTTATAGGCACTACTTTGAATTTTTTTTCTGTACTCATGATCAATTGGTTAAAAATGTTTCTCGATATATTCAGCAAGGGATTCAAATGTTTCTCCCCGGTCATTTATGGCCGAAAGCGTAGACTCCATTTGATAGGTAATTCCTGACCATTCCTCTACTTCTGTAGTAGGGAAACAAGCCACGCCAATTCGTTTTGTCTTGAACAAATCCGGTACTCCCTTAAAAGCAGAGGCTTTAATCCATTCTGCTTTGCGTTTACTTTGCTTCAAATACAAATCACAAAGCACTCCAAGCACACAATAGCAATCATTGCATTTAAGGTAGTTCTTACCTTGCGTGTACTCACCGGATCGTAAAGAATGAACCCAGAGTTGTTTTACCTCCGGGTTTATTTTCTGAGTTTCTTCCATCAGCGTTTATTCTTTTTTTGATTCGATACATTCACCCAGATACAAAAAGCCGCCGCAAACAATGGCAACGAAAAATCTTGAAAACCATTTCTCGTCGCCAGTTGACACGTAAATAAGGCAGTTGACTATAGCTATCACATAATTGAATAGCAAAAACGCTTTCAATAAGAACTTCATATCAATCAATTTTCTTATTTCTCAAAGACAATAATAACGTCTGAATACGTCCATGACTCACTACCGTATGTGGCTGTGATTGTATTAGCTACTTTGTATCCTTTGGTTCGGTATTGCACAATATCTTTTCGAATTTGTTGCCGCGCAACATCGGCATTTTGTGTGCTGAAAAAATACGATTGCGTAATAACCGAATGTGCCGGTTGCTGTTGTTTTGTAACGGCTGCAATGCAAAAGATTGACGCCAGAATCAAAATGCAGAGGATACTATTTTTCGTGTTAATTTTCATTGGATTGGATTGCGTTTAATTGTTCACGTTTGATTTTGACAAAAGCCAGAATGTTTTCGGCCACATCTTCTTTTGTGGCTAAAACATCCAGCTCTTTTTTACTAAATCTGATTCCTAAAAAGTTTGGCATAAAAAGATTGTCGTATTGATACGTATTTAAGCCAAACCATACTTTACCAACCGAAGTTGTTCCCATATCCGGAGAAGTGATGTCTTCAATACTGTTTCCCGAAAATCGAAACTTATCCGGCCATACAATAGGCAGTTCTCCCATGGCACAACCTGCGGTTCCACAGCTTTGAAATCCATCATCAAAATTCCTGTTGTAAAATGCAAAGTCAAATTGCTGATGACCAAGTTTGCCGTTAAGCAAATGATCGGCTAGTTTTTCAAGCCGTTCCAAGTGAAATTCTTGCATGATTTAAAACCAGAAGGTTTGAGTTAACAATTCGAATATGAATTTTATTGTCCAGTACAATACATTACCTATTGTCTGGAGGATCCTTTTTAGGATTTTCATTGACTGGCGAGTTAGAGATAGGAAAGGACTTTTGCGCGTAGATCAGCCGTAGAGAATGCTTTGCCCCAAACGCCTTCCTGGTATATACAGCAAGCCCTTCCTTCCGAGCTGTGGATATACATTAAATCCGTTCGGTAATCGTAATGAAATTCTAGCTTTGTATTAGCGGTATAAATCTTAGGTTTTGCTGCGCAGGTTTCAAACGAACAACCTGGTTTAAATCCTCTAATCAAAGCTTGCTTTTCCAAATGTTGTTTGATTTCATCCGCATTTGCCAGTTCATACCAATGTACCTGTTGATGCGCTATATAACCGTCTCCTGTTGTCGCATTGTAATCGAGAATAAAGCCTTGTTCGTTAAAGGCATTGATTCGTATTGGTCCCTCTGGGAAATTCTTGTATTTAACCCATTTGCCAACAAAAGAAGCCTCGTGGCGCAACTCTTTCTGTTTTTTAAGGTTTTCCAAGTACAATTCCCGATCAATCTGCGCAGCAATCAAAGCGCCGGCCACTACCAGTTTTTGCAAATAGGATTTATTGTCTACCTTTTCTTTAAAGCTTTTGTTCCAGAAGCGCGGCCAATCAAATACGGTAGGTGAAAGGCAATACCTGGCAGCATGCAAGAGTTCTTCATTGTTGTAATCGGCATCATTGGCAATATTGAAGCCATGCTTTTCAATTTGCTCCATACGTTCGGCTCCGATTAACTGTACCCCTATTGTGTATTTCATAAATAGTATGTTTTGAAAGTTTACGATTGATTTTCAGGCTCTTTGAGTTTGTCTTTTGAAAACTCTTCAAATACCAACTGGCCTTTGCAATACTGGTAAAGACCGCCCACAAGATGGTATTTGAATGGGTCTTCTTCTTTGTTTACAATCTCAAAATGCAAATCCGGATGCTCTTTGGATTGCCTTATGAAAGCTGGCCAGAGCGTTTTTGCAAAATGCCAGTCCTTGCATTGGATGCTATGAATGTCGAAATACTCATTCAACTCTCTTACGATTGCGCTTTCAATAGCTTGATATTCATCCATACTGATTTCCGACTCCTTTACTTCGCCAGTATCAGTTTTTTCTTCCCTGTAGATGAACATTTCTAAATGATACCAATTAGCCATAAATAGTATGTTTTGTTATTGAATAAGACTATAAATCATGGTTTTAAGCATTTCTGCTTCTACTCTGGTACTTACATCGGCAATGCACCGTTTTGTACCATCCGAATGAGTGGCATACAAACTCCAAAATTCGGCTTCATTGGCCGCTACCACTTCGACAATTCTTTCTTCGCCTTTCTCGTAAGAGCGCACCGGTTGGATGATCAACTCTGTCCAAATCGAATCTTCATGATCAAACTCGTAAAACCCTGGCAAATCGTTTACATGGATCTCAGGGCTTTCCAGATAGATTATCATGGCCGAATAGTTGGTTTCGGTATTCTGGTTTTCGGAGCAAACATTAAACTTGATATCCAATACACTTGCTTGGTCAAGCGTATTTAGAAAATTGTTTACACTCTTTTCTAAATACGCATCGGTCCCGCTACTGAGTATTTTTACTTTCTTTTTGAGTCTCATAAATCAATTTTGTATATGATTTTTTTTAGTTTGCAAATACACGATCTTAATTTAGTTTGCCCTTGTTTTTTGGCTTTGCTTCAAATGGGCATCCATTAGCTTGAAAGCGTTTTCAATGGCCATCATTCTGGCTTGCTCCCTGGTGGTACCTACTCCTTCCGTTTTTGTTTCAAACAGCTTCCAGACAAAGTATTTGATTCGGTTAGGTGTCCTAGCCGGATAAACGGATATCAGTATTTGATTTTCATCAAAAAAATCCTCCAGGTAGCCTATTACTGCTGCCAAATCGGTTTGGTTGAGAAGCTTTATAAAATCTCCGGTAGGTATTGTTCTTTGCTTTTGCGAAAGAAGGCTTGAGTTCCTTGCGTAAGTAAAAAACATCAAAAAGGGATGAGGATATTTCTTAAATATCTCATCCCATTGGGGGATCTGCTTTTCCATAGCTGTGTGTTTTCTTTATTTTTCCTTTTTATACCATTTTATAAAATCAACTACGCATTCAAAAACCATTTGGATTTTGGTTTTATTCAAAATACTGATGCAGTTGATCAACCTGCCGTTATAATAGGCGCGACATATATTAGATTCAATCTTTATGCTGCAAAAACTGCCTCCCTGCAAAGACTCGATCTTTTGCACTACCGGCATCAAATGGTTCCAATCGGTATTGTAAAGCAGATAATTAATATCTCCCCGTATACCTGTTTGAGCAACCGGATCAAACATCGGAAAAGCGCCTTCAATTAGTTCAATGCCCATGAAAGCGGCAACAACCTTTTTGGCTTCATTTATTTGCTCTTGCGTCATACATCAATTTCTTTTAGGATTCTGGCCAGTTTTTCGAACGCTTTTAATCTTTCCAGCAAATCTTGGTCCGGCATATCGTATAAATCACTATATTCCAGTTTTGTGATCGCTTTTTTTACCTGATACATTTTCTTAGGATCGTTATTGGTTTTTTCTCCAATAACTTCCCCAAAATAATTCATTGCATCGCCCAGATCGCGGGTATTGAGCATGTACTTGAGAATAGGATACAAGTTGCTCTGTCTCATGCTGTCAATGGCTCCTTCGAATTTTACCAGGTCATGACTTTCGAAATTCAAAGCTTTTGCCCTGAATACTACATCATCAATATTGTTTTTGTCCAGGTTTTTGCCAGCAATTTCCTGTATTGTGCAAGTGGCTGCACACCCGTAGCAGATGCCATTGTGGGCGGCTCCAAATGAGGTAAAGTAAAACTTGAAGTCTTCTCTTTCCATTTGATTTTTGATGCCATTGACCATAGCCTCAATAGCCTTGTGGATTTTTCCATCCAGGAGCTCACGAATGGTTTTGGTTTCTGTTAATGTTTCCATTGGAGTAAAAAGAAAAAACCCAGGCAATGACCCGGGCGAAGTGGAAAATAGTATGTTTTATTGTATCCAGGTTAAGCAATCCTGTGTTTCGCATTTACCTGCTGTGTGACCGTTGGAGGATTTGTTGTAAAACAGCTTTCCACCGCATTTAGGGCAAACAATACTGCCGGTAGCAGTTGGCTCTTTGCGTATCAATGACAATGCATTAAGCGTATAGCTAATAGCCCTTACATGAGTATTACTCAGTTCTGTGTTCATTACAAATTGTTTTTTCGATTTTGTTTAAACGATCAATTTCAGAGTTAATAAAAGCTTGAGCCATTTTAAGCTGGTCGATTTTATTTAGATTTTTTATCTGAATTTTCATTTCTTCAAAAAATCGCTGGGGCCATTCTTGTTTTTCTGGTTCGATACAAAACATGGCTCCTGAAAGCAATTCACCTTTGTTGAATTGCTTATTTTCCAGTTTTAAAATGTCGGGCTCTTCAATTATTTTTTTTACAAGAGAAAAAACGAATTGAGGCCATGTTTCTGATTTTGTTTCTGTGCTCATAATAAATCGGTTCTATAATTGTAGTATCTGCTTTTTATTACATTCAGACGTTCACCATACCCGAAATGATCCTGTTCATAACTGAGCAATGATACGTCGTGGTCAAAATTGTGCACAAGAGAATCTGGCAGACAAAAATTGTATGTGCCAAATCCTCGTTCGTTTGTTTCTATTTTGCGGTCATGCATTTCTCTTATGGCTCCCATTCTTTAAGATTTACAAATTCATCTTTTAACATTGTTGTACGTTCTAACCTTTTTACCTCTTTGATATTTTGAGAGGTCTGCCTTAGAAAGCCTTTCCAGCCTCCTACTTCTTTCCATTGCTCTTGACTCCATACCTGAGTAGGAGAATCATGATAATGAATTTTAACTACCGCAATAAAGTCTTGCGGATGTGTTTCTATTGTTTTTAAGGCCATTTGTAATTAATAGTAATTAGTTTCAGTTGAATAAGAGCCCCGAGCAATGCATACACGTTGCACGGTATAATTAAGAAGTTATGCCCTTTTTGATAAAAGCTTATCCCTTCACCATTTTTTGCAATCGAAATGTTTATTGCTTTTTTAAAAATGAAGAAATAGTAATAATTGTCTTCATGGATAAAATCAAATTGATTCATTTTCAAAAAACGAAGGATTAATTCAATGTCTTTTTTCATATCAATACGGGTGTGTTTCAGTTTCCAATACTGTCCATTGAGAGTATCCTAATTCATCCTTTGGATGCACCTGCTGCCAATACGGAAGCATCGGTAAATGGTAGTGTACCAAATAAAAGGTTCCGCCAATCCATCGACGGAACCAATGATATTGCAGTAGCTTGTGTTTCATCACGAATGAGATTGTAAGAATTTCTCATTTAGATCATGGTAATGCTGCGCATGATCATCAGGCATGGCATGCGGTGAAGATTGCCAGATTTCCATTTGATTTGTCTGGCGAAGCGTTACCCAAGCCTTATTGTGAATATGCCAATAGAATATCCAGGGTGTGCCATGATATAGTGCTATCCAATAAGGCTTGCCGTCATTACCAATGAAAACAAAGCCTTTTTCGTCTAATTGTTTTGTTTCCTTTAATTGCTTGTGTGTTTGTACAAATTCTTTTATAAATTCCATTATTTCACTATCTGGCATAACACCTTTGTCATGCTCATTTAGTATTTCATTTGCTTTTTCGTATAATTCTTCAATTGTTTTCATGGGGCTACGAGTTGTTTTATTCGTGAATAAAGCTTTTTTGATTTGCTGGCCATACCACGTAATTACTATCAGTAGCATGCCTAGTAAGTAATCGGTTAGCATAAGGGTAGAAATGAAAACAGCCCAGGCGATAGGCCCAGGCTGTACTTGCGATTGATCGTATTAACTAGATATTGTTCTCTTTTAAGAACTGAGCAAATCGTTTGTAATTTCCAATATCTTCTTGCCAGCCTTTGCTATTGAGAAAATTCAACCGATTGGCTGACTCAGACAAGTATTCATAGATTTTATCAGCATCTTGTGCGCTTATATCCATGTAGTCATAAGCGGAATTAGGGTTGCCGCAACGTAGTTGGTTGACAACGCATTCGAAATTTTCTATGTTCCTTACCTTAAAACCAGTGATAACCTCTTTGCTATCATTGCTTATCTCAATGTGATTGGTTCCCAGATGTCCGCCACTGTGCATATACTCTTTTATTGTTTCGGTGTGTTGAGAAAACTCTTTCTCTGCAATTAATTGCAAAGCACACGTTGCGGCACAACCATAGCAAATGTCATTTTGGATCTCGCCAAAGGTTGACATATCAATTTTGAAATTAGGCTTTTGTGAAAATTCTTCCAAGCCCTGTATCATGACTTCTACCAGACGGTAAAGCTTGTTATCTAATAACTCTTGAATTGTCTGCATTTTATTTGATTAGGGGGAATACGGGTTATAGATCATTTTCCTTAAGAAAATCGGCCAACTTCTGATAGCCTTCCAGGTTTTTTTCCCAGTTTGAAGTTGCTAGTTTTTCCAGTGGGTTTTCTCTTAAAAAGCTATAGATTGATATTTCTTTTACAATATCGTCAAAGCCAAAATATGTCATTAACGGGCCAATACCTGTTTGTCTGAGCGCGTTAATAGATTCTTCGAAATGATTTATGTCTGATGATTTCATATCAAGCAATACTGCTTGACTTGAAGGAAGCAAATCAATGCTATATCCTTTTACTGCTGGAAATTTAGACCGAATTTTATCAGCAGTAAAAGTTACTCCTGATAATTGTTGAACTGCACATGTTGCAGCGCATCCAAAGCAGATATTCTTTTCCGACAATTCTCCATACGTAGACATTTTAATTATGAAGTCTTCGCGTTTGGAATGGGTTTTAAGACCATCAATCATGGCTTGTACGGCAACATGCATTTTGCCATTGCATAATTCTTTGAATGTTTGCATTTGATTTAGTAGGGATTTTTTAGGTGAAATGAAAAAGCCAGCTTTTACACTGGCTTTGATTAGTATAAATCTTCCGATTTGAGTTCTGGCACCATTGATTCGATTTGTTTGGCATGATAGGCAATAACCGAAGCTTCTATTCTATCAACAAAACGATTTGTATTGGTAAGAAATCCTTGTATCGGCTTCAAGTTCTTAAATGCGTTGATACCTGCCAGCATTGCTTTTGTCGTAAAACAATTGTGGTGTCTGCGACCGGTTACTACAAAACCGGTTTTGACATTGATAGGCTGGTGAACGTAGGTGTTTATACCGTCATCCCACCATACAGCCGCACATAGAATGTATTCTTTTTGTGCGTCTGTTGTATCAGGTTTTACCCTAAGATGTGACAACGCAAATTCGTAATTAACCGAATTATCCGGATCGGCAGTCGGGCCTACCCATACTGCCATATCAATCAAATCGGTACAATCTTCCCATGACTTTTTGTAGAACTCAAAATCTTCTCCATCAATGACTCCTTCCATGTAACTGCCATCGTCCGGATGAAGCACAATCACAGGCATTCCTACGTATATGTTGTCAGGAGTTACCTGAGCCAGTTGGCTTACATCTACTGTTTGTATCTGTTGCATATGTGTATGTGTTAGGTGAGTAAAAAAACAACAAAGCCATGAGCAAAGCCCATAGCCGTAAACCAACCTAACCAAGAGAGCAACACTTGAATGATCAGTGAGCAAGAGCAATCGCAAGCAGCCTCGAAACCAAACGCAATCGGGAACCAACCGACCTACCCCAAATCAAAGTACTAAGGACAGTCAGTAGCGTAAGAAGTAACCGGTAGAGGAGTAACCAGAGGAGAATGAAAAATCAACTCCTATTACATGTTAAACCCAACAGCCGCCGCTCAAACGTCTCAAGCAAATTTTGTCAGCAGCAAAACAGAGGAAAAGGGCACAATAAGAATAAACTCCTTGTATCTCTTGCTGAGTTCTGTTTGCATCTGTGTGAGGTTCTTGTGTACTGCTATCCTTATGTATTGGACATAGTAGTATGTCCCCGGTTCGCGCGTGAACGCGAAAAAAAATGTCCCGAATCTTTAGCACAAGCCTTTGGAAATCAGAATGATGTAACGAAAACTTGTGACCGTCCGGTAGGGATGCAGTTAACGATAGCGAAAGATTCAAAGGGTTTCGATCCTAGAAGCGGCCGCGCCTTGCCGAAGGGGATTTAACTTTAGCTGTTCCATCTAAGGTAGTTATTTGACGACCCTTAGTAGTATTCGGCGGCAGTTGTGCGATTGTTTTTCAAATCTCCTGCTCTCGCTTCCCGGACTTGTGATCAGGTATTACCAGTTAATTCCTGATTGCTTGAATTTGCCAGAGCCAAAAAGACTCAGCTTGTGTTTATCTCTGTTTTGAAGGAACTTGGCTTTCTTATTGGCAGCTTTCCGTTTAGCCATCTGCTTTCTTTTCTCAGCTTTCTCGGCTTTGACTTCATTGGCCATCTGCAAGCGTTGTTCTTCTGTCAGGGTTCTTGAGAGAACTTCTGATTTATGCTTGAGATAATTTTCTTTAGATAATTTCATATTATCTTGGTGATGCGAATATAAGTACACTAATCAATAATGACAAAATATTAATCAATATTTCTTTGATATTTTTTTTATTACTAATACATTTGTGTCCCTCCTTAGCCAACTACTGGCGCACTTGGTGAACGACAATCCGGATATGGAAGTCCGCAGGTAACCCACTTGCGGACTTTCTTTTTGTATCCATCGCAGTCGCAGTAGCATAACCGCAGTAGCAACGCAGTAGCAAAGCCGGACGAGAAATAGAGGGCTGGCAAAGCCAACCCCTTATCCATCATAGGTCATTTCTCATGTATTCATCCCGCTACGCAGGTTCTTTGACCAGCTCTATTGCGATGCTGGTTTTGTTTTCGATGCTGTCAAACAGTTCCAGGATTTGCTTGCGGTCTGCTTCATCGGCTTGCTGCCAATAGGTGACAAACTTGCCAGCGGCTTCGAGCTGTCTTTGGTATTCTTCGTGTGGCTTGGGCGCGTGGTATTGTGCTTTTAATGCTCTCAGGTATGACATATTAATTAGGGGAAAGACTGGCGGGTTATTCTAAACCCGTCCAGTCAAGTGATAGATTGTTTTCAGGTAATTGTTCAATGGTAATTTCACCAGCGTATATCTCAGGATTCAAAGACTTGAATGATACATCCAAGCCCTCGGCAAATCCTTGTTCGTAGCCTAGCTTTTTACCTTCCTCTCGCCCGTTGTCAAAGCCATCCTGATAGGCTCCGTCCAATTGGCGCGAATGAAGTTCTTCTTGTTGCTGCAAGGTTGCTTCTAGTCTTTGCAATAATTCTTTAGGCGTAACGACGATAATGTCAATGCCCAACAGGAAAAGAATGCGGTTGAGTTTTTTCATAGTCCACGAGAGTTTTGGAATTCCTTTGCAGAAATCGAGAGTTTGATAAATATGTCCAGTACTTTGTTCATAAATCTTTCGAATAACTTTTTCATGGTGCTGTGCTAAATTGATTGTGAAAAATAAGGGGAGCCGTGTCTGGTTTCGAACCAGATGTACCCCAAAGGTCACGGCTTGCAGACAGTCCGGAGACTATCTGCCTTCGCGGATTTCGCGGATGATGCGCTTTAATTCTTCCCGGCTGCTAACATAGTAGAGCGTGGAATTGATGATTACCGACATATGCCTTTGTCTGGTTAGGATGAAACATGGAGAAAAAGAAAAGGGGCACTAGGCCCCTGATCTTATGCTGCTGCGTCGGCTTCAACCATTGTAGGCTGAGCAACCGGCTTTGCTGCGCGCTCTGTCTTTGGAGTGTCGCAACGACGTTCCAGTTCAGAGAAGTTCAGCTTTGTGTGTACCCATTCGTTGAACTCATCAACGATCTGTAAAAGACCGCCAGCTACGAACGTTTCCCGGTTCAGGTTTTGGATAGCACCATTCTCATCGGAGTACTGGTTGATTACAAACATTCCGGGAAGTTCTTTTCCGTCTTTGTCCTTACCGTAGCCAATGGCGTTTCCGGCAATCTTCTTACCTGCAAGCTTGCTTGGTGTGTCAACATTGGCTTGGCTCATCAGGTTGTCAACCTGGGCTTTGCCCATGCGGAAGGCCATACGGTTTTTGTTACCGTCAACGGCTTCTCCCCAGAAGCTGTCAAGGATGGATCCTTCTTTAGACTTGGAAACGTTGATAGAGGCAATCGCGAATACTAATCCTTGCTTTGTCATAACGGTAAAATTTAAAAGGGTTTTTGGGTTGGAAAACTGTGGTTTACAGCAGGTTACATTTTGATTACCGCCAATGTGAGGATAGTCAAACCCTTTATTGAAGAGCAAGACAACCTGAGCAAACCAGATAAACAAAGAGAGCAACACAAGGCGTATTGCTCAGAAATAAAGTGTGGAATAAAGAGCGTGAAGAATGACACAAGACAAACCTTCCTGGGCAAATCGCTCAGAAAGGTATTGTCTCATTCCTTCGGTGGTAGTCTTGGCCAGCTTGACCAATACACCATTGGAATCAATCGCGGCAATGTACATAGGTGCAATAAGTGATTGCATTGCCATTGAAACGGACTGGCATAGGCCAGAAAGAACAGAAGGTCAGCATTTGACGCGGCGTTTAAGTGGAACAAAACAAAAAACCCCGACAGGTTTGCTAGGCCTATCGGGGTCAATCCTCTTTCGTATTTTCGTCCGGTGATGAGGCAGAGTTTGAACTCTCGCACCGGCTTATCTGTCAAGACCAGTTACTATCTGGCAATTCAAGATTAACATAGCTGCCAGAACAGCTATGTTAATCCTCTATACGCTGCTGATTTTCCTTGCTTTCAGCGAGAGTGCGTAGACTCAACTATTCAGTGCTGTTTTTGGGACAGCCAACCTATTTCAATCAGAAAGACAAAGAGAGCAACACTAATCAACATCAGTGACAGAACATGCCACGAATGGAGTGAGTAGTGTTGCACCAATCATCATTACGAACCAATACGGATCATTTGTCTCAATTGCCATGACAATCGATACTGCCATAATCATGATCGTCAGGATAATCATTGTAAATACTTCGGTGTATTTGTATACTATATTTTTCATAGCTGTTTGTAAGGCAGGGGTTTGATTGCCTCAGAACTACAAAAAGAGCAACACAAGCATTACCCTAGGTGAGTAAGTGAGTAAGTGAATGCTAAGTGAGTAAGTGATTTTTTCTTGACACCCCTAACCTCCGATCAGCCACCAAAACCCGATTTCATTCTACTTTCATTCCAATACCCCTACCCCTATTTTTCTAGGTGTCACTTCTGACCATACACACTAAGATGATTTTAGATATTTGGTTTTGGGTGTGGGTATGGATGGTTTGTAATTTTTTGGTGATATTAATTAATTATCTTATTTTTGGGAAAATCAATTATGCGTTATGGATTACAGGAAATTGGATACAATGTATTTATGGTTGACCGGTAGCAGCATTGATATGGATAAGGAGAAGGGAAAATTGAAGAAGTTCCCGTTTCGCATTCCGGTAAAGTCACAGGACCAGGTTGAGTACGTGAAAGCTTGCATGGATTTAAACCCTGACATTTTAAATGTATGGGTATTCAGTGCTGATTACAAGGAGTTGGTTAAGATGCGCAGTTGGGAGGAGTGGGAAAAATTGAAGCGGTACCGTTGGGATTTAAATACAATGGGGAGGTTGTTGGAGTTATGGGGGGATCCGAATAAACCGGGAGAATTCAGACCAAAGGGAGGCGCAATTAACTCTTTCAATGACACGGCCAACTATTACAAGAGTCAGCGCACCGCTATTCAGATGCGTAATGCAAAAGTAGATTCATCTGCTTCGCCGGTAAAAAAACAGAAGTGGAAAAGTTTTAAGGCCTGATATAAGAAAATTTATTAATATTAATTTTTGTTGTATGGGATTCAAAGGATGGAATAATCTGCCTGGGTTAAAAGTGACAAACGCCAATGGCTTTTCTGATCTTCAAATGCCGGTACAAAACCAGAGTGAAAACAAGAAGGTAAAGAATGCTACCAAGCACACTTACGATGGAATTGTTTTTGATTCGAAGCTAGAAATGCTGGCATACCAGCGATTGAAGGGATACGGGTTTGATTTCAACATGAAAGATGTGATTGAACTGGTAAAAAGCTTTATGTTCAACGGAAAGCTTGTCAAGAGCATTACCATGGAACCCGATTTTAATTTGGATGTGCATGGTGTGCATATCATTGTTGAGACAAAAGGTAATCCGAACGATGTGTACCCCTACAAGTTGAAGCTGTTGAAGCAAAAGATAATGCAGGACAATTATGTGTATGAGTACGGGGATACGGGCACTACGATAATTTTGTTTATCCACCTGCAGAAGCAATTGGATGACTTTTTTGAAAACCTGCATGCGTTTAAAAAGACTGCCAATCCCCAAAATTTAAAATACCTGATTGAAAAATATTCCCATTATGAATCAGAGGCGACAGTAAAACGCAGGAAGAAAAAAAGCAAGGAATACAGGGAAAAGAAAAAACTCGAAAAAAATGGCGCTCAAATTTGAAATAAAAAAAGGGAAGGCAGAATTCAAGGAGGAGTATCTGATCCACCGCGAATTTGCTGACTTGTACGAACTGGACCAGAGCGAAGACAAGGATTTTGCTCAGCGGTTGTTTACCGTTGTCTACATGATTGGGGACGAAGAAAGTTCTTTACGTAACATGGTTGAGTCTGTCAAATGGGAATATGCCATTAACAACTGCCAGATTACTACCGAAGAACTTTCCCTCGCCCGTCCCTGCCTGGAAGAAGCCATTGGCCTGTATTCGTACTTGAACAATACCGCAGAGTACCGTTCTATCCAATCACTGGAACGTGTGCTTAACAGCCTCAATGACCAGCTTGCCGAAATTACTCCTTCGGCTATCAACGTCAAGAAAAAAATAAATGTAGGTACCAAAAACGATCCTCAATACGAAGAAATTGAGGAAATAAAAGATAACTACAATGATATCCAACGGCTGACGGATTTGATTGAAGATACCCGGTCGAAGCTTTCCAAGATGAAGGAGGAGTACAATAAAAATAAGTTGGCCGGCACATTGCGGGCTGACAAAGAGCCAGGAGGTCTAGCTACACGAAAGCTCACCAATCCTGCCCTGAATCAGAATTTTAAACGTTAATGGCGCATTCCTTAGACCCCGAATTTCTTTCGGGACGAACACCGCCAAAGATGGACCCGGAAAGCCTTCAGTACATAAACTGGTGGGATGAGCAAATCAACCGGTGTCTGTTTGGTTTTAAGAAGAACGGAAGAAAAGTCACCGGGAGTTATTACCATTATTTGAATTTCTATGGCATGGAAATCCTGGAAGGTAAAGGAGAGAATAAGATTCGCCGTTACTTTCATCCCCATCCTTGTAATACTGACGAAGCTGTTTTTCAAGCTATGGAAGATTGTCATAGAAGTTGGCAAACTTTTATGATGTTTACCTCGGGTGGTACCGGAAAATCTTCAATGGTGGCTTCTTATGTTGACCGCGAATTTACATTCTTTCCCCGATCGCAGTCAATCATTACCGCATCGACAGATGTTCCGGCCACTCAGCTGATGAAGTTTGTCGATGACTCGTTGATGAACAAACCTAAGGCTTTCCAGCACGAAATCTATCCTTACAAAAAGTATCAGCTAATGGGTTCCCAAACCCGGCGTAAGGATGGTACCGTAGATCCCGAACTCTCTTACAACTCCACAATTGAGAAAATAGTATTTGGCGACAACTCTGGTGCGGTTCGTTCCAAGCGTCCTACCCTTCTGGTAATGGAAGAAATTGGTAACTGGGTCGGAGGCGCGTCGCTTCTGGATTGCTACAATGCTTGCGTCGCCCGTGGTAAAATCGCTGGTGAATCTTCGTGTTTCTACATGATGATCGGTACCGGTGGCCACACGCGAAACAACGTTATCAAAGACGTTCAGGAAATGATTGACCATCCGGATGCATACAACCTGTATCTGTGTGATCCGTGGAATTGGGGTAAGAAAAACATATTCTTCATTCCTGCTTACAAAAAGCGTTGGGGATACTTTGAAGAAACCGGCATTATGGATGAGGTTGGAGCCAAAGCAGCTTACGATGCCGAACGGGAAAAGAAGAAAGATTCTTACAAGGCCTTGCTTACGCTCAAGCGGGAATTTCCTTATACCCTGGAAGAATGTTTCTTGAAAGAGGTGACTGGAGGTTTGTTTTATCCTAACAAGCTGGAAGAACAATTCCGGATGATTCAGAACCGGAAAGAAAATAGTATCCCTGAACCTCGTCGCGGCTGGTGGAAAGAAAACAAAATCACTGGCATTCCTGATTTTATTGAAAAAGCGGACGGTCCTGTCTGGATGTACGAAGAACCTCACCGGGAAATTCCCAAAGGAGCCCGCAGAAACACTACGGCTGCCATACTTGGCCAGGTGCCCGACAGATTGTATGTAGGAGGTTATGACGGTATAGACCAGACAAAGAAAGATTCGCAAACTGATGGCGGCTCAAAGGGAGCTCTCTGGATTAAAAAGCGCACTACCGGCATTTCCACTACCAATAACACCTATGTCATAAAGATCAACTGGCGACCCGAAGGAGATATTGACGAGATCAATGAGCAGGTTCTTTTGAGTGCGATTGCTTACAACTGCAAGATAAATATCGAGTACACCAAGATATCGGTCAAAAAATATTTCGAATCCAAAGGATATCGGCATCTGCTGATGGCAAGGCCCAAAGCCGTTGCCGGCAACAGCTTTGATGACCAGATGTTAAAGCCGGATTTAATTGGTACCGTTCCCACTCCGCAGAATATCAACTACGGCATTCAGCTTTTGCAATCGTATGTGTTTAATTATTACCAGAACATTTACGATGAAGAATTCTTGAAACAGCTTGCCGAATTTACCATAGAAGACAAAGGCAAGTACGATTTGATTATGGCGGCCTTGTGGTGTGAGGTTGGTGACGAAGATATGCCAATTTACATCAATCGTGAATACGTTGAACAATACGTTGACGTAGGTTACTACGATGACCCGATAACCGGAGAATTGAAATACGGTATCATTCCTCCGCAGGAACAAATCACTGCCAGCGACTTTGTGCGCCAGTCAGTCAATCCGTTTGGCAACGATCCGGGGTATGAACCTGATCCTGTCACCGAGCATCCGTTTTTAATTGATGCTCACTTATATTATCAAGCTTCGTAACATGACATACGTATCAGATCAAGCTTATTCTGGTGATGAAAGAGATAAACGCTATCAGTTTCATTCTCTGCACGAACCATCCGAACAGCAAAAACAAACCAGCAAATACCTGTATTTCTGGGCAAACTATTTCATTGCCATGACCCGCGAGCGCAGCAAGCTTGCACTGGAAAAGGCATATGCGCAGAAAAAAGGCAAATACGATCCGTTCCGGCCACTCCGATTGAACCGTAATTATGGCATCAAGCGTCCGCGCGACATTGCTCACATTCCCGTAGTGGAGCCTTTCTTTCGCCGGTTGAAGGGAACCCACAAGTCTACACCCATTCGTTTCCAGACGACTACCAATAATACCTCCAGTTATTTACTAAAGCAGCAGGAAAAGACTTCTGAGGTTATGAAGTCTTTGGCCATGCTCGAAGAGCAAATGCTTAAAATGCGCATGCAAGGGCTTTCTACCTCAGCAGTAGAAAAGTTTATTGATCAGAAACACGATCAGCTGCGATTTCGGATTGAAAACGAATTTCGTTCTTCCCTGGAAGTACAGGGACAGCATGCGCTTAATTATCTGGTTGAGCGTTGCAGTGTAAAAGATGTGCTGGACGACTTGTTTGATGACCTGGCCGTGTGCCGAATGCCCGTATGGCAGGTGAAGGTGGAACGGCTCGGAGAAATGCCAAAACCTCGTTCTTTGGATCCCCGAAAGATATTTTTTTCCAAGCGTCCAGAAACCAAATGGATTCGCGAGTGTGATTCCTACGTATACAAAGAACGCATGCTAGTCAGCGAAGTGCTGGCTCAGTACGGAGAATATTTTGATGAAGAACAAATCAAAATCATTCAGGATGAAAAATCTATCTACTGGCAATACAACCAGACTTTCTACAATCAGGAAAATTGGGACAATGTAAAAAATACCGATCCTGACTTTGAAATCAATGGTTTGAAAGGTGAGTACATCGACGTCTATTATGTGGAATGGAAAGCATTGAACAAAAAGAAAGAGGTGGACGAGGTAGACGGAATGGACGAAAAGAAACTTGGAGACAGCATTGTTTCCGGGCCGGACAAAATTTATAACAAAGGCTACCGTCAGGATTTGTATTGCTGCACCCGTATCGGATCATGCATCTATCTCAAATCCGGAAAGGTTGAGCATGTGGTTCGCGACCAGGATGATCCGGACAAATGCTATTTGTCTGCCGATGGAATGATTCAGGACGGTCGCTTTGGGGAAATAGATTCGCTTTACCAGCGGGTGCAATCGCTGGCCGACGATTACGACGTATATGCCAACAAGCTTCGTCAGCACATCTCCAAATCCGGGCCAAAGGTGCTTACCATGATTCGCGAAAACATTCCTGCCGAATACGGCCGCAATCCTATCGAACGGGTATTGAAAGCATACGAACGACTGCAGGAAGGTCACCACGAGATTTCTATAAGCCAATCAGGAGCCAATCTTGCTGCGCAGCAGTATGCCAATAGCAGCATTGATATGTCAATGTCAAAAGATGTGGCTTCACTGCCGCAAATCCTTGCTTTCATAGAAGAACTGATTGGCCGAATCTTTGGCACTCCCCGGCAAGCCCTTGGCGATATCGGACAAACCGATGGAAAAGGAACTACCCAGATGGCTCTTATGCAATACCTGATGATGTCCCAAGATATTTTTATGGATATGCATAATATCACCCAACGGGTACTTACGCAGCTTCTGAATGCGTTTCGTGTTTGTTTTCCGAAAGGATTTGCAGCCAGCTATTCGGAAGCCGGAAAGCAGGTTCATTTTGAAATCAAAGACAATTTCTCTCTCGCCAGTTTCAATGTATTCCTTTCCAATACGGGCGAGGAGCAAGCATTGCTGGAACTGTATCGCCAGATTGCCGGGGATATGGCCGCGCAAGGAAGATTGGAAAACGAAGACCTGGTTGCAATCCTGGCCGCCAAGTCTCTTGCTGAAATCCAACGAGAACTTTACAAGAAGCTTGAGGCATCAAAAGAAAACATGGTTAGCGAATTGCAGCAGCAAATGGCCCAGATGGAACAAGAGTTGAAAGATATGAAACGTCAGGTAGATGTGAACCAGCAAGCCGAAAATGAAAACAATGCAATGAAGCTTCAGCTTGAACAGGAAAAACTCAAGATCGAATCTCAATTGAAAGCCCAAGCGCAAGCCGACGAAAAAGCGTTCCAAGATAAAAAGATAGAACTTGATAACAAACGGGTCAACCTGGAAGGTGCGCAGGTGCTTATGGATGAGGGCTCAAGTACAGAAGTAAGAAATTATTAAACAGAATCCGTACAGTTTTTTTATTGAAAAATAAAATGCTGTACGGGTTGTTTTGTAAATTATAAGAAAATTAATTTATATTTGCTATTAATTATTAATAATTTCACAACTTAACAAAGCAGCAATGTTAGCGAACTTTAATTTTGGTAGTAGCGATTCGGGCAACTTTGTTTCTGATTCCCCTTCGGATAACTTCGATACAGGAGAAAACAATGGATCAGACAATGACATTGACCTGGAAAATAGTACGCCAGAAGAAATTGCGGCCCACTTCGAAATTCCGCTTGAAAACGTAATTGTCGATGAAGAAACCGGAAAGATTATTCGTATTCTGGATGCGGATGGCGAAGTGATTTCTGACGATTTCTTTTACGATCAAAATGGCGGCCAAAACCCGGATACTTCTCAAGGACAACAAAACCAACAGCAAGCCGCTGGCGCGGGTGCTGGCACACAAGGCTCGTCTGCTGCCGATCCGAATGGCCAGCAAGGGCAAGAGCCCGGCACGTTTAATCTGGCCATAGAAACCGCTCAGCGTTTTGGCTTGGACCTGGATCACATCACCTACACCAATGAGCAGGGACAGGAAGAAAAAATACCCTTTTCGGAATTGACCCCTGAAATGCAGTTGGAAGTGACAAACATGATGGTTCAAGAATATGTGGCCAGCATTCAAAATAAACCTGCTTTCCAAAACAAAACGGAAGAAGGATTCATCAACAGCCTTCGCAGTGGTAAAACCCCAAGAGAATTAGCCCTTGAAATTCTCCAGAACGACGGAGAACACCTTGCTTCGTCTTTGTCTGACTTTGACTTGTATGTTCGTCAGCAAAAGAATCTAGGAGTTGAATTGACCGAAGCTGAATTCAAAGAGGCGTTCGAAGCTATCCCCGCCAGTACACGCGAAAAGCAAATCAACGCCTATCGTGAGCAATTGAAAAAAACCAGTTCGGTTGACAACGTTCTAAATGCCTATGAGCAATCTCAGAAAGAAGCGATTGAAACCGAATACAAAACCGAGACTGAGCAGTTTCAGCAAACCTTTGCACAGCTTGAAAAAGAAAGTCGCATTGGGAATTTTCAGGTATCGAAAGAATACATAAACGATGTGAAAGCTTTTGTGCTGTCTCCCGGCCCGGGCCAAGATTCTGAGTTCATAAAAGCATTGTCTACTCCGGAAGGAGTTATTGAAGCCGCTTTCTGGTATAAGAATATTAATCAATATCAGCAAAATATTACAGCTGCGATTAACGAACGCGACCAGAAAATCAAAATCCTTGAAAACAAATTAAAAATCCAAGAGAAGGCTGCACCCGCAACTACTCCAAACAAAGCAGATACATGGAAACCAACTCAGCAAGACACTTTACCCCAAGACGCAATCATAGTGTAAATCCTCCCAAGTATTATGCGGTGTATCTGCATATTCAGCTGGATGGGCTTTTGATCTGTACCAATAGTATAATGCTGGCTCAGGACGAAAGCGAAATAAAAGGGCAAATGTACCTGGACAATTATTCTGTCCGGGTAATGAACAAAGTTCCGGTTAAAGAAAAGTACTCAGACTTTAACCCAAAAAAACCGGTCTACCAAGACCTGATCGCCGATGGAAAGGCGATGAAAAAGCGGCTTAACAATCTTTCTAAGCTTGTTAACCCTCAAGTTCATATTGAACAACAGTAATGAGAATTCTAAACGTTAAAGACCTTCCAAAGTCTGTCACCACTACAAAAACAATGGCAGAATTTGGAAAAGCAGTGGGTGAAAAACCTTACTTGCTGAATGAGATCTTCACTTTACCCGGCTACGAAAACCTGACACTTTTAAAGCTGACCCAGAATGTAGCAGGTCTGATGAAGAAAAATCTCGGAGAGGGTGATATTCAAAAGATTGAATCCTTCCGTTTTGATTGGCGCATCGACGCCGGACCGCGGATTCCCGAAACCACGATTTCAGAAGATGCAGGTTCTTTCAACTTTGAAGGCTCGGCCTCCGGAGTTATCACCACAAAAGACAAGATGTTTTCAAAAGGCGACATCTTTGAACTGGTAGACACTGGTCACCAATTCCGTCTTTCCGACAATGCCCGTACCATTTCCAATGACAAGCACCTGAACCCCGTAGTGCTTTTGGGAACTCGTCGGGATCGCACAATTTCCTCAAGCCTTTTGACTGTCGGCAAACGCATCCGCTTCATTGCCGGTGGTATCGTTCCCGAAGCTTCCGACTACGGTTCCTATTTCACCCTGCCTAATCGCATGGAGCGTCATGCCAACTTCATTTCACGTTTCCGCGTGGATGGCAGCCGCTCTGGTGATTACTCATACAGTGAAAGAATCTATCTGGAACGTGTGAAGAAGAAAATGGATGGTTCTGTGGATGGTACTGGCGAGTTCTACACTTGGTCAGGACAGAAGCAGGACATGATGGACAAGCTGATGTTCTCGATCAACTCTGGCTTGCTGTTTATGCAAGGCGCGTTTGATGAGGATTTGATTCACCTTGTTCGCGAGGAAGACGGTCGTCCAATCCCTATCGGCCAGGGCATCATCCCTCAGATTCGGGCTTACGGTCAGTTCATGGGTTACAACAACCTGAGCGAAACCTTGATCCGGAAAGTGATTTCGTTGATCGTTGAACGTCGTCCTAAAAAGACCGGAAACGAGATTGTCATGCTGGTCAACTGGAGACTGTACCAACAAGTACAAATCATCCTGGATGCGTTGACAAAACAACGTTTGACTACTCAGGATTCTTACCTGACACGTGACGACAACAAGAAAGCTTATGTTGTTGGCTCGACTTATTGCGGCTATGAATTTGCCGGCAACAAGTTGTTTGTCATGGAAGATAGCACCCTGACTGACCGCTATCCCGACAAAGGATATGGTATTGTGTTCAATACCCGCGTTCAAACCAAAGATGGCAAAAGCCGGATGAACATTCAGCAATACACCATCAACGGTTTCGAAATGTTTGATAACTCTATTCTTGGCGTTGGTGGCGAAAGCGGCCATAGCTCAGGAGCGGTATCATCAGCAGTTCATGCTTCTCAGTCCGTACTGATGGCATATCGCGGTGTGGCGGTTTACGATCCATATTCAACATTGATTTTGGAAGAAAACTAATTGTTTCATAAGCCGGGAGAATACCTATTCTCCCGGCAAAATTTAGCCAACAATGAATAACCAGGATATTATTACAATAAAGGCTGTCAATAGCCATCAAAAAGGAAAAGCGATCATTCACCCTCGTCCGAATCCTTATGGCGGGTATTACGGGGTAAAAAAATATTCAGAAAACGAAAAGCTGAATCTTCCTTTTTTAATCACGGAAGATACCGCTTTTGAGTTGCGTCATGATATGACGATTAATCTGGCAGATCCTTACCAGAAAGCGTGTTGGGAGTTTATCAAGCATGATCCTATCCTGGCGCATAGCATTCAGGAAGCCCGGGACAATACTCACGTTGCTCAATTCTACATTGACGACGAGGAAAAAGAATACCAGAAAGCGGCCACTACTTATCAAAAGAAACTAGAACTGTCTAACTGGGTAAATTCCATGAGCGAATTTGAGCAGCGCGAAGTTTGCGGATTGCTGGATTACACCACGCTTCATGTTTCTGCTGCGCACGTACTGCAGTTTCTTTTGAAGAAAATCAATGAAGAAACAGGTGGATGGCAAAAGGTTGCGGAAGTAAGAACCTGGACACAGAACGGATACGGCCGCAAAGTACAAATGGCGAAAAATCTTCTTCACAAAGGTATTGTCAAAAAATCCGAAAAATATTTTGTCTACAACGATCAAGCCATTGCAGAAGATTTGAAATCATTGATCATGTGGATGGAAAACCCAAACAACGCTCAAGATGTGCGGATGATGATTACCAAGCTGAAAGGAATGGAGAAACCGCTTTTAAATAGGAACGAAGATGTAGATTTTGATTCCATGGACCGGTATGAAATTGCGCAGCCTACACACAAAGATCATTTAAACTCCGGTTCGCTTGAAAATATTCTCAATGAGTTTGATGATAAAAAAGTGCAGCAGCCAATCAAAACGGCTCCGCAAGTTCCCGTTGTAACACTTCCCAACGTTGACCCTGCCGCGCAATCAGCGTTGCAAAATCTTGCGGATGGATTGAAAATAACCCCTGAGGTTGCGCTGACCAAACGCCCGGGACGTCCAAAAAGCACTCCGGTTGAGCAAAACGCTTCAACCGAGCAGACTTCAAATCCTGATAACGGTGACTTATCCGGATTTCAAACGTCTAATTCACAACAAAGCGAAATTATCTAATGCAGATTTTAGATGCATACGAAGGTTTTCTTCGGGCAATTGACAAGTACCAGGTTGCCACTGTAAGGAAAGAAAATTTCCTGTACTGGTTTCATCAAGGCCAGCAGGATTATGTTGATCAGCGTGTAAACTTTTTCGAGCAGACTGGTGAGATTGACGACGACCTAGCTATGATAACGAGTGAAAAGACCTATAGCTCTCCGTCGTTTACTTCCGGTCTTGACTTGCCAGAAGATTACTTTCGTACTGCAAGCTTGATTGTGTTTTTCAACTATAAGAATAATTGCGATGATACTGTAGAAGATTCTGAGCCGATCAAAAGACTGACTGGCGACAAAAAGGGGTTCGTTCTTTCTAATCCGTATTACAAGCCTAATCGCAACCGCTGGTACTACGAACGTTTGCAAAAGAAGCTAAAACTGTACGGCGACAAAGATGTAACGATTACAGAGATTATCATGCGTTACGTTCAAAAGCTTCCTATTTACACTACTACTGATTTGGAAGCCAATAAAGATACTATTTGGTCCAAAGACCAGCAAGATCAAATCTCGAAGAAAGCAGCAATGCTTTTTCTTGAGAATAAACAATCGCAACGTGTCGGCACGTTTGCGCAGGTCAATAAGACTGACCAAATCTAATTCGCTTTTCCCAAAGCGGGTTATAAGATTCAATTTACAATACAATGACTAAATTTAATTTAGAACCACAAAAACTTGTCATCAACCGCGCCGCTGATTTTCCGATGCTTTGGTACATCAAAACGGCTCCTGGGTTTAACCTGATTGAAACTAATGACGTGTTTACGGCCGGTACTAAAACACTTGTCAGCGAAGGCGCAGGATACAGCCCTGATGCAGATGGTGTGATGGCTGACCCTGATGGCGTTGGCGCAGGTACCGCAATTGCTATTGCTGATGTGGATGCGCTTAATATCGTCGGCCATAAATGGTATCGCCGGGGTGAGGTTACCCGCGTGACAAAATCTCGCGGTATCGGCGGCCAAAAGCAAATCAGCACTTTGGCTTTTGCATTGGCTTCTCCGGATGCTGGCGCTCAGATTGTGTTGAAAATCACTTTCTCGTCTTGGGATGAAAAAGGTGAATACGCAACACACAATTCTGACTTCAAGGTTGACAAAGAGTTTGTGATTGACCTTGCTACGGGTGAGACTCCGACTACACTGGCTACCAAAGTGGCTGCCATGTTCTCCGAGCAAGGCCAGAAAGAACAGCGGTATTTCCCTCTGACTGTGACTGCTTCTGGCGCTACGATAACTTTCACTGCCAAAGATGAGTACACTGCCTTCACAATGTCTGTATACGGTGTTACCGATACAATCTTTGGCGGCACTACTGTAAACCAGGTGTCAAGCGGCAAGGTTACTCCTACCGTTACTGTTACGCAACTGAACTTTTCTGGCCGGAACAACTACGCTAACCTGCGCATGGAGTTCCCCGAAACCAATCAGAAGGTTTATCCTTTTGCCAAAGGCCCGGAAGCGAAGCAGTTGATTTCTTCGAGCGATGTGTACAGCTGCTTCATCATTGAAGAGTCCGTGCCTCCTTCCTACGAAGATGTACACGGATTGGGCTACCAGGGCAATCGTTACGTTAAGTCTTTCATTTACCTGAACGAAACGACCTGCAAAGACCAGATCAATTACTTGGTTGCCTATTTCAACTCGGTAGCTACTACCAAAGTTGATATGCCGGCCACAACCCCTGCTGCTGCTTTGGCGGTAGAAGCGTTAGGTACTACTCTGACGGTAAACCCATAATTGTAGCAGTGTACATAAAATGGGCTATGTCTTTGCTGGCATAGCCCATTTTTTTAAATCAAACAGAAAACCTATGGCTGATTCAGTAGAAATAATGACCTCGGATAAGATTGTCTGGGCTGTCATTTCCCATTTAATGGGCGGCTTGCAAGCGGTATCCAATCACCCTTTCTCAGAGGAGTTGATTGCCGACGAGATAGACAACATTCGATTGGAACTGATAAAAAATCCAAAAATTCTTGCAGCCCTTGACTTTCGGCTCATTTCCCAATCGGTAGGTTGCATTGATGTTCAGAAGGTACCCGATCAGGAATGCGTTGAACTTGGATTTGAAGGATACTTTTGGCGCACAAAAGACAAGCTGCCTAAAATGCTTACCATTCCTGGCAAACCACTGGTGGATTACATTGGTGCGGCAAACTGGATGCAACGCTACGATGTAATTTCAATGGAGTACCTGGATAGTTTAAGGTATGATAAATACCCTGTCCCGGTGGCTTTCTGGATGAATGACTATTTTTATTTTGCGCACCTTCCCAAAAATACCGAAGTAGTTGCTATCCGGGCCCCGTTTGAGCGGCCTACCCAGATAGTAAAAAAATACTCTTGCTGCAAAGACAATTCTTATCCGATTCCTGGTGAGTTTGTTCAGGGTATCATTCGGAATCTGGTGGATAATTACGTCAAATACGGATACTTCCGCAATCCGCAGCCAAACACCCAAGCTTTTATACCTCAGCCACAAGGAGGGGCTAAATAATGCAAATGCACCAACCTGAAAAACTATATCCCATTCTTTCGGTAATGTCTCTTTGCCGGGATCTTTTTGACTTGCAGGTGGCCAAAAAGAAATTATTGGAAACGTGTCATATCCCGCTTTCGGAAATAGGCAATTACAATGTAAAAGTCGAGGATCAGGTTTTTGTAGTAAAAGAGTCTGACGAAAAAGATTTTGGAGAAATAGAACTCGAATGCAAAACATTCTTCATTCAAAAGGTTCTTGCCGATCCTAATTATGTCTCGCCAGTCATGTTGCAACAAAGCGAGATACAATACCTGAACAATCCGGTTCGCTTTGTCGAATACGTTACGGAAAATAGCATGGTAGACTGGGAAAATATTTTCGATTCTTCCGGAAAGTTTGTCGGTACCGTCCGCGCAGGAAAGTTTTATGACAATACTGGTCAGGAGGTAGGAAACCTGGAAGCGCAAAAGCTGAAAGAGGAAAAAGAAAAGTGCGGTTTGATTTTTACCCTGCCTATCCCCTATCAGATCAAAAACTGCAAAATACAGTTAAACAAGAAATTCGTTGGCCACAAAGTTCGTATGAAATGGGAATACCTGATTGATGATGAGAACGGGCTGCCGCTGGTGGATGAGAATACCAGAACGGCCATTGCCTTTTACATGAACTACCTACGGCAAATGACTTTGTATTTTCAAGGGCAGGCTCCGAAGCAAGTCATGGATAAGGCCGAAGAGCTTTATCAACAAAAGGCAACGTTTGCTCGTACTTCGGCAAGCCTAAACGAAAACATGAGAGCTCAGATCACAAACATGCTAATGAATTTCAATAACCAAATGTATAACGCAGACCTGGACGATGAAAGTTTTCAATGACACGTTTGCCTTGCAGTTGATGCAAGTGTATCCGGACGAATACATTAAATGGCTGGACATAGGTTATTCGGGTAATGGCGGCATTCGCAAACGCAGACAGAAATGTAATAAGATTCTGATGTGTGCGCTCAATTACATTCTGACCAATATCATTTTGTATGACCGTTATTATCAAGCCCCTTTTCGCGGAAAAAGCTTTTTTCTGATGTTTATGACAGCCAAAAGCAAAAAAGAGGTAGCCTACATTCTCAAGACCAAGCCGCTTTACCAGTACGTAGACCTGATTCAGACCCGGGGAATGATTTACGAGATAGGAATGCATTTTCCCATGATGCCAAAAGGGAAAAGGCGTGTCAGGGTTCGGGTTGGCAAAAAACACTGGTATGCCATTGAAGCAATGTCCAATAGTGGCAAAGTATATTCGCTGGCCAACTACAAGGAAAGTGTCATAGAACCATTGTCTCACAAAGAGATTTGCGATTATGTACAAAAGCAGATTCCGGAAGAAAGCCGAAAGACAATCAGCCGCTGCATTTCTTTTGGCATGAGAAGAATCGGTTATTACAGTCGCAAAGGGGATGGTGTCAATTTTCTTTCGGCTCCTACCGGATTTTCTTTTCGTACATTTTATTACAAAAGGTTTACCGCTGAAATGGCAAAGAAAAGCTTGGCTTTAATGATCTCAAACAAAAATTGTAACGACCAGGGCATTAAAAGCAAGCAAACAATAATTAAAGAAAAACTAACATGGCTTCGCACAAAAACCAGTTTGAAAAAGGACTCCAGCAAGGCATCCACCCCTGGGTACAACAATCCAACACCCTGACTGTAATGGAAAATTCGCGGTTGCTATCGAAAGAATCTACTTCGATGGTAACCCAAGCAATGCCTTCTACCAAGATACTTGAATCATTGCCGGAAGGTGCCATTGTCAGGGCTTGGGACGAATTCAATGGAGTTGTTTATTTGTTGCTCAAATACGAGGCTACCGGCGAGGGAGAAATAGGTTCGTTTCCTTCTCCGAATTATTCCAAAAGCCCCATTAGTATTGATGGTGTAACCTACGCGGCCGATGATCTGATTCCCCGGTATTCTGCTTTTCAAAACCTTAAAAAGATAAACCAGGATTTTTATTCTGATTTTAAGACTATTTATTTGACGCTGGCAGAAGACAAGGTTGTAGATATCCAATTGCAGCCCGAATACGATGGATCGGTAAATGTGATTTTTACCGATGACACGGCGCCACTTCGTCTGATCAACTCACGGTTCTCGGTTTTGCCAGACAACAAATTCCAGATAATCGACCGTCAAGGCACTTCCGATACCAACCTTTACAACGAAACAACGTTGCTGACTACCATCCAACTAATACTGCAATCGGATAGCATTGTCAAGGTTGATCTGGATTCGGTCACTTCCGGAGGCACGTTACGCGCGGGAAATTACAGATACTATTTTGCCTACGAAACCGCTGATGGGAACGCTACCAATATCGTCGCGCAGAGCTCCCTTGTTTCGGTTTTCTTTGGGGATACCCTGGGAACGGTTCGCGGTGGCAAAGAGAATGAGAAAACCGACAAGGCCGTTCGTTTTGTTCTTAGCGGATTGAATACGGCTTATTCCCGGCTTCGCGTTTATTTTGATTATTCTGCCGGTGACGCATCCAATCAGACTACCCTTTACCGGATTGATGCCACATTTTCAATCACAGGAGGAAAAACCTCATTTACCCACACTGGTGCAGAGACAATAATCCAAACAGAGGTTTCTACGGTTCAGACCAACTTTGCCAGCATCGATACTGTCAAAAGCATTTGTCAGATTGGTCCTTACCTGGTTGGGGCAAACGTGAAAGAAAAGATCACCGATTATTCTTCAATGATCAACTTTGCCAAACGCACCATTCTTTCTTCCGGATACGAATACCTGCCTTTGACAGAAACCGTTTCGCTTGAAGATAGCATGGCAACCCTTTTGAATACCAAGCTGACCAACGCAAAGCTTTCAAACGGATTTTATGGAGGAGGCTATGCCAACCCGATGAATATTTATTACAAGCTTGGCTACATGGATGGAGAAGGGTATGTATTCGGTATTGTCTACATTATGTCTGACGGCTCTCTTTCGCCAGTATTTCCGCTAGTAGGATTTGACAATCTACAAAATCAATTCGGCCAGCATGCCGGTGGCTACATCAGCAAGTTTCCCGGCGAAGACTTTACCTACAAAGACATTCCCGATTACGGTCCCGCTCAAATCGATGCATTGACCGATGGATTTGATGCTACGCCCGGCATTGGATTGAATACAAAAGGGATTTATCGTTTTCCTAACCGGAACAATAATTTTCCCAAGCAATTTGTTTCCAATGGATCTGCCGCCATTCAGCATTTGTTGGTACATGTTCCTCAGGTAAAACCGGAAAATACCATTGGCGCCATGTTTGTTCGTGCGCCTCGGGTGCCGGATCGGATTGCGCAGGGCTACGCTGTGCCTACATTCAAGCTTCGCCAATCGGAAACAACCTTTTATACCCATACCGATTTTACTTCCGCTCAGCTTACCGACGAATCGTATTACAAGGTATTGCCGATTGTAGGCGGTTTGGTAGAGACAATCAAAACCGACGTCGGGCCTTTTCACCGAGCAATCAAAGTACGCAGGGGAATCCCTCGTGGTACGATACTGGACAGCAAACGGGTATCTATCATTATTCCGGATATGTTCGGCAATCCTGCAGAATTGTCCCAGACGCTAAACAACCTTTCAATAAGCGTTGAGTTTGCCGCAAGAGTCACTGCCAGAAGAGCGGCGCCATTTGATTTGACCAATGCGCTCAACAACTGGTATGCTACCCAGAGAGTAGCTTCTGTATTGCAAACCAGCAGCATTGATAATATTGTGGCCAATAGTTATCCTGGAGGCGGTAGTAGGTCTTCAATTCGCGTCAACGGCCGTTCGTACTATACCGGCAAAGCGAGTGCGCTTTACAATGCGGGTTTGTTTACTTCTTCGTCAGAAGCCTATCTGATGTTTCGTGTTCCTGGTAGCATTGGCAGTTCAATCAATAATGACGATTATTTCATGCACTTGTCTGCCAGCTACAATGATTACATTGGTTTGGTTCTGGCCAACAACACAAACCTGATTTCAAGAAACATTGCCGAAATGTGGCCGGAGTCAGGAAACGTAAACAACGATACCGGTTTGGATGCAAAAGACTGGAACGGCGGTACAATACTAATGTCTTACCTTGTCAACATTTATCCTAATGGCGGCCAGCGCAACACTTCGATTTTGCGGGACATTTACCAGAATACCAATTCGCTTTCGTTCATGCCAATCAACCAGCGAATGACCTGGGAAGAAATAGAAGGCCAGTTGGATGCCGAGCGCAACATCAAACTGTATGGCGGCGATTGTTTTACCACGGCTTCTTTCCGAAGAGTTTATAACACCAACATGGAACCTGCTTCAAAACCTACGCTGGAACCGAATGCAGTGTATTTTTCGGAAGATAAGAAAAACGCCAAAACAGGTCAGGTAATTACATTGGTAACCCAGAACGCGAACAATCCTTATTTTCGTAATTCCGTTTCCGAACTGGTAAACGAACGAAAGCAAGCTTGGCTGCCATACATGGACGGATCTCAGTCAGATATCCGAAACTGGCGTTCATCCGACTTTATGGAACCCGAACCCGATGGTTACAACAGAGGGTATTCGGTACAATCCAATTCGGTGCCTATTGTTCCTTACGATGTGGATGCGCCTTACATTGCCAATCACTGGTTTAATCGAATCGTATATTTCGGCCCGCACATAATTAGCAGCTTTACCAATTCGTACCGAAGCTGGACAGGTGTAAACTACAAAGATTACGAAAGTAAATTTGGAGCCATCACCGCAGTGCGTAGTGTGAACAACATGCTTGCGTGTGTATGGGAAAATGCCCTGGGCTTTATTCCATTCCAGGAACGAACCTATGGCGGCGCATCCGAAACAGGTCAGGTGTTTGTTGAATCCGAAACGGTATTGGGGCCGCGGGCTACGATTATCAGCAGTTTGTACGGTTCACGCCATATGAACAGTCTGATAGCTTCAGACAATGCCTTGTATGGCGTCGACGCCAAAAATCGTAAAATATGGGTGCTTACACCGCAGGGAGCAGATATGTTTTCCGATTTTTCATTGCATCCGTACCTGGAAAAATACGCAACCTCGTATGCTTCGCAAAAGATAAGACCTGGTTATGAAAATATCGTTGCCGGCTTTAACAAGTTTTTTTCCGAAGTCTGGTTCACCTTTCTTTCTTCCAATAACCCCGAACAAAACTTTACCATTGTCTACAATGAAAAGTTTGCTCAAGAAGGGGACATTCGTTGCAGTGGCTTTTTCTCAGGTGTTCCGTATTGTTATATGAGAATTGGCGAAAAAATGCTTTCCCTTAATTCGGCCACTGATAAAAATGTCATTTGGGAACACGACAAATACAGTGAAGGCTTTTTGAAAATCTACGGTATCAACCGGAAAATGAAACTTGGCTTTGTGGTAAATCCCGAATCAGATGTTTCCAAAGTCTACGACAACCTGCGTATTTCTTCTAACCGGGTATTTCCGGAAAGAATAATCTGGACAGTTGACGGGGCCAAAGTTGAACAAGAAATCATTCCGGCCACTGGTAGCAATATCATTTCCTCCAATGCTGATTACGAAAACGGAAGGGTCTTTATTCCGGTACCGGAAGCCAAAGACGTTACCAATGATCCGATTCGCGCGTTTTTAAGAAACGAGATTGGAAACTTTGATTCTGAAATTGAAGAAAACGCCAATATGCAAGGCCGTGCGATGGAGGTTGTTTTACAATATGGTGGCAATAAGCCAATTGAAATTCTGTCTACAGAAACGATTGTTAGACTGCCATTATAAGATAATTAATTAATATTATATATTTGTATATGCATTATCCCAAAAAACGTCCAAAACTTGTTTCAGGTTCTACCATACCCCAAACAAGTACAAGCTCCGCTGGCGGTGCTGGCGGGGGTGCGGCTGGCGGCATTATTTCCATGGGTGCCGATTTGGTAGGCAAAGGCATTGATGAATTTGTTCCTGACAAGAATATGCGTTACGGTATCTCCTACAGACCTGTAGGGGCTACCGTAGGCAAGTCTGCTGCCAAAGGCGCGGCAATGGGTGCAGCTGTCGGTTCGGTTGTTCCCGGCATTGGTACGGCTATCGGTGCGGCTGTTGGTGGCGTGGGAGGTGCGGTTGTCGGGTTGATCAAAGGCAATAAGGAGAAAAAGAAAGCCGAGGAAGCCGTTCGCAAGATGGATGAAATCTCTGCCAAGGCTTATGATCGCCAGTCACAAGCTGCTTATTCGGCGTTGCCAAGTTCTTCTATGGGATTTTCAGCTTACGGCAAGAATGGCATGATGATTCCTAAAGCCTACAATTTTGGTCCCATTTCTTATTTGAAAGAAGGCGGCGCCATTATTCTGGGCGGCCAGCGTCACAGCCAGGAAGGAAAGTTGGGCAAAGGCAATCCCGGCATTGATACCGAAACTGGCGAAAAGCTGGTTGAGGTGGAAGCCAAGGAAATGCTTTTGACCATGGATCAGTCTGATAAGGTTCACAACCTGATGGAACAATACTATGAAAATCCTTCGGATGATGTGCTTTTTGATTTGGGCAGTGTTGCCAGAGATATTTTATTAACCGCTAAAAAACAAAAGTAATGGCCTTTTATCGCAAAAAACCGGTAGTAATTGAAGCAATCACCTTTGATGAATTTGTACAATACGGCAAAGAGAACGGTGGCAACATTGTCAACGGCATGCCCTGGAGTTTCAAATACAAAGGACATCCGGTTACACATCATTCTGATGAGGCATATTTGATTCCTTCTTTGGAAGGTACGGTAAAATTTACCAGAGAAGATATGCTCATTACCGGAGTGGACGGAGAAATCTACCCTTGTAAAATAAGCATCTTTAAAAAAACCTATACAAAGGCCAAAGAACCGATGCCGGCCGAAGTAAAAGAGGCTTATAAGTATATGGAAGATTGTCACAAGGATTTAGGTTTTATGGGTTCTCCTGAATACTACGAGAAAAAGAAAATCGTAGACAATTACAATCAAAGCAAAAAGAAATGAAACCGAAAGGAAACATTCTGATTCGTTCCGGAAAAGACGGAAAGCCATTGGCCCGGACACAATCCGGAGCCCGTATTTATTCGATCAAGGATACAAACAAGTTAATGAATTTGGCCAAAAAAGCCACTGATCGAGAATCTACCATTGCATTAGGCAAAGCAATGTTAGAATCAACTATTGCCCAAAACAATAAACCAACCCAGTACACCAATGAATGAAGTAATGCAACAATTGGCTGCCGTAGCGCAGCAGTATATGCAATCGCAGTCTCCGGAGGCTGCCATGCAACTGATCCAGATGGCGGCTCAATCGCAAGACCCGCAATTACTGATGATGGTAGCCGATAGTATTGCCGCGACTGTCAGCCAAGGCGCGGGCGATCCTGCGGCCGCTGGTGGTGATCCTGCCGCTCAGGGTGGCGCTCCTATGGGACAAAACGGAATGCAGGTTCCAACCATGGGCGGCGGTGGCCAGCAACCCATGTACGCAAACGGTGGTAAGCTGACTGCCATTGGCAAAATGAAGGCAAAACGTGCAGCAAAGCATGGTGCATCCCACAAGCCAAACACGATTGCCGCCAAATAATCCGGCTTGTCAGACGTAAAAAAAAGGGACTTATGCAAGTCCCTTTTTTAATATCGATCAATCTTCTTATAAGTCAGCTGGAGATATAGTATCTGTTGCTGATCTGTCTTCGGTAATGTTTCCTGTATCCGGAGATTGCGCAGCAGTATCCACGCCAGCACGATAATCTCCAAACACTTCCGAGCCATTATGTGCCGGCATAGCTTTACTTTCTTCTTTGATTTCTTCTACCGATTCAGAAAGTACCCGTATTGATTCCAAAAACTCGTCTGAATGTTCTCCTGGTGTTCCTGAAATTACCGGAGGATATTCGGGCATTTCTTTTGGCGTAACCGCATTGATTCCTTCAATAAATGAGTTACCCAACGCCTCAACAAAGTTAGTAACGGATTTTACATTGGCCGGATCTACTACCGGGACGTCAGCTATTTTAGGAATGTCGGCTATGTTTCCCGTTTCTTCATAGCAAGAAAAAGATACTTCCGCTTTCTGCACCTGAAAATGATCGGTATTGTTTATGTAGGATCTTCTGATTTTATTGGCCGCCAGAATTCTACCGGTAAATCCAACTACATCAATATGAGAAATTTTGTGCTGATGAATCTCACCGTCAAAAGATACTATTTTTTCTTTCACACTTGTCTCTCCTTTAAACTCGTATCCCTGATCGGTCAGCGTGTGTTTGAAAATTTCAAGGGCTTGTTCATCGTTTGCGGCCGCTTTAACTAGCACAATAAGACTTGCATTAAAAATCGCTTTTTTCATTTTGGGTTAATTAAATGGTTAAATCAAAATTTAATTCCAGCATTGGTAAATCCGCTTTTATCGGCATTCGTATTTGTAATGTACCTGGTTTTTCAGATTCGGCTTTCACCGCTTCTTTCGCCAGTTCCTCTTGCTCTTTTCTTTGTTGAGCAACACGTTTTCCTTCTTCCTCGAAATCGCTAATCACCTGATTGGCGTCAAGGTCTTTGATTCTTTTTAGCATATCATCATCGGTCGGTTTGGTGGCAGGGGTTGGTTGTACAACTGGTTCTGGTTCAATTGTGGTAGCTGGTTCTGGGTTGGTTGGGTTACGCTTTTTGGTAAGTGTAAATTCTCCCATTTCCTCGTTTACCTTTTTCTGCTCTTTGGCGTGTTCTTTTTCTTTCTTGGCTCCTTTCTTGGTTTGCTCGGGTAAGACAAACCCTTTGATCCTGGCAATGTGCTTATTGAACAAGATCCAGATATTTTCATCTTTAAATTCAAAATGTATAGTCCCTTTCTGGTACACTTTGATTTTGAAGAATCCCCAATCATAGCTGCCGCCATATACCTTTTCCTGTTTGTGCATTACCGGATATTTGCCTTCTTCGTATAGTTGCTGGTATTTTTTTGTAGCAGTTCCGTGTCTGGCTTCTTCGTAGTCTTTAAAAACCTCAAAACCGGTATTATGCTCAATAATAATTTCGTGTCTAAGAAAGGTGTCAAGATTGATTATTTTCTTGTAATTGGAATTTGTGATGTAGCAAAGACCTTTTACAAAATCTTCGATCATATCAAAATTCCTGCCCCAAAGCGTACTGATTTTATTTCCATCGTTGTACTTTTCCTTGGGACACATATCGGGAACCACGAATTTTTTGCCCAGCAAATACACATCGTTGGTTTTCCATCCTGGCAAACCATACCGGTTTTCGTGATGGTATTTGGTTACATTGTCAAACGATTCCACCAGCGCAGCATCCATACGGCTCGCATGAGTCAGGATTACAATACGAATCATATTGTAAACATTCTTCATGGTGAACGGGTACTGCTGCTGCTTTTCAACAAACCTGTTCAGTTCTTCTTTCAGCTTTTGGGTTACATATTCGGTCATATCCAGTTTGTTGAATATGTAGGTCCACGCTTGCTTTTGGAGCTCTCTTTTGAAATCGTCTTTGTTGAGCGTAATCTGCGTATTGCCTTGCTTGTTATAGCAGGTAAACCCAAACGAACCATTGAAAAAACCTTTTGTCAAGCGATAGATCTCCGATCCTGCGCTAGCGACTTCTTCAAACTTTTTGACTGCTGAGACATAGCAGTTTACAGTTTCACGGACAAAATTGTGCTTTACCAATCCCGATTGCTGAATATCTTCCGGTTCTTCGTCCATGTAAAAACCATCGAATTCAGTGTCTTTTGTTTGGCCCGTTTTTGTCAGCTTGATAAATCCGATATCTACTGCAGTCTTGCGTTCGGCGTATGAAAAACAATCTGCAAGGTTTGATATTTCGCCGTTGTACTGGTTAATCGTTCTCTTTAGTTCTATTTGCTTTTGGGTGCCTTCTCCCTTATAGCTTCTATAGTTTACCGTGTTCCAGTTGCACAAGGCAAGAATCCGGCAATTGGCAGGGGCAATATTTATCGCGTGTAGAATGTGATCTTCGTCAGCCGAAAACGGCGGGTTCATAATGATCATATCTATGTGCGAAACTTCTTCGGCCCGAACTTTTAGAAAGTCACTGCCGATTAGCTTGCACTTTGATTGTACTATTTTCCGCAATCGTTCATCAATCTCGCAGCCTAAAACTTCCTGAGCCCCCTGTAATTTGGCGAAGTCTAAAATATTTCCGGTTCCACAAGAAGGGTCAAAAATGATTTTTCCAACAAGGATTTCGTTTTTGACCATTTTTTCCAGTACATCTACCGGCGTAGGATACAGGTCTTTGTTGTCATTGAATATACTCATGGTTGGGGATTTTTTTTGTAATATTAATTAATTTTCTGATTTAGATAGCATTACAGAAGGCATAGAAATTTCCTGCCCATTGGTTATCACACGTGTCATGTTGTTTTCGTCAACCTCGGCAACGATTCCTTCCAGGTTAGTATACACGTTGTTTTCATCCGGAATCTGCATTTCAACAAAATCCAGTACTGCAAAGTCTTGAGTGGCAAACCGGGGAACATTGGTCAGAACTTGCTCTGTTTTAAAAATGCGTTTTGCAATTACATAACCCATTGTGATTACGGCTACAAAAGCCAGAGAAGATAGAAAGATCATAAGTTATTGTTTGAGTTTGGTTTAAAGATTGAAAATCACTAATATAAATAAATTATCTTATATTTGCTATTATTACGGCTTTTGGCTGTCACAAAAACACACAAGCCAGCCAAACCACAAAAACAAAAAAAGCAACACACAAATGGCGACAAATCCTCCAGCAAAAAAAATCAAACTTGGTGGGCCATCCAAAAATACTATCACCAGTCAAGACATTAAAGCGGCTGGCCTTTCTTCCAATCTTCCTTATATTCCCGAAGAAGAATTTGCGCATACGGCAAACACGTCCGTTCGCAGAAGAAACGTGCTTAACGTAGGGGCTCCCGATCAAGCGGCCGGCGTTGATCTTTTGAAGCAAGCCGAAGATTCCAGGGCTTACATGATGAACTGGGTTGCCAATCGGAAAGTACAAGACCCGGAAATCCAAAAAGAGATTGATGCGGTAAAACCGCAACGGCTTCAAAACCTTGCCAATACGCACATTGAAGTTTACAAAGCTGCTCCCGGTGATGCAGTAGGCGGCGGCTACAATCTGGGACGAAACAAAGTCACGCTGGATTTGGGCTTTGGTATGACTCCTCAGGGATCGACCGCAGAAACCCATGAAATTCGTCACGCGGCTGACAAGGCAAAACGAAACGAAGGTTCTCTTTTGACCGAAAGGGAAATTGAACTGATGCGTAAAAACCGCACATCTTTTGAGAATCTGCCAATGCAAATGCAGATGAACAAAAATTATTACCTGGAGCCTTCTGAGCAAGCCGCTCGGATACAAGCCCTCAGAAAAGCGTTGAATCTACGACCTGACGAAGTAGTAACTTCTGAACTGTACAACCAGCGCATGAAGGATTACAAATCAAAAAACAAAATCATTTCTCAGGATGTAGAGGAAGCCGAAACTTTATTCAAAGGACAGGGTATGATAAACGTTCTTAACAATTTGTCTAGCAACAACCGTGGCCAGCAATTTGCTCCCGTAGCCAAAGGCGGCATTAAACTGGCCAAAGGTGGTGTGATGGATGCCCAAGGCAATACCATTGACACAAATCAGATTGCTTCTCATATCAATGATTTGCAAGCTTCCGGCAAGCTTTCCAAACGAGAATCAATCCGTCTGCAAAAAGGTTTGATGAAAATTAACGATGCTTCCAGTCAGGGTGTCCAGTACAAGATTACCGGCGAGGGAACATTTACCTCAAAGAAAGATGGAAAGGATATCGAAGGCCAAGCTTCGGGATTGAGTCAGAATGGCAATTTCATCCAACGCAATCTGGAAGGCAGAAAGGTTTCCAAGGTTATGCAGCTGGCCAGCGGATTTGCTGCCAAAAAACCCGAGCAGGTAGAAGCTGCCGAGAACACTGCTACAGCCTCGGTTGCCGCGGCTGCCGGTGTTCCGTCCGCTGGTATTCCATCGGCTGGTTCGTCTGCGGCAAAAGAACAACCTAGCATGTTTCAAGCTGCTTACCAGAATCCTTCTTTGGATTTGGTTGCCAATCCTTTTTCCATGGGCAAACCAGGTTACACAAATCCTATCACTGATCAGAATACATTCATTGCCAATGCCAAGAATGCAGGTGCTTCTCAGCAAGTGCCGGCTGTGGCCAATCAGAAAAAACCTGCTACAAAAACAACTCCTCAAAATGGAGGGCAAGCAAAACCGGCTCAAAAACCGACAATAAAGCTAGGTTCTTCCAGTGGCAAACCGGCTCCTGGTGCCACACAAGCCAGACCTGCTGCCAAGCAAAACCAACCTGTGGTATTGGATTTGTATACCGAAAAAGATGCAGCCAAAGAAAAAGCTTCTCAGTCAGTAGCTCAACCTGCGAACGTTGGACAATCGTTAAAAAAGACAGTGGCGCCAACTACTCAGGTAACAAAAAAACCTGCACCTGCAAATCCTGCACCCGCACAACAAAAGGCACAACCTTCCGGCCCGGGATTGCGTTCGGTAATGAATAACGCGGTAATGAACCAGTCCAAAAAATACGTTCCTTCCAATCCGTCCGAACAAATCAAAATCAGACAGCAACAGGATCAGCAATTTGCTCAGGACAATAAAGATGTTTTTGAAAAGGCGCGTCAGGAGTTTGCCAAAAATCCTTCCTTGAAAGAATACAAGGCAAACAGCATTCCTAATCCTTTGTATCTATTTTCTCCTGTTGAATATTCAATAGATCGATCAGGAAATTACAAGCGTATTGAAAAGAAAAATATCGGAGGTTTGGCTTTGTCAGGTTTGCAAGCGCCTAACACCGGTTTGAATGTAAACCGTATCAGCTTAGGCAAGCCCGGATACACCAACCCTATCAATAACCAATCTACGTTTATCAACAACGCAAAAGCAGTCGGTGGTTCTTCTTCGCCAGTTGTGGATGGTGTTCAGAAAATGATCCAACCTAACTTTCAGAATTCGGCCAATCAGGTTACAGACGGTGCAGGAGCAGGATTGCGCCAGGGTACCGGACTTCGTTTGCTTAATGCTGGTCTGGGACTTGCCGGAGCCATCAGCTTTGCCACTGCCAAACGTCCGAACCTTCCCGGTCCTGGCAAATTCCAATCGCTTATCAATCCGGCTACGGGCATGAGTGAAGCCAGCAAACGGTTTGCTCAGACGCAGATTGCAGCCAACACAGCCGCGGCAACCAAACCCATGACTTCGGATGCGCGGTTGAATCAGCAAGCCAAACTGCAAGCCAACTACAACGCAAACCAAGCTCTGAGCAATATCGCCGTACAGGATGCGGAAATGATGAGACAAGACCAGATGCGGGTAAACCAGCAGGTAAACCAGGATTCGCTGATGAACTTCCAAAACCAGCAAGCCTACAACCAGCAAAAGTTTGCATTGGACAATGAGGCATTCCAGCAACGCAGGGCGCAAGGCCAGCAAATGGTTCAGTCTGCTATCAACTACGAAAACCAACGCGCGGCTGATATGGCAAACAAGCGTATTGCGGAAAACACGGCTAACAACCAGGTCAACATGTTTGCCGAGCAAGCGATTATGTCTGAAAACGCGAATCGTAGAATTGCCTACAAACCTCAGATGACCCCGGAAGAAGAAGCAGCTTTCCGTCAGCGTTTTTCTTCGTACAATACCAATAACTATCAGCGTCCTATGCGTTTTAAGCTAGGGGGCACAATGTCTAAAAAATGCTAATATGAAACTCAAATTAGGCAAAGGGCTCATAGAAAAAAAAGATATAGGAGGCACTATAAACCAGTTGGTGCCAGCCGTAGGGTTGCAATACATCGCTACCGCTCCCGATATCGCTGATGTACAATCTGTAGCCGCTTTGGAACAAGCCCGCCAAGCGGCTCAGCAAAAAGTGGATGCGGCCAGAGCTGCCGCAATTCCTGATGATAAGTCTGCGCAGGATTTTTTCAAGTCTGCCGAAGGTCTTTCCGGAGAAGTAAATTCCATTCAGCAAGAATACAATCAGGAACGAAACAACTTTTACCAAAAAGTTTTGGAAGATCCTGATTACGGTCTTTCTCCGCAAGGCAAACAGCATTTGCGCAAAATCGGAAGCATTGTTTCCATGGAACGAATCAACGCCTTAAGAAACAACAAGGAGACTTTTGAGCAGGATCGCAAAAAGGTCAATGAGAAAGGGACTGGCGACGATATATTCTACGATAACGGATTTGTGCATATTGAGAATCCGAAGACCGGGGAAACGATAAAAGTGGATGCCAGCGACTACAATGCGCAAAGGAACAATCCAAGCAGTCAGTTGTATGGTGCCAGGGCGTTGACCATCAACGAAAATTTCAATCGTATCAATAGCCGTGTGGCCAATACCAAAGGCAACCTGCCGGCAATGAGTTCTCAGCTTGCTTACCAGGATGCGGTAAAAGAATTGGAAAAATACTTTGAAGATATCGGAGGTACCAGTTCGGAAACGGTAAGGGATTCGTTCGGACACATGGGCGTGACCACTTCGGGCGAAAACATTCCGGGTATTTCCACCATGGCCAGCAAAACCGGAGGCAACACAAGGCAACTGGCCGCCGCTGTTGCACTGGCTGGTTCCAATCTGTCGGTAGGTGCGCGTAATGCTTTTGCTGCCGAACTGTTGCGCAGAGGTGTTGATCCTAAGCAGACACAAAAATACATCAATGACCTTGCCAGTGGCGAAGCTGCCAAGCGTGTTGAATCCGAAAGATCCAGCAAGCAACAGTTTTCGCCTATGCTTGGGGCCATCGATACTCCCAAAAGCGGAAGCGAAGCGGGAGATTTTCTTGGCTTCACTCCTGCCGTGGAAGTCAATTCGTCTTTTGCCGGTGATGCTGACAAATCATGGATTAACTTCTGGGATAACAAAAACGTCAATGGCGTTGTGATAGAAAGAAACGATTCGTTTCCGATCAGCCAGGGTGCAAAAAAATCCGTATCAGTCAACGGCGATATGCTTTACAAAATCGGTGGTGATGACGACAGTCCCAACAATGGCGGCAAGATGGTTCGCTCTTCGGTTCTAACCAATGTGGTTGAATCTCGTCCAATTGCTACTTTTGTCTTTACCGGGAACGAATTAACCCAGGATGGTAAGCAGAAAAGGGATGCCAACGAATCGGGAAAGATGCTTCTTACCGGCGACAAGGGAACTATTGGCGTAAAGTCGATGGCCGATCTTCAACGCAAGCCAGGTCCGAATGGTGAAGAATACGTTTACGATCCTGACAAAGAAGTGTGGCGCGAAGTTACCCGCAGGGGCTTCCGTGTTTACGAAGGGTTGGACGATGACCAAAAGCCCAAAGGCGAAAAATACTTTGTGCCGATGACCCTTGGCGAATCCCGGGTAATCATGGGTAAGCAGGATCGTAGCGGCCAGCTTGCAAACATCACCTTTGTTACCAAAAACGGAATGAATCAGCAAGGCACACAAGCCATGCGCTGGCTTCAGCAAAAAGCGGGCGAGGCAGTAAGGAACAAGGACGCCTTTGCCGCCAATGCCTTGACTCAGCAATACAAGGTAGTTGAAGGCCTTTACAATACGGCAATGAATCCAAATGTCTCAGCCGAGCAACGAGGCAAAGCCATTGCCAATCTGAACAAAGTGATTTCGGGTATTTACTACGATGCGGCCGGAGACAGCTTTATCAAAAATGTGCCGGCAATCAAACCTGCTGCTACACCTCAATCAATTAATACTTTGGAGGCTTATCAGTAAAAATAATATTTATTTAACTATATTAATTAATACTGTTTGGTCAAATATGAACAATTGCCAAACAGTATTTGTTTTTAATTGTTTCCATTCGTTTATAGTTGCAAGTTTTTTAAACAAATTTTTATTGTTTAATCTATTTTTTATTCCTTGTATTCGAATTTTATCATTTTTATCAAATGAAAACTTTATCATAAAACAATAATTATCTTTAAAAAGATATGTTAAAAATATTTTTTCAATAGGTTCGCTAAAAATAATATATTCTGCTTCTTTGTTTTTCCCTTCTGAATACTGAAGCCCATTGTATATATAAAGAATTTCTTCTTTAGTTTTTCCTAAATACTCTCCTAATAAATCATCTTGAGAAAAACAAAAAATACTTTTGTAAGCGGTTAAAAACAATACAAAAACAATACAAATTACTTTTTTCATTTAGATGTCAATTTTAATATTTACAACTTTACAATACGTTTTTGTTCTAAAATGGCTTTTTTTAACTCTTTGATAAGCTTATCAATATCTGCTTCCGGCTTAAGTTGTAAAAAAATATAGTTTCCTTTTGATATTTGAGGTTTGTTGTTTTGTCCTATTATCACTTCAATGACAAGATCATCGTTATTTTCACAATTTTGCTTTGCATTTATACGTAATATTTTTGTTCTTTTTTCGTAATGTTTAGCAACTTTTATTTCTTCTACATTTAATTCCCAAGAATTCGCTATTTGAGTTCTTTTTTCTCCAAACCACGTGTCTTCAATTTTTATATATCCATGATCAATATAAAACTTAGTGTTCACGCAATTTTGAGAAACGGAATACAAAGCGGTTTGGCCATAGCTGTAATTCGCCAGTACAAAAAACAAGGCTAAAAATAGTATCTTTTTCATTGTCGTTTTTTTGCTGTAAAGAAAATCAGTAAAAAGATAAATCTCCTTATTGATATTACAATAGCATAAAAAGCCGGGTAAGATTTGCCTTGCTTTTCTTCTGTTTTTATCGGATTCGAATTTGAATATTTGTTTGACGGTCAAACCTTGCGGCTCAAATTATCAATACAGTAATTAATTATTAACATATTACAATACTAACCTGTTAATATTTATCAATTTACTTATATTTGCTGAAATTAAATTCGGCAAATATGTTCAATACTTCAAACGAAAATAGTGGCAATCTGCCTTTTGTTCCGTTCAAAGACGTACAAAAACAACTCCAGGAAGAAGCACAAAACTCTCCCAAAGAAATTTTTCAGGATGGCCCCTTAAAAGGCAATCCGAAGCCTCCCGCAAAGCCAATCATAGATTTTACTGACATTTCTGATTACGCTCCCAAAACATCACAGGATATAGACATATACCGTGATTTTGTGCGCGAAGCGGCTAATAACGCCAATGCAAACGGAAAGATTGTTGACAGCCAGGGCAAAGAGAAAGAATTGAAAGGAAGCTGGTATGACACAATGGAAGGAAAGTTTGCGGGATTCAATGACTGGAAATACATGGCTCCCGTTCGTCAGGATGAATCTGGCCAATGGGTAGACGATACCAGTTACAACCCCACTACCGGATATATGCGTAAGTTCGACGACGAACAAAAATACGCTTTCCTCTATCCTGTTTATGATGAGAATGGCCAAGCCACTCTCAAAGAATTTATCGGTACCAAAGCCGAAATGCAATCAGCCCAGATTGCGGCATTGAATACGTTTGGTCCTGCCGAACGCAATGAAGGACTGATGACCTCGTTTGCCAAAGGTTTATCCAAGACTGTTTTGTCTACGGATGACCTGGTGGCCGGATTTGTAAAGTTTGGTACGCAGCCTTCCCGTTGGGTTAGCGAAGCCTTGTTCCGTGCCATGGGCGACAGTCCCGAAGAAGCAAGCTATTACGCAAACAATTCTTGGTTTGCCAAAGCCATTGATGGATTTTACAAAGATACCATCGAAGACTCCAACCAAAACGACTACGTTGCCAGCCAGAAGGCCAGTGACGCTTTTTCTGCCGACTGGGTTGGTTCGGGCGTAGGTAACGCTTTGGGTAGTATCGCTCAGTTTGGTGGCATTGGCCGCGGCATTCGTCTGAGCGCGGGACTGTTCAACGCAGGAGCAAAACAGTTGGGTATTGATTTGCTCAAGCGTGAAACGGCAACCCTTTTGAGTACTTACGGTTCGTCTGCTGTACTTGGTTTTGGCGCAGGATTCAATGAGGCCAAAGCCAACGGGTTATCTGATGACATGGCATTTGCTTTTGCATTGCCAGTGGGATTAATCAATACCATTGTAGAAACCAAGCTTGGTGAAAACCTTGATAAATACCTCGTTGGTGGCCTTTCGGGAAATATTGCCAAGGAACTTTTCAACGAGACTGGCGGCAAGATATTGAGCGAAAAAGCCCTTGCCAAAGTAGTAAACAAGGTAGCCGAAAAAATGTCTTCCAAAGCCTTATTGGAAACCGCAAAGAATGCAGGTTCGGAAGGTCTTGAGGAAATGATTCAGGAAGGCAACGAACAGCTTTGGCGCACTACCTTCAATGCTTTTGCGCTTACAGGTAACAAGGGGGAAGGAAAATTCAAAGAGGATGGTATCAATCTGGGTGCCATTGCCGAAAGCGGATTTTTTGGTACGGTGGCTTCCGGGCCTTCGTCTTACCGTGCGGCTTTGGCAGAATCGCGCAGCTATGGCTATCAGCCAGACAAGGTGATTGAAAGCTACGTTGCCCAGGGCAAAAAAGATCAGCTGATTTCCGGTTTGGACGAACTGCTTGCAAAAAAAGTAATCACCCAGGATCAATACAATGAGAAGATAGACCGCATCAAAAAATTTGATCGGGTAGAGCAGCTGGCCAAAAAGAACAAAGCCAATTTCGGCAATGCTTTTCCTCAATTTTTGAAACACGAATTCACGCAACTCAACTTGCAAAAATTCGAAATTGAGGAATCGTTAACAAACCTTTGGAATACCGAAGGTCAAAAACTGGCTTCGGGTGAGTTTGATCCCAAGTCATTAAAGAAAGAGGCTCAGGAGAAACTAGGAGGCTATCAGAAGCAGATTAATGAACTTGACAAGAAGATCAATCTGTACTATAGCCCTGAGTACATTGGCATGCGCAGTACGCAAATCAAAGAGTTGGCTGATTCGGTCAGTTCGGCCAACCGGTTTGCACGTACACGCAAATTTTTTGTCAACCTGAACCAACTCAAAACCAAAGCCCTCAACCGGCTGAAAAACAAATCTGGCAATACAACCGCTGATGTGGCTCCGGATGATATGCCGGTGGTAATCACTCCGGAAGAATTGAAAGCTGTGGTGGATGCGGTGAAAGCAGGAGATCCAGATGCAGGTATTACCATTGATGCCAATTGGCTCAATGAGAATCCTATCTACCTTTCGGATTTGTTCGGACCTGATGACCTGGCGGTACTGGCTCAGTTTGGCGTAAATGTGCCTATGCCACAAACAACCCAATCCAATAAACCACAAGAAGGCCAAACCCAAACAAAGCCAGAAGAGCAAGGTCAGTTGCAAGCAGAAGGCCAAGCGGTATCTGTTACCGAACCTATAACCCCAAATCCGATTGCCGAGAACCCAGACGTTAGCCAGCAAACCCAAGGGGAGCAAACCAGTACAGAGGCGCAAGACAGCCTAATTAACCCCGTAGAGGCAACAACACAAGAACCCATTGCGCAACAGCAGCCCGTTCAAACCCAACAAACCGAAGATACTACTTCCTCGCCAGTTGAAGTAGTATTGACTCCCGAGCAACAGGAATTGCAGCGGGTGGCCCAACTTGTGTCAAAACTGAAAAACTTTGATCAGCTAAATTCTCTGCTGAAAAAGAATCCGGAGATTACCAAGACTTCAATCAAAGCAGCTGATCAGACTCAGGTGGCCATGAGTTTTCTCAAACCTGAACAGCAATTGCTTTACAAAAAGCTTTTGGGTAGCAATTCTTATCCGCATTCGGTAATTCTGCTTGATTCGGCTGGCTCCAAGAAAGAAGGCCGTTATGTGCGCAACCTGTACGCCACATTTGTCAAGGTCGATCTTACCAAACTCAATACCATTAGGCAAAAGATTGAAGCGGGTATTGAATCGCAAAAAGACTGGCTAGACTATCAGCAAATACAGAATGATTTCTTTCATCTGCTGATGCACGAAGGCACACACGCTTTGTTTGATGGAGAACTGACAAAGCTGCATAAGCAAGCCGTGGACGGTGATGTTCATGCGCAACGGGCTTGGAAGCGGTATACGGATTTAGCCACAACTGCATACGAGGCATTGAAGAATAATCCGGCTGCCAAAAACCTGTACTTCTTCTCTCCTTTGGTGGCTCAAAAATACCAGAACATGACTGGCGCAAGGAAAATGACTTTTTCGCTGGATTTTGTTCATGAGTTTTTTGCTGAAGCTCTTTCCAATCGCAGCTTTATGGAACTTCTGAACGGGGTAAACCTGGACACAAGTGATCCTACGCTACGAGCAATCATTGATGAAAATTACGCTTATGCCGATGTACCTCCAAGGTCTACTCTTTGGAATGAGATTGTCAAAGCAGTCGTTTCGGTATTCCCTTCGTTACGGGATAAGCTAAGCTTGTCTGACCGGACGCTATTGGCTGAGGCTTACAACATGGCTTCTCAGCTTAATATTGACATTGATCCGATTGTAGAACCGGCTCCTGTCAACAGTCCCGATGCGGTTGAAATTACCAACCTTGACATTTTCCGCTATGAGCCGTTTGCCTTGTTTGGTCGTAACGAAAGCATCAATGCATCCGATCTGGCATCAGAGATTCAAGCCCGGGTTTCGGTTTTCAATCTGCCTTTTGATGACAAGTTTGACAAAAAACTTCGGGCCTCTTTGCAAAAAGGCATTGGCCTTAACTTTGTAGATGGCACATTCAAGCCTATTTTTTTCCGGTCAACCAATACCTACATGGTATCCTGGCAAGCAGACAATGGTGATGGAACGCAGGGAACACGCCGGATTTTTATTGACAGTTGGGGTAATCTGACTTCGATCAACACCAACGTTTTCAATACGGTTGATCCTGTAGACTTTTCCAAGCCAAGCGTATACGAGCCCTTCATGCAAGCCAACAAGCAAAGCAGCTATTGGGAAAGCAAACGCGAAATGCTCAATGCGTTTGACCGTGCGCACAAAGAAGAATTTCAAGGCCGTAGCTGGCTGACCTATGATCCTGACTATGAATTTGTCATTGGCCGGGGAACCGACTACCAGAAAAAAGTAAAAGGTCAGGTTCAGGTGAATTACCAGTTTGCCGATGGAAGTACGGCCGTAATCGGATATGTACACGATCTGGCCAAAATAAAGCTTGGCCGTTTGCTTTCTACAGGAGCAAGCATTGAACTTGACTTGAAAGTTAAGCCGGGTGCGATGGGTTCTACCCTGCGCGTGAAGCGCAATGAGAATGGCGCCATTACCGATGTGAAATCTTTGAAAGAACTGGTAGAAGGCTATCAGGTTGAAGAAGGATTGTTCCCTGCCATAGATGTTCGCTACAAGTCTACTAATGTCAGCAAAGAGGTTTCTGACGCTTCTATCAAAGCCGATTCGTTCACCCACTACGACGAGGCCATTCCGGTAGAAACCAGAGAAGACCGACAAGATATGCAGCCCGAAGAAATAGTACGGGAAATCGAAGAAGAAAACGGATTCAAGGAGGTGCAACCTGTAAACGAAGAAGCTACCGTTGTTGACTTCATAATGCCCGATGCGGTAAAACTTCGCATTGAAACCAACAAGGATTTGGTATACCGTCGCGCACGTTACCGTAGGGCTTGGTTCAACCTGGAAGAAAACGACTTGAAAGACTTTATCATCAGTACTTCCCTGTCGCTTATAGAGAACATCAAACAATCGGAGATCCAAAACTACGGCCCTCAGATTGGTCCGTCCATAGACCTGTTTGGAATGTCTCAGGATGAATACAGCCAATGGGTGAAAGATGTTCACGACAAGGTAGTGGATGAAACGGCAAATGCCAGCCAGACGCAAGACGGTCAGGATTGGGACGGTAACGGATTCAACCCGGTAAACACGATTGCCCCGCGAATCAAATGGGACATTGAACGGCTTTTGTTCGTTGATCCGAACCTGAACCGTGTTGTACCCATGGACTTTACCGATGCTTCGGATATCCTGTATGACGCCACTCAGTTTGCCACTACCATTGAGCAGGTGATTGCCAATCTTGAAAAAGTCGGCAACGATCCTGGCCAAAGCATTCGTAACCGAAACATTGCCGGCACACTTGCCAAAAACTATAAAAACTACCTGGGAGACAAGTTGCCTCAAAGCGAAAAAGACGAGTTTACAAAAGCGGTACCTTCCCTGTTGTCGCAACTAGGTTCTTACCGTAGAACCGAAGCAATCATTTTCCAGCCCGTAGCCGACTCAAATGCGGTAAAAGGTTTTTATCCTAACCAGAGCAAAGAGTTCAGAAAGGTTGAGCAGGAACTTGTAACCAAGATCGAAAATTATGTTTCTGACCTGAAAGCGATTCAGCTTCCGGAAGGCAGAAAACCAAGTTCTGTGCTGTGGAGCGAAGGCAATAAGATTTTCAACATCACCTCTGCAATGCGTACTGGCGACGATAAGCTTTCCCCTGTCAAGGTGCTAAAGCTTATTAATCGTTACCTGAACAATGACACGCTTGTTACCGGTATCAATGCCAAGGCTATTTATGACAGCTTGAATGCCAAAGAGAAAATGTTTATGAGCCGGTACGTAAATCCTTCTACTGGCCTTTTCATTGACGAACCGGGGAAAGATGGTTACCAGATGCTTACAAAGCACATGGAAGATTTCTTGCGCATGATCGGCATTGAAGATTTTCCTTTCCATCTGATGAGCCGTACACGCATTGAAGGCAGTGAGCAGTTTATTAACGAGCAGATTGAAGAAAACAAGAAGAAGGTTGTCAACCAAAGCTTGAACGAACTGGAAGAATTTCAGAAAACAGATCCTAGCGAGCAAGCATTGGAAGCCAAAAAAGCCGAGATTCGCAAAGAGGCTCAAAAGAAGCTGAATCGTTTCCGCAGGGATATTCAAAATTCGGTTCCGCTTTACAAGTACCATACGGTTACTGTTTCGCGCAACCAAAGCGAATCCAGTGAAAAAACCACTTCCGTAGAAAGAACCGTTCCCATTGCCGAGTTTGCCGTTCAGCTCTCCCGCTTTGCCTACACTACCGTGGAAAGTGCGGCCGATGGAAATACCGTTCCGATTGCTAAACGCTTGGGAGAATTAAAGACCCTTGCCGAAATTGTGCAGAATTACCGGGAAGGCAGAAACACCCCTCCTTTCTACATGGATGCTTCGCAGTCCAAACGCTGGAGCCGAAGAATCCGCAACTGGACGGATGATTTGATGGAAAAGCTTTCAAAGAATATTGACGGTATGATGCACCGTTACATGAAAGCTGATATCCACAAGGATAACAACGTGCTGGCCGCCATTGCCAAAAACAACGGTGAGCCGATTGATGTGTATTTTGCCGGGGTGAAAAATTCAGAAGGCGTAGACGGTAGCACGTATTCGGATATGGACAATGGCGATTACATCTTTGCCCAGCTGTCGGGATTTGTTACTATGCCAGACAAGTACTGGCACATGGACAAAACCCCTTCGGATAAGCCGGGGACCTACATGTATAAGCTTTTCAAGATTGATACGGCGCAGTACGAGAACGAGATTGAAAAGCTAAAAGGCATTGAGGAGGTCAGGGCGCAACGGGCCAGCCTACGTTTTAACGAAGCTTTTGAGCCGGTATACAAGAAAGATGAAAATGGTAAAGCTATCAAAAATAGCAAAGGATTGCGTGTGGTTGACTACTATGCCATTAAAGACCAAGCCAAATTCAATAACCTTGTTGAACGTGCTGACTACAAAGGAAAAGACGGAAAATACTACAAAGGCGATTTACATGATCGAGCCAAATACTGGTACGGTGGCAAATCTACCGAGGCCACTCTTGCCAAACTAAAAGAGGAGGCGCAGAAGTTTTATGACAAGCTGATTCAGGATAAGGTAAAGATTCCGGTTTCGTCTGCTTTTGAAAACGAATACAATCCTAATCTTACCTATCAGCGGGCGGCAAGCGAAGGTTCTGAGTTTGAAGTAACCGAACAAGCCAAACTGCAATACCAGAACCTTTTGCAAAAAGAGCAGGAAAAGATTGTCAAGCAGTGGTATATCAATAGTGCCATTAATCAGTTCCACTTGGAAATGCTGGTTCAGGGTGATCCGCTGTACTACAAAGATTCGGTGGATACTTCTAAGCGTATGGCAGGAGCTCGCGGCCCGATTCAGCATCATGTGATGCAAGGAACTTTCAAGCTGGCCAGCCTTCGTGACATTGACGGTGGGAAAACTCCGGTCATGCTGCCTAGCATTTCGGTCGACGCCGATGGCAATGCGGTCATTACCGAGCCAACAGAGAAGGCCGAAACCAACCGGGGGGATGCCCAGGGCTACGTAACCGAAGATTTTGCCAGAAGATTGACAGAGGCATACGGTACGCTGGCAGGATATGGCCAAATCTTCAAGCCGCTCCTGTTTGGCGTACAGCCTCAGCACATCGAAGATAACCGTCCGAGTTACCTGAAGCTTTCCTTGTTTGTCGTTCCTGATCCGTACAATCCCAACAATTTGAAATACTACCAGGATCAACCCGACATGATGCAGTTTGCCATGAAAATGTACGGGGAAACGGGTAACGCTGTCGATATTGCCGTATTTGAGTCAGGTATAAAAGTGGGTATGTCCAATGTATCCAATTACGATGATCCTTTCTATGCTACGCAGGATATGGATTTGTCAATGCTCGGATTCCAGAACAACCCCAAACATATTACCGATGAAGATTCTGATATTTCGGGCATGAGCCAGGGCAAAAAGATTTCGGGCAATATGTCTCCGAATCTGGCCAAGATTGCCTATGAAATTGAGGCTCGCATGATCAATGGCAAGGTAGATAAGGCATTGGAAAAGCTTACTCCGGATGGAATCATTCAGACTGCCTACGAAAGCTTGTCTGCGCGAAACCATACCGCTGAGATAGCAGAGGCGTTGAAGTCTGGTTTGTCGGTCGATAATCCAATCTTTGGAACCATGATCGAAAACCTTGTCAATTCCTCATTCGCCAGTGCAACAGAATATTTGCGTCTGCCAGGAAACAAGCTTGTCAACGTTTCCGAGTTGGGCATGAATCGTCCCGGACTCACACAGGAGCAGATTGAATTATACAACCAGATTGCCGAATCTGTTGGTGATCGCACCTTGCGTTGGGCCGGACCAAGAAAGGTAGACGAACTGCTGCCGTTCCAGTTGGAAGAATACCAGTACGGATTGGAAGCAGGGATTTACTCACTTGATTCCAACGGCAACATTTTACAAGAAAAAGAAGGCAAATGGTATCCAAAAGTATTTCCTGCTGAGGTTCTGGTTCCGGCGTCCATGGGAAGCATTGGAGAGAAGTTGTTGGCTACCCGTATTCCGACTTCGGGGCCGCAGTCAATCATTCCCGCTGTCATTGTCGGTCATTTGCCTAGCGAACTTGTGTCTGGCAATACCATTGTATCTCCCAAAGAAGGCCCCGGCATTTTGGGTTTTGACTTTGATGTGGACGGTTTGTTTACCTGGAGAAAAGGCGGTAACAAGGCCATGAAGCAGATGTTTGACATTTACTTTGAAATCTTTACCGATCCTAACAACTACAATGACATTACCGAGGCGATCAGCACCGATACATTCAATGACCTTTTGTTCGACCCCAAGAAAAGCGATGAACAAAACAAGGAACGTTTATTAGGTAGAGAAGGCTCCGAGTATGATCCAAGTTCTCCGGCCACTCAGATTCTTTACAGGGATTTGAATAAGATCGGTAAGAAGTTCATTGGTATTTCTGCTGTGGCTGCCAATATCCACAACGTATTTTCCTCTTACCATAAAATGGGAAAGACCATTGAGATTCTGGGAAAGGTAAGCAAATACGTCAATCTGCCGCGCAGCATCAATATCGGTAGCATCATTTACCGCCAATATGTTTCTACGTATGTGGACATGGTGACTGGCGAGGTAAAGCCTATTGCCCCTGTCATGGCAACAATGGTAAACCTTGCGACCGATAACGCCAAACTGCAAAAGCTTTTCAAACTAGGCCTTACGCTTGAAAACGCAGGTATCTTCTTTGACTTTGTTCTCAAGGGCATTGACCCCAAATACCCACTGTATTTGCTCAATCAGCCTATTGTGAAGGAATACGAAAAGCTGGCTTTGTCCGAAAAACGGGTTTCTCAAAAGTATTCCGGAAACGAGGCTTACCGGGATCTTGTTGCCAAATACGAAGGAATCATTTCGAACCTGACCGGACAGCAATACCGGTACGCTTCCCGCGTAATGGTATCTCCTACCAACCAGGTTGATGTTTCCGTTTCGTTTGATGACCTGAAAATAATGCTGGAACGTTCGGTAATGGGCACTGATTCGCCAATGCAAAACGATGTGGAGTACATGAAGCAACAGCTGTTGGTTCTGGAAAAATACCGTTACTACAGCAAGATATCTAAAATTACCAATCAGCTAGGGGCTTTGATTCGTTTGGATTCTTCGTATCCGAAAACATTCCTGGAGGCTGCCAGCCGTTATGAGCAAATCGGAAAAGGCTTTGACAAAAGCAATGTCTCCCAACTGGTAGGGCTCGAAAGAGAAGAAACCGATTTTGGTGTTATCTATAAAGAGATCAAAGACAATCACCCGATTTACAAGATGCATTACCGTGCATTGACCGAACTTATCAATGCCTATTCGGGTGTTAAGGCCATTGCCGAGCAAGACGTATTTTCAAGATTGTATCCGTTTATGGAAGGTCTTTCTTCTGACAACCAGAAAAAGATAGAGGAGCATTACAAAAACTACCTGGTTCAAAGCAAGACCGATTACAATTCTTCTTTGCTTGGCAAGAAAATGACCAATTACCATTTTGTGGATTGGTCGAGCCGGATCATTGCCGATCTGATGAATGATCCTTCGTATGCCGGCAACGAGTTTTTTAAGCTGCTTACTGCCGAAATCGTACTCAAATCTAACCATGACAGAATTATTAATCAGCAAATCAAGCCCTCTACTATCAAGGCCAACACGTTAGGCAAGGAGTTCACCAAAAAGCAAGTCGACGCGATTCACAAAGCCTACCTGAGTCTGCCTACAGAGTACCAGCATCCGGAGTTTGATCAGCCGATAGATATTCAAAAATTGCTGGTGGCCAATATTCTTTATACGAAAGGCTTGGGAATGGGCGGCTTTAACTTCACGCAGCTTTTGCCGGTAGATATAATCAAGTCTTTGGATAGTGCCATAGACCTAAGTGACAGCCGCGACTTGAGAATAAAGGCAACCGCGTTTTCCAAGCAGCTCATTCAAAACATGAAATTCCTGCAGCGCGACATTAAGAACGACGAACTGGAAGGATTACGGACTTTGGTACGGATGCAAAAGAAAGTTGATCTGAACCGCATCAAAGTAACCTATGATGTAAAATCCCGCCGCAATCCCGGGTTCAATTTCCTTTGGGATAACCTGAGCGAATACCGTGGGGTATGGGTGCCGCAGAAAGATGGTAGCAAAGCCTTGTATACCAAAGAATCGGTTCAGATTTCCGAATACGAATACGAACATTACCTGGTTAAGCTTGACGCTCCCAAGCAAAACTTTGTGGCTGAGTTCTATCCTGCTGCCGATCCTGTCGCAGAAGATATGTCACAAGAGATCGAAAATACAATAGCGGTTGCAGAGCAAATTATAAATGCGGTAAACAAAGGCTCCCTGGCCAATGACCCACAGGAAAAGCCAATTCAGGAAAACGAGGAAATCAGCCAGCAACAAACCGAGCCAAAAGAACAACCAGGTGAGCCGCAAGCACCCGAACCAATCAATGAAAAAGCAGTAGGAAAAGCAACGCTGATCAAAGCAAACAAGAAGCTGGAATACACCTTGTTCAATTCCGTTTTTGGAAAGGACATAACCAAAAAAGGATACAAGGTAACCATTGCTGAATTGCCAGACGTTGAACTTTACATTACCAATGAGTATGTTGGCACGGACGGAAACCCGGTAACCAAAAAGGCATGGCAAATCGAATCGGTATTACCTGAAAAGGGCGTGATTACCGTTGCCAACTATGGAACTACCATTGCTGAGACTTTGGAGAAGTTTGCCGATGACCTCAATTACAAATACATGTATTCGGCCCAAGCCAGGGAAAAGCTGGCTACGGTAGGAATTTATTTGGACCCGCGGCTTATGCCTCCAGCAGAAGACACTGACGAGAGCCAAGAGGGTATTCTGAACTACTATGAAGATGTGGTAGGCTACAAGCAACGGGATACGCCTATGGATGACATGACGCTGGCAGAGCAGGTGATCTATTACCGTTTCGGGGATCTGGCTAACGATATCTGGTCAGCAAACAGTACGATCAATCCTGATGATGTGTATGATCCGAACTTTGTAGATTCTGCCACAAGACAGCCCTACACCTATCAGCAAATCATTGATCAGATTATGGGCCAATACCGCGCGGAAGAAGGCGAATTATTCCAGCTTGCCGATAAGATTGACAATAACAACTACCTGGGACGCGATGCCAATGGCAATTATGTGACCTCTACGAAGGATTTGGCAGTCATGCATCACTTCATGGCGCGTAATTTCAATACCGCGGATGGACTTGCCAAAAAGGAATTTGCCAATTTGTTCCGCAAGGTTGCCGACGAACTGGTAAACCGCAGGGTAATGGAGCATATTGCCAAAAACAATATCAGTCCCGATGTTTTGAAAAATCAGAGAGACATTGGCCGCTTCTCAAACTTTACCACTTCCGTTGCCGAAGTATCTGCCAACCAAGCAGCCTTGCAAGCTGAATCCAAGCGTATCGATGCAGCCAAATATATGACCGATACTGAAACAAACAAGGTAGTTGGAAAGCTTCGCATTTTGCTTAACAACGTGTACAAAGCCCACTTCGCCAGTCAATCCGATCAGTGGCATCGCAGGTTCCGTTTCTGGGAAAACCACAAGCGTCACAACGAGCCCTTCCTATGGCTGTACGAGAAAGACCAGTTTGGCGAATATACCGGGCGTTTCATTCAGAAATACGATTACCGTACCAAAGCCAAAACACAGGAGTTTTTGGATATGGAATTGGCTGCCACACAAAACACACCGGAAGGAGAATTGGCAAAAGCAAAACTGGCCTTGTATGATTTTCTGGAAACAGAAGGAAACAAGCTTTTGCAGGAAAACGATTATACCAATATTCCGCAGGATCGGGCTTTCATGCCGCATCTGGGCGTGGATATGGAAGAGGCATATTCCCGCTACGGTATGTCGGGCGCGTATCTGGCTTTCTCCGGAGTTGAAGATTACAACGATATCCTGAACAAAGTCATTGTTACTGACAACGGCAAAACGCAAAGCGTAGGCCAATGGCGCATAGACTTGGTAGAAGTTACCGGAAAATTCACCGATAACAAAGCCAATATTGATCGGTTTGCCGCTATCCTGGACAATGCCAGACAACAGGTAAAGAACGGCACTTCCGGGCTTTCCCGTTACGACATTGAACAAATGGAATCGTTTGAGTCAAGCTTCTCGGTAAGTTCGAAAATTCCGTTCCGTGCGGTAATGCGCAAAAAGCGTTTCTCGATCAATACTTCCCGTATTCTGGTTCAGCATTTCACTCAACTGATTTTCAAGAAATACCACGATCCTGTACTTACCGAGTTGCAGGCTACGGCAATGCATTACCAGATGAAGTCAAAGAATCCGAAGGATTTCGAGAACATCAACAACTTCATTGAACTGTACGGCAACCGGTATTTCTTTGGAAAAAAAGATGCGTTTTCCAACTCAAAAGCGGGAAAAACTCTTGAGGTGCTTTCTTCGGTTACCGTGTCTGCCTTTTTGGGATTTGCCCCTACCAATGCCCTTTTGAACATGGTCGGCGGCTTGACAGAGGTTTACAAGAATAATATTGAAAACTACGGTTGGGCAGAAGGTACTACCAAATTTGGCGTAGGTATGAAAAGATTGCTAGCCGAAGGCAAACGCGAATACCGCAGTCCGTCCGAAGCAGTTCCACGTGTAGTATTCAATCCGAAGGCCCTGGCACTTGCCGAACGTTTCAATATTGAGAACTTTAGCCAGATTGATACCGAGCAGGAAGGCAGTGCTTGGGCGCGTTTTACCAAGTTTGCAATGCAGCTTCAGCGCAGTTCCGAGATTGCGGTACGGGTGGCATCTTTCTTAGGGGAGCTCACGCAAGAGCAATGGGATAATTACGTTCTTGACCCCAACGGACAAATACTAATCAAAGATCCTTCCATTGCACCAACGATTGAAGATGTAAACCGCTGGAAATACTATGTTTCTTCCAAGCAAGGATTTTACGATCCTGCCCAACGCTACAACTATTCGTATTACGGAATAGCCAAAGGGGTTATGCTATTCAAAAACTGGATGCTCTCATTTTTCAAGGAACGCTTTTATCTGGACCCGAAAAACAAGGAACTCAACTACGCCGATCTGGACAGATACGGGCGAATGAGGCAAGGCTATTACGTAAGCGGGGCAATGGTAGCCAAAGACTACCTGGTTCATCTGGCAAAATTCAAATCCATCATGGGCTTTAGGCCGCTGAACGAAATGGAGCAAGCCAACCTAAGAAAGCTGATTTTTGATGTGGGCATTCTGGTTACGCTTCTGGCCCTGGGCAATATCGGCGACGATGATGAAGAAGAAGGTTACTGGACAAATTTTGTCAATAAACTGAACTCTCAGCTTTATTTTTCATTGACGCCGGCCGAATGGGTAAAAACCTTGAAACAGCCTACTCCTTCGCTGTCGATCATTGAAAACCTTGTCAGCGCATTGGCTAACCTTGCCAGCTTGAAAGCAGAAAAAGCAGGAAACAATCTGATCAAAGCAATTCCTGGTGGCAATATCGTGGAAGGTGTCATTGATCTGGCACAATCAGAGGAAAACGAGTAAACAAAAAAGCCCTTCAAGAAAGGGCTTTTTTGTTCCTACTATCTATTTAAAGCATTTGTCTTCATCAAATATAAGATAATTGATTTATATTTGCTAAAAATTATTAATATTGAAGAATATTAATAATATAACCGACAAAAATTTTACCATGGCTTTATCTCCCAAGTTCGCACTAAAACCATTGGATACCGATGCGCAAATTCTTGTTGTAACCGATATTACCGGAGATTATTCTGATGACAATTCTGGAGGCTATGGCGAGCCCAATCCATTTAAAAGCGATGTTCATTGGAATTTCTTTTTGAAAGTAAAGACAAAAGGAAAGGCGTTGACTTTTGACGAAACCGACAAAATAGTTATTTCGGATGATGACGATGAAATAATCGACGAAGTTCAGGATGCGGTTGCTTATTCTCAGGTTGACATTGGCGGGCTTTTTACGCTGGTCTGTTATGGTGTGCTTGCTTATTCGCTGGCCAATACCCCTGCTGACGGTGAAATATATTGGGATTACGACAATGCAACCTATGTGATCATTACTGATGGTCTCCCGGTTCCTATCACCTTTGAAAACATTGACAAAGAATTTATCCCCTACCAAGTTACTTCACAGTATTTCTATCCTTTTGAGTTAAACAAAGCCCAAGGCGAAATGCTGGAAACCTTGCCGGCAACAGACGGATGCAAAATTGATGACTGGCTTGATGACTGGATGCGACTTGAAAAAGATGCCCAGATAATCAAAATCTACGCTTGTCGCGGCTTTTACAATAATGCCTTGCTGGTACTTGCCGAGTATCAAAACAAAATCATAACCGACAACTGCTAATGTCTACCCTACAGGATATCCAATACAGCTTGGAAACTTCTTTTATCAAAAAGAGGCTCAAAAAATCCAAGCAACAAATCATTGGCTTTTCCACTGAAAAGGAAAAGTTTTCGTGGGAATGGCTAGGAATGATGTTGGCTAGTGGCCGCTGGAACGGGTTTCTCAGCGAAGAAAAACGACTTGAAATCCTTAGTACCATTTTATTGTACAGCAATGTGATGCAGATTCAGAGTTATCCTGAACAAGCTTGTCTTTATCAGTACAAGGATTGCATAGGATCTACCGCATACTTTGCTCCTGTCACCGACATAATTGATTCAGAAATGATACAAAGCCTCAAATTTGCAAATGGTACGCTTACGTTAAAAACCAACAAGCAGACGTTTACAACGCAAATACCTCACAACGAATTATCTGGCTTGCAGGGTGGTAAATCTCCTGATGAATATTATCACTTGAATAAAGCCAAACACGACGAAATCAATGCGGTTCCACAGGTTGCGGCCACTGCAAACATGAACGTAACACCTGCTACATTCCAGCAAGGATTTGGCGTTACTCCTACCGTTGTTATTTCTTACAATCCCGGTACCGATGTGATCACAGGTCACACTCTTACCCGAAACGGAAATCCGATCAGTTTGAACGCGGTAAATCCTGCCGGGGGGTCGCAAACAATTGCGGATTCTGTTGTCAGTACGGATACCACATATGTTTACACAGTGTTTGTGGAAGGCAAATCTCCGATTGTCGTTACCCGGACGATTACGGCCGCAGCTATCTTGTTTTACGGAAACACCATTTCCGAGCCAAATGCTTCGCAGATTCTTGCTGGAACACAAAGCCCAAAAAACAGCAACTTAGTTACCCTTAATTATACGGCTGACGATCAATACCTGTGGATAGCTTACCCGAAATCTTTTGGTCTGCTTAATAGTATCCTAAACAGCCAGGGCTACGAGAATCTTCCAGCATTTTCACAAGGCTACCCTAAAACAGTAGTCTTGACTATAGGCGGTAATTCGGTTGAATACTACCTGTATGTGAACAATCTAGCGGTAAGTGTTACAGCTTACCAGCTTAGATTCTATTTTAATTCCTAATACCTATGTTAGAAGGTGCAAGCCCACTAATAACCGGGTTTGAGGTCGCAGGTCGTAGGCCACTTGATTTCAAATCATATGCTACATCAGTAGAAGAGCTGTACACCATCCGCAAAAAATACGAAGGTATGGCGGTGTACATTGAAAAAAGCACTTCCGATGACAGAACCGGTAAATGGTACACACTCAAAACCTTGGCCGAATGCGGTCTTACGCAAGCTACGATAAACAATTGGGGTACAGCTTTTACTCACTGGAAGCCACACGGTAGCGATGCAATTGTAGACCTGTCTGCTTATGTTCTCAATTCCACTGCCGGGGAAACCGCAATTGTCACCATATCGCAATCCAACCAGGATGCGGTTTCGGTAAACCAGGAAGGAAAAGGTACTCTCAATTCTGTTTTAAACCAGATCATTGATTACGTAAAAGCCAATCTTGGAGATACTACCGAGCCGATCAGCGTTGTTGACCAGGTAGAGGAAGGAAACGCAAATCCTGTTACCAGCAATGCGGTGGCTTTGGTTGTCGGTAGCATTGTCGAAGTAATTTCTCAAATACAAACTTCCATACAAGCACTCTTTACTGCGCTGGAAAGCAAAGCGGATTTGGTAAACGGCAAAGTTCCTGCAAGCCAGTTGCCGGCTTACGTTGATGACGTTATAGACTACGACACGTATGATTTGATGGTTGCCGCTGGTGGACAGAAAGGTTTTATCTACGTTGTCACAGCTGATACTGTAACTTCAAGAAATGGTTCGTATCGTTGGAGTGGATCAACCTTTGTCAAAATTGACTCAGGAGTAGACCTTGCTCCCTATACCAGAAACGTTGATGGGGGCTCTACATTGCAGGTTCAACCAGAAGCCGATGTTGCTGATCAGTATACGCTTGTTGGCGGCAAAGGACTTTTGAACTCGTTATTTTCGGAACTTAGCCGAAAGGTAAAAGTCCTTTACAGTTCGATTTCTTTCAGAATAAATACCACATTGTATTTCCGTATAAGACGAAATTCAACAACGGTGATTGTCGGATCAGGGGTCAATATCATTCCACTTGGCGGCCTTGAGAATTTTGACAACTTCAACCTCAATGTAACTGGCGCAGAAAGAGAAGTCATAGATATTTCCGGAACGTTTTACGATGGCCAATATTTGCATTTCAGGAACACCGGATCAGGAACGCTTAGCTTTTCCCATGGAACCAAGTTTCAGACCGATGGCACGTATCCTATCAAATTGCTGACTGGCGACGTAGTAGTATTTGAGTTTTATCAGGGCGTTTTCTACCAGCTTACCGGTTCGTATTTTCGCGCGGTAAGCATTACCCTTCCCGGTGGCGGCGGTACGGCTCCCGATCTTACCCCTTACACCAAGAACGCCGATGGAGGTTCTACCTTAAATGTCACTCCGGAATCTGATGTAGCCGATCAATATACCCTCGCCAGTGGAAAAGGAATATTGGACGTATTGTTTTCTTCGATCAGCCGCAAGGTAAAAACGCTTTATGCCCAACTCTCTTTTTCGGTAAGCAGTACGATGTACTTCCGTCTAAAGCGAAATTCTACCACGATTTCACTGGCTACAGGACAAACCGTAATCGCGTTGGGTGGGTACGAAAACTTTGACGTATTCAATCTCAACGTCAGCGGTAGCGTTCGCGACATTACCGACATTACGGGTACATTCTACAACGGCCAGCTGCTTCATTTCCGCAATACCGGTACGGGTACTGTCAATTTTGTTCACGGCTCCCGGTTCAATACCGATGGCACGTATGCGATTCTGGTTGAGCCGAAGGATACGGTTGTTTTCGAGTTTTACGAAAACGTATTCTATCAGGTAACCGCTTCTTATTACCGTTCTGTTGCGATCACCTTACCTGGAGGTGGCGGCACAACCCCTGATTTGTCGGTTTATGTTCACAAGACAACCGACAAGGGTACGCTTGCTCAGGTATTGGCCGCTGATACGGCAAACAAATACGTGGACACGGTACTTTTGAACACTTTTGCCAGACGTTTCAACAGGATTGGCCAGGGACAGACAATGGATCCTTTTTCTGTCTCCAACCAGCTGTACGGTCAGGACATTCCAGGTAATACAACCGTTTATCCTGCCACTTTCTTTTTCCTGCACAATCCTACCGAGAACTGCGTAAAATCAAAGTTTTTGTATGTAGGGCCAAATGACAATTCGGGTTCGAGTTCCGAGGTTCACGGCGATGAAAACGGCATTGTTTACATGTACGCTTTGGTTTACGATGACGAAAACGATGCCAACTACGAAAGGGTTTTTCTTAATGAAACCGAACTTTCTACTGGTGCAGATGTAGAAAACATAAGCGATCTGGATTACTGGAAAATACCGTTGCAGGTAGGGAAAAGCTACATTATCAATCTTACCAGAAACTACAGCAACACTACCAACTATTACGATATCCATGTTTTTCAGTTGGCAGGTAGTAGCGGACCTTCGGGAGACTTTGTTGATAGGGTTACTGATCAGTCAATAGATGGCATCAAAACGTTTTTGAAAACACTTGTATCCAATACTCAGGGCGGTGCTGTTATTGAGCAAGCGGCGTGGGACGATCTGGTAAACGAGGAGACATATCGAAAAATGTCTCTGTATATGATCAACCGGGCTAGCAAAGAAATCCTTGTTAGCTTTGATGCCGCAGAGGATCTTGCTGGTATTATGTTTTCTGATCCGGATTTGGGGAACCAAGCCGGTATGACCTTTGGGGTTGCAGCCACAATAAACGCTGGTACTTACAAAGGCGTGAATATGTGTTATTCGCGCGGCGGGCTTTTAACCGGTTCCCTGCGACTATTCGTAAGGGATAACCTGTCTTTTATTAACACCTATTTTACAAGGGCCATTAGCCAAAAAATAGGTTCTTTCCCCAACAACATTGTTGTACTAAACATAGCGTCAAATGTTGTAACAATTGATCTGGGTGCATTTACAAATGGCAGGGCAATTCTTTCGCTGAATCAGAACGTCACTTTTGCAATTACCAATGCGGAAGAAAACCACGAGTACAAAATCTTTGTTACTACGGACGCTACGGCAAGAACCATTGCTTTGCCAGCCAACAGTTTCAATCGCGGTTCTTTGACATTGGATGCCAGCAGCCGTTACGAGATTTATGTATACGTCGTATCGATAAGCAATGTCCTGAACTATATCTGGAAAATAGAAAAGATAGACACAAACGCAGGTGGCGGCGGTACGACCGATCTTTCCAACTACGTAGACAAAACCACTGCCCAAAGCATCAACTCGGTAAAAACCTTTGATGTAAAACAGCAATTCACCTTGGGTATTGGCGGTACGCTATGGGCCGGAACTGGCAACCAGCTTGGTTATTTTGACAATTCCGGCAACCTTATCCGTTCTTCAATTGCGCTGAGCGATCTTCAAGCGGCGTTTGCTGTTTCAGGGGTTACATACGTATCCAAAAACGGGAACGACTCAACCGGTATTATCGGACGAATAGACAAGCCCTTTCTTACAATAACAGCCGCTATTGCAGCCAGTCCTACCGATTACCAGATTATTGTTTTCCCTGGAACATATACCGAAAACCTTGTTATTCCTGGCGGTACCAGTGCCAAGCGATTCTTTATTGACCTTACCGGTGTTACATTGGTAGGCAGCATTACATATGGCAGCTCCGGAAATTCATTTTCTGACGGAAGTGTCTTATATGGCAACGGAAGTAGTTCAATCAATGGCGCTATTATAGCCAATGCTTCTGGCGCGCAAAACCTGTATATTGACAATTTTGTCACCTTATCCAATACAGGTTCTACCTTATTTTCAAACCCAACTTCGGCGGCCGGCAGATTCCGTATTTCCCGTATTCGACAAATCCAAACAACGGGAGCGGGCGTATTTGGTCAGGGTGCTTATTTTATAAACAACGTCGAATACATTACCGCAGACAGCAATATTGTTCCGGGTAACACGGCTGTTTCATTTGAAGAATTTTACAATGTTGGCTTGGTAGAAAATACCGCAGCAGCAGGCTCCGGCACCGGTTTTATTTATCAAACCAATTCCGTAACCGTAAACTTCAAAAAAGTCAAAAACGTAACCTTCAAATCAAACAATCACAATTTTAATTTTTGGGTAGGCACACATCGTTTTTTCAAATGCTATTTCTTGTCAGCAAGCGGAAACAATTTTTACAACGCTACGGCTAATGGAAACAGCTTACAACTGGAAGGTTGTTGCTTGCAAACAAATGGAACACTAACACCTCTTCGTCTGGATTCTACTGGCACATGGAGAGCGTATAATAACGTGTTCAATGCTGCAACATTCAACGGCGGCACACAAGCCCTGGCAGGTGTTGGCAACAACTTTTCAGACACCGGATTTACAATTGAATAATTTATGGAGCATATTATTAATAGCTTTTTAAAGTTTGTTTCAGGTGCATTAAGCTTTACCGGTACCTCTGTCAAATTCACAAACCTTGCTGGATCTGGACAGAGAGTTTTGGGTGTCAACAACGATGGGACATTGGCTGATACAGCAATACCTGTCACAAGTCTTGCCCGAGCATTTACATATTCCAATATTTTATATGTAAACTCTGCCGGCAATAACACCACTGCCCAGGTTGGCAGGTACGATCTGCCTTACGCGACTTTGGCCGCTGCACACACAGCTGCATCACTAGGCGATAAAATCATATTGCTTGGCTCCATTAACGAGAGCGTTACTATCAGCAAGTTTGTGTATCTGGTATTTGCGTATGGGGCCTCCTATACAGGAACATTAACCGGATCTGGCAACCAATTGAATTTGTCTTCGGATGGTACGGGCAGGGTTTTAAATACTGCCGTAATTAATAATCAGAACGGGTTGGTGGCTTCCGGATTTTTGGAATTTAAAGGATCAATTGTCCATTCCAATTCGGTAAACACCACTATATCAAACTGCAAAGATGTGGCATTGACGAACATGAGTTTGTTTAACTCTTTGATTCGTTTTGTCAATATTGAGACACTTGATTATCAAAGCAGTACAAATCCAGGTGCAAACACTATCTGGTTGCAGGATGTAAAAATGTTCACCCCTACTGCCGGATTAGGCAATTCATTGTACAGGATACGAATGATTGCAGAAAGAACCAATTTTACAATTGGGAACATCACGCTACTTTCGTTTACCCAAGGCGAAAATTATTTTTCGGACTGCAAGTTTAAGATTACAGGTTCTCAACCTTTGATTAACGATACGGTAAATACATCCAAACAAACATTTTTAAGATGTGAGTTTCAGACAACATCTGGTTCGCCTCCTGCTTCAATCGTTTCATATACGCAAACCATAAGAATTGAGGTCTATTATTTCAGATACAATATAGCGACTTTTAATTCCGGAGGCACATTAGTAACTCAATACAGTACCCAGGATTCCAATGTTTCATTAAACTATTAAAAAAAAATGTACAATCTAGGATCATTTATCGTAAGCGACAACGAATCTTCCAAAGTAGAAATCAAGATTCAAAAATTCATTGTAGATGCAGAAGGCAAACTTGTCATTCTTTACGATGTACTCACGCATGACAAAATTGCCAACCGGATCAATCCTGTAACGCTGGATTTTGCCGTTACCGATTCGAGTTACCGGGTTAATGTAGTGGATGCTCAGGGCAATCCCGTTCCGGTGGAGGAAGGCAGCCAGGTGCAAAAAACCATTGGTAATTTTGATTTTCTTTACCGCGTTTTGTTTTTGCCATACCTGAAAAATGCATTGCAGCAAGCAATGGTTTGTCACTACAAAAACGAGGTAAATCCGTTAACTTATGTAGAAACAGCTTCGTAACATGGGAATTGTATTGTTTTTGGTTGCTGTAGTTATCAAATGGGTTTTGTTTCCGTTTGCTGTGCTTTACAATGTTGTTAATGTGGTTTGGAACTACCCTTTAAAGATGTGGTACAAATGCTTGGAAAGGGATGCGTACAGGGCCGCTTACTCAATAGACCAGCAAGGCAATACAATGTACCATCGAATGCTGAACGATTTTTTTATCAAGCGTACTTCCGCTGATAAATTTGGAAATCCCGATGAAACTATTTCTTCGGTTCTGGGAAAAAACAAATTGACCGATTCTCTTACAGGTATGGGCATTTTGCTTGCAAATATTTTGGATGCACTGGATAAAAACCATGTAACAAAATCCATTGAGCAAAATAATAAACCCAGTATATAAGAAAATTGATTGATATTTGTCCCTCCATTGGCCGTCAATCGTGTGAAAACATCATTGGCGGCCATATCAGAAAATACAACAATACCAATGGGATTAACCGCGCATCAAACCAAATTAATGTTAGATGGGGCTCAGGTTAGCGGAGGATCGGGAGGTGGTTCTAGTCTGGCCACTCCTGTGCTTTCCGCTTTTTCCGGAGTAACTTCTTCATCAATTACGATCAATTGGGGTGCTGTAGCCAACGCGACGTATTACACTCTTGAATTTAGCTTGAACGGTTCTTCGGGCTGGACTCAGATTGGTGGAAACATCACAGGAACAAGCTACTCACACAATACCGGTCTTTCGGCCTCGACTACTTATTATTACCGTGTTACAGCTAAAAACGCCACACTGACAAGCCCAACAAGTTCGGTTGCTTCTCAGGCTACTTCTGCTGCAGCTGGCGGTGGCGCATCCAGTATCACACTGGCGGGTATATCACTGGATGGTTCGGCATTTCTTTCCTGGCGTCCTAGCGGGATTACAGGTACGCCAACCTACGATGTGCAACGGCTGGTTGTTGCTACCGGAAACTGGGTTTCATTGGCCACTACAACCAATACCCAATATACCGACCCCTCTCTTTCCAATGGGGATTATTCCACATACCGGATCGTGACAGGTGCAACAATTTCTCCTACTATCCTGATTGCTCCGGAAGAAGGTAGCATAGGGGAATCGACACTTGCGGCTCCTACCGATATTTCGGCCTTCTGCGTCGCCAGTGCAAAGACCTGGCTGATATGGAAGAAAGCGAATTACATGGATAGGCTTTCGTGGGTTGTTGAATGGAAGCAAGGTTCGGGCGGTACCTGGACCGAACTGGTCACTTACGATCCTGTTGTTTGTACCCGAGGTGCATACGGTAGCGATTCGGCTTATTCGGAAAAGCGCAAAGTTGAAGCTCAGCGTTACCATGAGCATGTGTATTCATCGGCTCTTTCGGGAACCTTGTTTTACCGTATCAAAGCACGTTATGCCAACATCATTGAATCTGCCTACAGTTCGGAAGTTTCGGTAACCGTACAGGGTCAGTACATTACAACAACGCTGGCCAACCTGAAAACGCAGTATGACAATGCTACCGCCAACACCGGCAATGCTTTTGTTATCGCGGCAAACGAAGCCCTTTCAACCTCGGCCAGCATCACCCTGAAAAGAGGTGTGAGCATTATTGTGAACAATGGTGTTACCGCCACTGTCAACTACAGCGGCCAGGGTCAATACTCATGGGATAAGGCTTGGTTGGAATACAGTGCCGGCAGCAGTTCGGATCAACTGAATATTGAAGTTTCGGGCATTCGCTTGGATGCTGGAGAATATGTTGGACGTTGCGCCATTGCCACTACCAACGCCAAAAACTTTGTCATCCGGAACTTTACCGTATTTCGAACATTCTGGCAAGGAATAGCCATCAGCGGTACAGTTGGGGGAGGTACGGCAAAGAATGTCGTGCTGATCGGTTGCGCATTTACCAATGCCGGATACGGGCCTCCGGATGAAGCAGGAGATACCTGGGCAGACGAAGGCAATAGTTTCATTGGCATGACCGTTTTGCGAGGCCATACAACCAATGTGCAGATATTCAACTGTACCTACACTACGGTCGATTCTTCTTCCGGTCATACTACTCACCAAAGAGGATACGGCATCAAAGCCCTGATCAACTATATTGATACAAACTCTGGAAATTATTACAATCTTCTGGATAGTGTAATGATATGGAGCTGCACGTTTGTAATGGGCAATCGTTTGTGGCAGGGCGCTTCGCCTCAGTTTCCTATCGAATTTTGGGCATTGGAAACAATTTTGTGTATTGTCTTTAACTGTTATCTGGAAAATGCTCAGTCTTACGAGCATAGAAACAGCGTAAACATGAGCGCAAAATACAATATCCGTACCATTTGTAATGATGTAAAAATCAATTACAAACAAAGTATAGAATTGTCCAATCACAAGATTTGGGTACAGCGCAATTTCATTGATCACCGATCTTCCACCGGTGGCGAGGAATGTTTTGGCGACTACAACAAACCTAGTAGTGGCTATGTGACCTCTTTTGATCAAATCATTGAGGAAAACCTGGTTTACATGGGTAACACTCCGATCTTTATCACAGACCGCAATATTGCCAATGGCCGTATTGTTCGCAGAAATACCGTTATCTGGTCAGGAGACTTTTATGCCTTCTGGAATCTTCGTACTTATGACGACGGAAGCGCGGTAAACATTCCTGTCAATCCAAGGGTGGAAAACAACGCTATTTCTAGCGGCGTTTCCGGAGCAAAATATCTTTTCCGTCTTTCGACCGACAGCAACGGCGGTGGATTTTTGAACTATGGCAATGGCCAAGCAACCATTTCAGGTACTTGCCGGGTAAACGGAAATATTTGGAACAACACCGTAAACCTGCCTCCTACCAACTGGACAAATACCGGTAACGCCTTTGGTACGGCCCCTGCTTTTGCTGGTGGAACAAATGACTTGACAAAATCTCGTCCGGCCGCTGGTGGAAACCTTGTCAACGCCGGCGTGAAAGATGGCAAGGCATATAACGGGACTCTTCCGGATCGGGGATACATCGAACTCTAATCTTTAACCTTTTATAAATTTATGTCAGAAGAAAAGAAAAAACTGGACTCAGAAGATTTACAATTGCTGAAAATTTTTCAAGCAATTAAAGCTGGCCAAAACAAACTGGATTGGCACCGCGACTGTCAGGTATTGCAATACAAGCTAATGGGCGCGGGAGATATTGGCTCAATCGATGACGAGGATTGGGATAAGGCAATGAAGTTTATAGAACTCGATGTAGCCGCCAAACGTGCAGAAGCCGATAAGATTGAAGCCGAACACGCGGTTTTGCTGGCAAAATATCCGTATTCCACTTAATACGAGTTGTTTTGCAAAATAAAAATAGGCGTCTGGAAGGACGTCTATTTTTATTTGTAACATTATTAGTTTTTTAATTAATATTAATGCATTATTTTTATGATCAGTTATCTTTTTGTCAACATATCCACACATTTATCAACAATCTTATTGATATGAACGAAAATCCAAATGTTACCCGAATAAAAAAAGACATTGAAGAAATGACTTACAAAAACCAGATGCTTGAAGATTTGAAGAATCCTTTTACTGTTTTTGGTCTTGTTGTTCTTCTGGCCTTCATTATTGGTTTCTGGTTTTTTGCCGATGACTATACTCATGAAGCTTGGCTTTGGGTTTGTCGTTTTCTGGCCCCTCTGATTTTGATTGGCTGGAATGTAGGCAATGCTATTTACGCCAAAATTACCCGTAAGCGTTTGCAAGAAAACCTGGATATGCTTTCGGATACGGAGACTGGCGAGAAAGGAGAAAGTCAATGATTCATTTATTGTCTTTGCTTTCTTCTTTTTTGGGAGCAAACCTTGTTTTGCTTTACGACTGGCTGACAGATTTCCGGCTTATTGAATTTAAAAAAAAGTCACCCAACCATGCCAAAGGTCTTGTTTACCGGGCCATAGGGCTTCTTGTCGCCAGTATTCCCATTTACTTTATTGGCGATATTTATATCATTGGCCTTTACCTTTTTGATGTGTGTGTTTATTACTGGATTATGTTCGATCCTGGTTTGAACCTGCTTCGGGATAGAGACTTTTTCTACAAAGGCATTTCGTCAGATCCCGAAGAAGATGCTTGGTTTGATGAACAATTTGAAAAGACCGATCCTAAAAAGCTTCTCAAAAGCAAAATCGCTCTTTTCATTATATTAACTTTCTTATTGATATTAATATGGAATTAGTCAGTGAGTTAAAAAAAGAAATCGTAACCGTTGCCAAAAAGTACAACGGCCTCAAGGAGATCCCGGGCAACCAAGGATTTTACGACAAGGCTTTTGAGCAACGTTCGAAGCAAGCGGGCTTTCAAAAAGGCTTCGCTTGGTGCATGATTGCTTGCGAGGTGTTTCTGATCGAAGCAATTGAAAATATCGAAAAAAAGTATGGCAAAGATTTGACAAAGCTTAAAAACGAAGTCAAAACCGAAATCACGCCATCTACCATCGGTACCTGGAACAACTTCAAAGAATCGGTTTCGTTCCTTCGCCTTACGGCAAATCCGTTACCTGGAGACATTGTGATCTGGGTAAACACTGCCAGCCGGGGAACGGGTCATGCCGGCATTGTGATCGGCGTTCTTTCCAATGGTTCTTTCCAGACCATTGAAGGCAATACCAACAATGACGGCAGCCGCGAAGGTAATCAGATTGCCATTAAGTCACGTCTGGTTGAACGTGACGGAAAAGGTCTTGACGTCCTGGGATTCATCCGAATCAAGGAAGGGGTTATTTAATTTATTGAGCAATGGAAGAATTTTTGAAAAAAATAGGGTTGGAGCCGCTTAATTTAAGTTTGTCTTTTGCTGCGACAATCCTTCATCTGATCGTTTCGGAGAAAGTAATCAACAAAGCCAATCTGGTCAGGTACGTTTTGTCTGTACCCCTTTCGGCCGTAATCAGCGCCTACATCGGGCCAATGATTACCACTGCCATCGGATATCCCAAAAGCGGCACCTTATGCGCCGTTCTTTTGGGATTTATCTTGTTGGACTTTTCCAAAAACCCACGTCAATTCATCAAGAACGTCATAGACCTGAAAAACAAATGGACCTCACAACCATAATCAATCTTATTATCAACGCGGTCATTGTTTATGCTTGTTTCCGTTACATAAATGACGTGTTGAAGGAGAAGCAGATTATAAACGCCATTGGCAAAACCTACAATTACATCATTCGCGCCGCATTCGGAATGATGATAGCCTTTGCGCAATACAATGTGATCTACTTTCATGGCGCCACTTTCATTCAGCTGGCCGGAGATAGCCTTGTGGCTATACTATTGTTTTTGAATTACCATTTTCATCACAGATACATTTTCCCTTTAATTCCAGATGAAACTAAGTGAGAGTGAAAATAGGATATTGCTTTGGGCGGTTTCTGCCATGCTTTTGTTTTCCCTTGGTATGTATATCGTCAACCGATACAAACTGAAAAAAGAGCTGGCCAAACAAGAAAAGGTGATCAAAAAGCAGGACGAAGTGCTCAAGCAAGCTGACCTGGTTGTTTATTTTCTAAAGCAAAAGGTTGCGGAGGATTCGATTGTCATAACATCGTATGAACATCGTATCAATATTTTGTACCAACAGTTGAATTCTGAAAAAGAAAAAACCAAAGGCTATGAACACCTTGTTAATAAAAAACCTACTGATCCTGTCCGCATTGTCTCTGTTGACGATGCAGAATTGTTTTTGTCAAGACGCTATTTTCCAGCGCAACCAAAAGGCAAAGCAAACGGCAAGTAGAATAGTTGCCGAACTGCAGCAGTATGACAGCCTAAAAACCTATGCTTCCATACAATCCAGAATCATACAGACGCAGGACAGCATTATCAGCGACCAGAGCAATGTAATAGCCTATCAGAAAAAACAAGCCCAGTCGTACCAGTCCATGGTCATCAATCAAAACATTGGCCGCTTGACAGCCGAACACAATCTGAAAAAGGCCAATGAAAGAATTGACGTACTGGAAAAGAAAAAGCCAAGACGAGGGCTTTGGTACGCTTTGGGGGCGGCTTCTTTTATAGCACTGAAAATACTTGTAAAAGCCACGTGATTATTTTGTTTTATTTGTTGAAATAAAAAATCCTACCGCAATGCAGTAGGATTTTTTTGTTATTTATCTCTGTTCAATCAGATTTTTTATCTGGCGGCTTCGGCTTGACTATCGGTAAGCCCGGAACCGGGTGCGCCGCCATGATATTTCTTAATGATCTTCAAATCTTTTTCCCGAATTCCTTCCAGCCAAAAATTTCCTAATTTCCATTTTGAATCTTTGTATTCAACAAGAAGATTTTTGTATTTATGTGCCAGATACATGTATTCTACCAGGTCACCGGATTGAATGTCATATCCGTTGCAGTCCTGATATCCTGAATAAAGTCCGCTGTTTCCTGAGTCAACATCGGCTTTTGGATTTACTGCAGTTTCCTTCTCCTTCTTCTTTTTAACAATCATTATTTCCCGAACCAGGTAGGTAAGGGCTTTTCTGAGATCTTCCACGTGCTTGCTCTTGTCTTTCACACCCGCACGAAGCAGGTACTTTAAAACGTTGCCGGCAAAGAAGGACAAGTTGTAATACTCAATGATTTTGAAGGGCTCAAAAGGATTTTCCTCGCCTCCGTAGTAGTCTGGCCGCAATTCTTTCATATCCTCATCCGGGCTTTTGGCAGTATTGAGCGGAGTGCTTACTTTCCTCTCGCCAGTAATAGGAATAGGCGCAACGGATGGATGCTGATTCTGTTTTTCTGCGGCGGCTTTGCTATGGCCCAAAATCGAAACACCCGCATCAGCCAAGGGCTTTTGTATTCTGGTCTTTCGATTCATTTCTTCTCTGATCAGTTTAAGCTTCAATTCTTTTTGGGTAGCTACCTCCAGGTTGTCGTAATTGTTGTGAACATGAGTCAGCTGAGCCAGCGTAGCATGGTGCAAAATCTGTTCAAATTCTTTTGATACTGAGCCAACGTTGCAGTTTTGTACATTGGCAACAAAACGAATGGTTGAAATATCGTAAGGGTTAAATTCTACGTGAATGGTGTTCATATTATATTATATTATTTTTTTTTACCGTAAATGATCCAATATTTTTTAAAATAATACCAGGGGTTTCGGATGCATTTTTTTATTTCCTCTTTCCACCACTGATCATATGATTTTTGTATCTCAAGCAGGGTCTTTGCACTTATTCCGTATTCTTTCTCCACTGCTTGCGCCAACTCTTCATCAATAGGTATTTTCTTTTCAAGAACACCGACAAAAACACTCATTCTAACTCCGGTCCTTCTGTAGAAATCTATTGGCGAATCCATTCTGGCCTCCAGTTCATCCGAGAGAATTTCCCCCGGATGAACTGGTAAAAAAGGCCTTATTTCTTTTCCTTTCGAATCATACACCGGCATCTTTTTCGGCTTCTTCTTGAGTGGCCACTGCATCAATGGGCTGCGCTTCCCATTCTTCGTCCACCTGCAAACCGGCAGAAGAAGGAGCATCCGGATCGGTCAGGGATTCAACCTCGTTGCCTAAAAAAGCAAAGTCAGGTTCTTGCCATTTGATTGATTTGAGAACCTTCATTGTCTTAGGGTTGTATACCACGTATTTATCTCCTTTTTGGTAGTATTCGGCCACAATGCCCATGTTCGAATAGTGCATTACCGTATCAATGGCAATTTCCTCGCTATCACAAAGCTTAGTCATATTGGCTTCGTAGATGTGATTGATTACCTGTTTGGGGTCCAATCCGTACTCCATGAATTTGCGGTAAGTAACCCAAAGAACGTCGCCCAAGTCATCGGCAATTGACTTGAGGTTCAGGTATTGCTTTACCGGCAACTGCTTTTCTTTTACCTCCCGGTTTGGAAACAGTGTTTGGTAGGCTTCTATGATATGATTCTTTTCTTCCTGCGGCATTTCGTGCCAGACGCTTCCCAAGGCTTTCATGCAAAACCTGCGGTCTTTTTCATCCTGGTCTATTTCAAAAACGTTTCCTTCCAATTCGGAAACTTCTTCTTTGATCAGGTTGAAAGACAAAACAATTCTATCGTTGGATGGTCGCCCGGGACGTACACGGATTGGTGCGCCAAACACATCGGACCAACCGCGAATCTGTCCTTCCGGGTCTATTTCCATGACAGAATCAGCATAGCCGGCATCCTGTTTTTTGTTTTCTCCAATACCTACCGTAACCGTTTCTTTCTTCTGAAAGAAAAAAGCCAGAAATACCAGTACTCCGAATGGCGCCATTAGCAGAAGGAATGCCAAAGGCACAATTGGCAAAGTGACTGTTTTATGATTGAAAAATGCGGTACAAAAACCTATTACAATGCACAAAAATGAAATAACAATACTCTTGTTCCGATTTGAGTTTTTAAAAACTGTCATAAATTGATTGATATTTAGGGTTAATTAATAGATTTTCTTATTTACCTGGCCTTAAAACGATTGAAAATCCTTCGTATGGCATAAGACCTTGCCACACTGAAAAGAGTGAAGTACACCGTAGCTAAAGTCATCTGGCGGCTATTTACTTCCATTCCGCATAACTTGTAAATTATGGGGGCAACCAAAAGCGTTGTCAAAAATCCAATGAATACATTGAGACAAGCTTCAAAAAAGGATCCTCTGCGTGATTGCATATCAATTGTTCCATTCGGCATAAAATGATTCGGCACAATCAAAATGATCCATGGCAGATTCATAATCATCGTAAACCGTACCCCGATCAGGTTTTTTGGTTTCGCCCAGTTCTCTTAGTCTGCTTACTACCAGATCGTAGTATTCATCAAATTCTACATCTTCGTTTGTCATAAAAGCGTTTGATTTAAATTTTTTAAGTTCTTTTTTTAAGTTTTTTTCTCTTTCCCGCACACATTGAAGAGAATCGTACATGTCGGCCAGCTTTTTCATTTTTGTATTAAGTATTCCTCTTAGTCTCGACAGGTCTTCTTTTAATTCCTTGTTTTTGCTTTTGAGTTCTAAAAGTTCTTTTTTACAAAGAATATTTTCGCGTTTAAGCCGCCGATTGCCTTTTTGAGACTTTTTTAGCAGATTATCCAATGCACTGATTTTCTTTTCCAGAAGCAAATTTTCAAACTCGTAGTCTTTCATTGTTAGATAAATTTGATCTGGTCAATGATTTCCTGAGTAGGTATTTGCCATTTCTGCCTACCTTCTACCTCAAAAGGCTCGATAGCGCGTACATTCTCATATACATGACACCAAAGCCATTCGTGATAAGCTACCATAGCAGGCTCCTCGTCTTTCTTTTGCATTGGCCGGGACTTAACCAACTCCCCTACCGCAATGGCTTTCCCGTAAATGAGTTGTTCCTTGTAGGCGTTGAAATTCCAGTACGTGTGCCCGCAAATCTGTTGAACTATTTTTTCGCTGTAAGGCGCTTTGCTGGCACATATCAGCACCAATCCCCTATAAGGAGTGTCCTAGGTACGAGTTTCAATTTTCCCATGTAGCATGCTTCCTGCAAATGGTTGTTTCCAATACAGAATGCGTATGGGCTTTCCTTCAAAAGTTGCTTCTTTCATACTTGTTGCCATTCTTCGTTGTGATCTTTCATATGCAGACTTTCCCGGTAAACCTCATAAGTATTATTTGTATCGGGATCTTGAATCAAATAATGAGTGCCTTTGCGCTTGGAGTGTATGAAACTGCCTTCAACCCATTCCCCGGTATCCTTTCGGCGGGCCCTGAATACTATTTCCCTGAAATTCATACGGCTACGGGTGCTTTGATTGCCGGCCATGGATCATAGCCCTCAATGGTGAAGTCTTCGTATTTGAAACCGAAAATATCCTTCACTTCCGGATTGATCTTTAACTTTGGAAGTGGCCGGGATTCGCGCATAAGCTGCTCATTGACCTGCTGCATATGATTTAGATACAAATGCGTGTCTCCGCTGGTCCAAATGAAATCTCCCGGTACCATATTGACTACCTGGGCAATCATGTGGGTAAGCATCGAATAACTGGCGATGTTGAATGGCACACCCAAAAACACATCTGAACTGCGCTGGTATAGCTGACAATCCAGTTTGTATTCTGGGATATTGAAGTGTTTCAAACTTGCTTCGCCAACAAAAGTCATATCCATGTGTCTTTCACAAAAGATGCGCACTCTTTCATCTATGCTCAGCGGACGTGTGTTGAACTGAAAAAGACAATGACAAGGAGCCAGGGCCATTGCCGGAATATCGGCCACATTCCAAGCAGATACGATCATGCGCCGGCAATCGGGTTTGGTTTTCAAACGGTCAATTACCTGGCTGATCTGATCAATGGTGTATACTTCCGTATCTAATCCATTAGACACATGATCGCGTATTTTCCGGTAATCTGGCCAGCTGCGCCACTGGCTGCCGTAAACCGGTCCCAAATCCCCGTTTTCATCAGCCCATTCGTCCCAGATTTTTACACCGTTCTCCTGGAGATACTTCACATTGGTGTCTCCCTGCAAAAACCACAGCAGTTCGTGAATGACTGATTTCATGTGGATTTTCTTGGTAGTTACCAGCGGAAACCCTTTGCTCAGGTCAAACCGCATTTGATATCCGAACACGCTGATGGTACCTGTACCGGTTCTGTCGGTCTTTGTGTCGCCAGTTTCCAAAATGTGGCGCATTAAATCGTGATACTGTTTCATTAGTTTTGGCTTTGTCTTTTGAATAAAAAATTGGATTCAAGGAAATTGTACTGAGAAGCGATATTGATAGCCTTGGAGATTACAAAAGGCGCATCGGTAAGCTTGGGATAATCGTAAGCTTGGTTTTTGAACTGCGCTACGTAGTAATCTTTCTTGTGCAAAAACTGCGCATAGGAAATGGACAGCCCCGTATTGAGTATGAAAGAAAAAGCGCGATAATCCAGAATAGCTTTCGTTTGTTCAATGGTCTTGTATTCCATATCGCAGCCCAAATCACTACCAATAATAAGATTCAAGGCAACAAGTTCGCTAGTGCCCTGCCATCCGATGAACCGCGACAAAGGACTTTCTAACTCTGTTCCATACGTTTTGCAAAACTCACGTAGGCCATGAGCCATTTGCGCCATGGAAATACCTTGCTCCTTGTTGAAGTCTTTGATTTCGCAGGAAACGCTTTCGTTTTTCTGTCTTGCCGGCTTTACTACGCTTTCCCGGTAAAGTTCCTGTACATACTCTTTTGCTTTTTCCGAAAGCTTCGAATAATCGAATTCCTTGTTTATCTCGTAAAACAACTCTCCGGATTTGGCTTCGATTACTGCAATGTCTACCAGCTGCAATGTTTTTATGCCATTCTGCTTAAAAACACTGTCCACGCCAGAGCGAAAAATTTCGCCCTGGCTAATGGTTGCAGCAATGAAATACTTTACTTCTTTCATATCAATTAATTTTCTTATGCGACTAGTTGTTTTTGAGAATGTTTTTTGAAGATCCTCAAAAGTTCTTCTCTCCCTTTTTGTGTCACTCTGGTTTGGGTTCCAGTCACTTCTTTCTTCTGGCCTTCGTTCTCTTTATCGGTAAGCTTTCTGGCCCACTCCTTCAATGTCAAATACCCTTCCTTCACTTTGTCTGCGTAAGGCTTTAGATCGCCTTTGTTGTCACGATAAAGCCAATTGCGTCCAACCAGTTCTGAAATAAACTGGCGAAGAGGAATGCCGATCAGTTTGGCAGTGTCGGTAAAGTTGGTATATCCGTTTACGTCCACCAACATTTCATAATACTCAACCTTGGGCTGTACCTGTTCGACAACTTTGGTAAGCTGAAGCCTTTCCTCCTTGAGTTTCTTGTTCATATCCCACTGATCGGCCAGCATACGCAAGGCTTGACCAAAATCCTGCGGGTATTCTTCCAAATGCTTTTCTCTGCGCAATTGCTGCACTTCTTTGCGCATCTTGTCAAACGCAGCAATGTAGTCGAGTTTGAATTGAATGGCCCGTTTTCCGGTGAACCCCATGACCAGCAGAGTAAAGCCCTGTTCGGTCATGTAGTAGACCCTTTTGGTTTTAGTGGCGCCATTGCCAATAGCAAAAGGGACTTCCTTTGCATGAAACATGGCCTCAATTTTGAGTTCATGTTGATTTTCAAACGTTTGCGGTTTTTCGCTTTTCATGTTCTGAACCAGTTCGTCAATGGCTCTGAGAACATTGTCATGGCGCTTTTGGAATTTCCAAGCAACCTTTTCTGAATCCGTGATTGGATTCTGGCTTTTGCTGAGATATACTATCTGTTGCATTGTATATAGGGTTTGGGATTTAATTACACATGGAAAAAAAGCAACACCTCCCAAAATGAGAGGTATTGCTTCACAACTAATTATACGCTAGATTATTAAGCAATATTAATCAATTTTCTTATAAACGCAATATTGATTTGATTATTGCACAATCTTTATGTCTTTTACAATCTTACGGCTGTCGCATACGTTTTTAATGGGACAATCCTTGCACTCGTAATACGAAGGGTCTTTGGGCCACTTCTTTTGATGCAGGTCAATCATCTTGTTGTAGCCATCAATGATAGACCGTTCGACTTCGCGAAACTTGGATTGTTCCCATTTGACTTGAATGATGGTATAATCCGATTTTGGGCCCCACTCAAACACAAAGTAGTAGAAATCCGGAATGTACCCATGCGAATTGTAATCCTTGTTACGGATAAACAGCCACATGTACAAATAGGCTTGCGTGTGATCCATTGTCGAAGGCGACCGCCAAGCCTGCAGCGCGTATTCATTGTCAATATCTGCGGTGGCCTTGAAGTCAATCACACATAGCTTCCCGTCCCTGAATGCAAGTCTGTCCAGCCGGCCGCGAACAAAAATGGGGTGCGGCAGTTCGTCGCATTTGAACTCGGTAGTTAATTCCACGTCATCCAGGTATGTTTCAAAATTGTAGTATGGCAAAACCGTACTATTCAGGAAATGAGCCTGCTGCTTTAGACGCTGGTAGTCTACGGGCATTTCCCCTCCTTTCTTTGTCGGGATATGCGGCTTTTTGCCTCCTACTCCGGTAGATTCGTTGATAAAATACTCAAAACAAACCCCTTTGTGCAAGGCAGTCCCTTCCTCGGCATCGGTACGCTTTCCTAATATATAGGATTCGTATAGCCTTCTGGGACAAAAGGTTTCTTTTCCCAGGTCTTTCAACAGCGATTGGCTGATTTGGATAGGGGTATTTTCCAGGTCTTGCAAACCCCTGTCGGGAAGCTGCCCGAGCGAGGTTAGATCAAAATTGTTCGAAAAGATCATGGATTTTTGAAGTTGGTATAAAACAAATTTGTTTTGATTCTGGCAAAACAATCTCAACCAGGTCATTGTAAACTGCCATTACAAAACCTTCACGCTTCTCTTCGCCAGTTTTCTTTGTAACAAACCCTTCCTTTGTAAACAAATCATAGTCAAATTCTACCAGCACTCCGCATAAGGGGTGGCTGGTGTCTTTCTTCCGGTACTCGTCTTCGGTGTAGGTACTGGTAAGTTCTTCTTCGTTGGTCTTTGATTGTTTTGCCGCTTTCATTAATAATCAAATTCAGGTAATTGGTTTTGCTCGCTTGCTTGCTCTGCCATCAGAACGGGGTTGGTGTCGTAGGTCTTTTGTATTACGTCACGGAATGATCCGTACTTTCCGGTCCATACCAGAGGTATGAATATTTCCGGCTCCCCTTCCCTGTTCTTTTGTACAAAGAGCTCTACCACTTCCGATTCAGTTTTGTAATTCTCCCCTGGCCTTACCTTGTTTTTCTTCCAGATAGCCATGGTTATGTCAGCATCCATGTACAAATCACCAGGATATTTGATATCCTTGCGAAGATCCGGAGGAATGGCCTTGCCTTGCGAATCTTCGGTTTCGGAAGTTTTGGGATTTAACTGGCACAGAAGGATGGAAACGGCTTTGTACTGCTCCTTTTTAAAGATCAGTACCTTGGAAACCGCATTGACTGCCTTTTGGACATCATTGCCGGGTTTGATCAGCAAATGGTGATCGGCAACGATTACAATTTGCTTTCCACGGTTTTTTGCGGCAAACAAGTCGATGACCAATGACATTTCTTCGGCATCCGTTGGGCCGTAATGAATATGAATCCTGTCATCCATCGAAGCGATCAGCTGCAAAGATTCCTCGATGGTTTGCATTTCCACTTCGGTAATCTTTATTTCGCTTTTGCCTCTGAGTCGATCCTTAACCGTTTCGGAAAGATTGGAAACAAAGTTTTCGATCAGCTTTTCCTCGGTAATCTCCATTGAGAAATACAAAAGGACCGTATCGGGATTGTTCAAAAGGATGTTGATCGCTATCTGGTTGGCCAGCGCGCTCTTGCCATCACCGGAGAAAGCCGCAATAAGCGAATGCGTACCGGGAATAAAGCCAATGTCATTGTCAATCGTTTTCAGACCGGTTCGGATGATTTTCGGCCCCTCGATCTGAGCTTGCTTGATCTTTTCCCGAACAATGTCCACTACTTCTTTTACAGACTTGCTTTCGGCAACCTGCTCAAGATTGGCAGTACTCTTGTTGACATATTGAATAATCGAATCAGAGGTTGCGTTACCCGCCAGCAGTTCGGAGCCTTTTCGGAATAGATTACCAAGTTCCCGCTTATAAGATAGGTCATTAAGGTAAGGCAGGTGTTCCTCAGCAGACAGTTTTGATTCAGGTAAGCCGTGAATTGATTCAATAATCTGGTCTTTATTGACTGCGTTGTAATTAACACGTATATAATCCTGTATAGTATTAGGCGTAATAACAAATGCTTTTGCATACATTTCCTTGATTATGGCAAACGTTTGTTTGTTTACCTCGTGATCGAATAGGTTATACTTTATTCTGGGTATGAAATACTGGTCCTCCCGATGAAAAAGGAGCCGTTTTAGCAGCTCCTTTTCCCTTTGGTGATCCTGAAACATTAAAGTCATAGCGGATTATATTTGTTGGCGGTTGCGTCGTTTTAGTATCAATTCTGGTGGTGTCATTTCGGATACGAAAGTCATATCCCAAAACTCGTCCTGTACCAGTGTACTTATCTTGCACCGCTTTGTTCCATGTGTTCCCGCTGCTGCTTTGCACTTGGCAGAAATCTTCTCTTTGTTTGAAAAGAAAGGATTCCTGTTTCTGATCTCGTCCGAAATTTTCATGATGGCACCCGCCTTCTCAGCTGGTGTATCCGGCCACATAGGACCATACTCTTTTTTGATAAAAGCGTAGGCTTCTTCTGCTGTTAATTTGTCCATAACACTAATATTTGGGATTTTTGTTAATATCAATCAATATTCTTATTGATCAGATCAAAATAGAATTGACGCAAACGGCTTACTGCAGTAGGGTTGGTGTGATACTTTTTCACCACTCCTGCAAAATCTTTTACGTTTGCGTCAATTTTATTGGTTGACAATATCGGTTGCGAAGCATCGATAATGTCGGGGTACTCCAATTGTAATTTTCTGGTTTTTTCGATGCCGGTTTTGTCCGCGTCATACACCACATAAATCGCTTTTGCTTTCGACTTCAAAACCTCGTAAATGTAAGGGCTGATCGTTACGCTTTCCGAAGGCATTGCTACGCACAAATCAAATCCGAGAAGGCTTGCCATGCAAACCGTATCCTTGTTACCGGCCATGATGAAAACTGCCGGCAAATCGTCTGCCAGCAGTTCCAAGCCAAACACATCTTCAATCCGGATATTGGACCGCCATTTGTTTGCCTTGTTAAATGTCAATGGCCGGTATACCTTACATCGTCCGGATGGAAACTCAATGATGTAAATAGGATCTGATGGAATCTCGTGCATCTGATATGTGCGCTCCCCTTTTTGTATTGTAACAGTGTGCACCGGGAAAACTCCGTACTTTTCCAGTAGTTCAACCTGTACAAGATAGGGGTTCCAGAAAAGGTTGTCTGCATTGGTCCAATGTCTTTTTTTGTAAGTAATGATTGCGTTTTGGATTGCAAATGTCCGTTGTCTGGGCAGTTCAACCCTGGGAAAGTCGTCAAGGTTTGTCGCGCTTCCAACTTCCGCTTTTATAAGGTCCCTGGCCTCTATATAGCTAGATAGCTTAAATAGAATCCTTACGAAGTCTACCGCGTCTCCAAAAGTATCGGTAACGTGATCCTTGAAATACACGTGATAGCTTTTCTCGTTTATATAGAGGTTGAAACTTCCGGAATTTGAATCATGGCGAAATGGGGAATTAACGTGCTGGCCAATCTTTAGGCTTCTGCCCAGGTAATGGTCAAATATCGTTTTCCCCATTTCGTAATTTTTTAAAAAACTATCGTTTCCTGCCATTCTCTATCTTGTGGATTGTACTGTTCATTTCGTTTCTGAGCGACATTAAGTTTGCCAGATTTTTTGCGAGTGTTCTTCTTTGTTCTTCGGTTAGATTTAATTCGTTTAGTGTTTTTAAGTGAGTAGAAACGTCGCCACAGACGTCTTTGAACAAATCCTTGTATTCTTTTTCAATACTGATTTCTTCTTTTCTTACACTTGCAGTTTCGCTAGTCAT